TGGGTTCCACCCAAAACAAGCCTTTCAAAGGCTCGCCGGTTTCCTGATCAGTAATAGCCTTATTACTGAGGCGGAAGCCGGGAATGGGCATTCCAACTTTAAGCTTGCTTTGCAATTGCTTAATAGTTGGATGACTGGCTTTCATAGTTTCGCCGGTCTGTGGATCGGTCAAACTAAGAATGCCAAATTGCAGGTTATCAGTTTGGGCTCTTGCCCCAACTTGGAATCCTGCAATTTCAGCCTTGACGCTTGTCAATGGCTGATCAGAAACAATGATGACAGCACTTTGTGTGTCAGCATTGATTCTGAATTTACGGAAAAAAACTGTCTCTGACATGGTTTTTTTTTAAATGGTTTTACATATCCGGGGACACCCCCGGTCAAAATATAGCCGGGGAGCGGTTCAATGGGACCCCCACACAATGCAATAAATAGGTGGGGGTGGTTTACGGGGGTATATATTTTCCCTATATGGATGGGGGGTAGTTAAATTTGGGACTGAAAAAAAAAATTGGTATATTGTAGTATGGATAAAGTTATTGAATTTGAAACAAAACTCAAGCAAGCTTATTATAGCACTTATAGGATCATTACTAATAAGGTTAGCTTCACGGATCTATTAGATGAGGATGTCAGTAAGGGAGCTGTGACACTTTTGGTTCATGACCCGGATAAGGAAATAAGTGAGAGTACTATAAAGGATGTGATTAAATACTATGAGGAATCCGAAGAATATGAGAGATGTGCTGAGTTATTGGATGTATTAAATAAAAAAATAAATATATAAACCTTTTTTATTTAACTTTATTTGGTATATTTGCAATAGTTAAACCAAATAAAAAATGCAAAACAATTCAGAACAAGAAGCTGGACCACAGCTTTCAAAGGAGGAAATTGCCCAAAAGAGGGAAGAGATTACAGAATTTTACAGGTCCAATATTGGGCATTTGGAGGTTCAGGTAAAATACGAAAATTTGCTTGCTGAAATTGAGGAGGCTAGAGCAAGAAGGGCCAGAGCTCAAATGTTTATGGCTCAGCTTTTTGCTGAATCTAATCCGGAGACTGACTCCCCAAATGACACAGATGAAGAAATGCTTGAAGAAGCACCTCGTAGATCTTTAAAGAGAAACTAGTATGAGGATGCTAAAAAAGGGGGATACTGGTCAAGATGTAGTAAAGCTGCAGCAACTTTTGAATTTGAAGGCTGATGGGATTTTTGGTGAAAAGACTAGAGCTGCGGTAGTAAACTATCAGTTGTACCATGAGCTTTTTCCGGATGGTGTTGTTGGAAATGCAACCTGGACGCTTCTTTTGTCAAAGACCGGGTTTGCTGAGGCTATTGATAAGGACACAGATTTATCTGTTAGTTACAAGTCAAACAACTATGATCAGCTGATACATCAGTATTATATGCCTAAGAATGAGTATGTTAGTGAAAATGTACCTAAGGAGTATGTTGTTCTTCACCATACAGCCGGTGATGACAATCCTTATAGTACTATTGATATATGGGCTAAAGACACCCGTGGGCGTATAGGTACTGAGTTTGTGTTGGGTGGTCAAGATCATACTACAAGTGCAAGCAAATATGATGGCACAATGGTTCAAGCTTTTCCGACTGGTAATAATGCTTGGCACATAGGTAACTCAGGATCAGGCTATATGAATCGGAGGGCTGTAGGTCTAGAAATTTGCTCAATGGGGTATCTTGACGCTAAATTTAAAACCTACAGGAAGAGTACTGCTGCTCCTGAGCAGGTTATTACGTTAGACTCACCCTTTAGGGGATTTGTAAATTGGCACCGGTATTCAGATAACCAAATTGATGCTATATCTAAATGGTTAAGATTTATTGGTGAAAGAGACGGTGTTGATTTAAAAGTTGGTTTGTACCAGTGGATTAAGAAAGACGGTCCCAAGAAAGCTTTTGAATTTCAGGAGGATGCTTATTATGGAAAAGTAAAAGGTTTATTATCTCACACTAATATTAGGCGTGATAAGATGGATGTTTATCCGGATCCAAGGCTGATAGATGTTATTATGAGTTTATAGTAAACCAGTAAGTGTAAACTAATATAAAATGCCATTAGTAAATAAAGTAGATAAGAGAATTAGAACAACGAGTGAAAATGCTGTGAAATATCAGATTTTCACTCATTGCTTCTTTAATTCAATTCATATTACAGATTCTGAGTTAGATTGTTTAACGCAACTTGCTTTAAATAAAGACATTGAGCTTACCAAGTTCTGCAGTATTGTGTTCAATATGAAAATCTTTAAGAGTGAACAATCTGTGCGTAATGCTTTGGCTAAAGCGTACTCTAGGAATCTTATAGTTAAATCCGGTAAAAACAAAAAAATTATCAGACTTAATGATGATATACAAGTTCCTGAACCAGGAAACATACTTTTAGATTTTAAAATATTTGGTAGTGAATCCTAAAAAGTACAAAGATTTTGAAGATGGCATTGCCGAAGAAGTTGGTGTACATCCTAAGGTTGTCTCTGATTTTATAGATTTTTTCTACACTGAAGTTAGAAAAAATTTAAGTAATTTAAATAGTACCAGGGTTTACATTGAGAGTCTTGGTACGTTTGTGATTAGGAAAAAGAAATTGGAAAAGACTATTAAGAGAAATAAAGATATTTTAGGGAATCTTGCTAAGAACACGTACAATGGTTATGAAAAAAGCGTTGCTGTAAAAGAAAAGCTTGAAATGCTTGAAAAGATAAATGCTGAGTATGATGAGATTTTAAAAGACAAACAAAAGTTTAAGATTGATAAGTATTCAAAAACAAAAAGTTAAAAATGGATTTAAAGAAATTTTTAGGCGCTTTTGGAAATAGTTCTCAGATATTTGAGGGTATTAAGAACAATATCTTTAAAAAGGAACATATAGAAGCAGAGGCTGCATTACGGTGGTCTATATGTAAAAAATGCGACAGCCTGGATACAATTGGTGAAAAGTGTATTGCTTATGGTACGCAACCATGTTGTAAAGAGTGCGGTTGCAGTTTACAATTTAAAACTCGTGCTTTGTCATCTAGTTGCCCAAAGAACAAGTGGAAAGCAATTATGGATGAAGAAACAGAACAAAAACTTAAAACAAATATTAATTATGAAGATTGAACTTTTTGAATCTGAGATTAACGCTATTGATAGTAATGAAGAATTGGGGGAGTATGTTAGATCTAAAATGCTATTTGTTAAGTCTATTGATAATGAAGAAGCATTTGAAATATTGCTTAGTGATTTAAATGATATTGATAATTCTGATGGTGAAGCTGGTTTGAATGATTCCGTTATACCGGAAGGTGAATATATCAATATGTTAGAAAATGTTTCTATTTCAGCATATCCACCTAATGAGTGGGTTTCTACTAATACTTCTATTTATAATTTGGATATTAAGTTTTAACTATGGGTGTTTTATTTAATGAGGCCGGGCATGAATACAAAAGTATTAAAGATGACGGTATAGACTGGGTTAGTGTAACATCTTTTATTGGTAAGTTTAAGCGTAAGTTTGATGCTAGAGCTACAGCAAAGAAGGTAGTGCAAAATAAAAAATCAAAATGGTATGGGATGAAGGAGTCCGATGTTATTGCCATTTGGGATAATGAAACAGAACGAGCTATTACTTTAGGTAATTGGTATCACCGGCAAAGGGAATCTGATTTTTTTGAATTTGAAACTATAAGCAAAGATGGTGTTGAGCTTCCAATTGTAAAACCAATTATTGAAAATGGAGTTAAGATTTCATCAGATCAAAGATTATGTGAAGGGATTTATCCTGAGCATTTAGTTTATTTGAAGTCTGCCGGAATTTGTGGCCAAGCAGATTTAATTGAGGTTATTGGCAATACGTTTAATATCACAGACTATAAAACAAATAAGGAGATTAAAGAGAAAAGTTTTACAAATTGGGAGGGTGTATCTGAAAAGATGGAAGCACCACTTTCACATTTAGATGACTGCAATCTTAATCATTATAACTTACAATTGAGTATTTATGCGTATATTATAAAGAAGCATAATCCGAGATTAAGTGTTGGCAAACTCACATTACAGCATGTGAAATTTTCTCAAATTGGAAATGACAAAAATGGTTATCCCATAATTGAGTATTCCAACGGGGAACCGGTTATTGAAGATATCGTATTTTATGAGCTTCCATATTTAAAGGATGAAGTTAGTAGTTTAATGCACTGGTTAAAAGATAGAAAATGATAATAAGATTATTTGATGTTCAAAATGGTAAAGCAATTCCAACTGAACATTGCTATATACTGGATTCCTTAAAAGCCGTTATGGAAAGTTATCCGGAAACGTATATGTCTGTTTATCAGTATATATTTTATATGACCTGCCCTAATCCAGATATGAATCCTTTTTTTAATGTGCCTGAAAGCGAAAAAGAAGAATTAATTATTGAAGCTGTATTATTGGAAGAATCTCCCGAAGATGAAGTAATTTTAAGGGCTATTGCAACATGTAATAAACTTTATGAAACACCTACATACAGAGCTTATAGAGGTATTAAGTCTATGTTAGATAGATTGGCTAAATATATGGAAACAACAGCTATTGAACATGGTCGAGATGGCAATATTAATTCACTTATAAACGCTGCAGCAAAGTTTGAACAAATTAGAGCATCGTATAAAGGAACTCTAAATGATATGAAACAAGAACAAGAAAGTCATGTTCGTGGTGGTCAAGGTTTAGCTTATGATCAAATTTAATTTATGGCGTATTTAAATCATAATCTTCCATTGACACCTTGCTTTATCCGCAATGAGTTTTTGTTTAACCATGAGCGTGGTTATGGTGAATATACTGTGGCAAACATACATACTGTTGCATCAATAGAAGGAATGGTACCTTTGTTTGAGGCGTTTTTAGAAAATGGAGTTAATTGGACTCGCCGGCCTATTCATGCTTTTTGCTGGAAAAAAGATGCAGAAGTTTTACCGCTCAGTGAACATGTTTACTGGGATAGTTTTAGTCCGTACATTGATGTGCAAGTAAGAGCACGTTTGTATCCATTAAGTGCTGAATTGCGATCTATTAGTGGGGTTAAAAGATTGGGTGTCTATATGTTTACACTCGATTGGTCTCACGAAAACAAAACAATGTTGGACACAAATTTTTCTGAAACATATGAGCATAAATGTGGGCATGTGTTTAAAATGGATAATGGCAACTATTTTATTTATCCCAATAACAGGATTGTTTGGATTGATAAAGCTTACACATTTAACAGAATTAATAATAACCCAGGTTATAAAATTGACACGAATTTGTACACTGTTGATTCTAGTCGCGGTTATTCTACAGATAGTAGTTATATTACAGATTTTAATACAGAAACAAAACTATGATTTTATTTAAAACTTCAATTAGAGAATCAAAAGGTAAAGGCTTAGGTTTGTTTACTGATGAGTTTATTCCAAAAGACTCATTGGTATATAAAGATAGTACTAGCAAAATTCATAAAAATGATATCCAAAAGCTAAGTGCCTTTTCAACTTTATATATTGAAACTTACACTTGGAATGTGGGTGATTATGTATATTATACTGTGGATGATACTATGTATATTAATCATGCCGACAATCCATCTGTTGACGGTGCCACTGGAAAGGCTCTACGAGATATTAATGTTGGAGAAGAAATTACAGAGCATTATTCTACATTTGATCCTACTTATGATACATATAAACATTTATTAAAGCCTTAATTATGAGTAAACATCCTAAATTAATTTTTTGTTATTGGGACGATTGCCATTTTATAAATGAAGGAAATAAGAAAAAATATAAAATAGTAAAAGATGAAAAACCAAAAGATAACCCCGATAGGGAAAAAGATCCTGATACTGGAAAAAAAACCTGAGCAATTTTTTCCAGGCACTAAGATTATTATTCCGGATAATGTCCGTGAAAAAACCTATCAAGGCCACGTAGTTGGCATTGGTAAAGAAATTTCTGACATTAATGTTGGAGATTTAGTTCAGTATGTTGATTATGCTAATGCACAGGAAATGTACCATGATGGTGTAAAACATCTACTAATTTCTCACGCTGATATTCTAGCTGTAATTACAGATTTTAGTGATTAGAGTTATACCCACATACGAGAATAACACATGGACCGTCACAAAATTTGATACGGATCAGGAGTTTATTGATTTTATACTTTCTATATTTAAAGTTCCTGGTGAATATGCCTTTGATGAAACATCTTGGGCATTTAATGAACAATCTAAAAATTTTGAGAGTCAGGGTTTTTACTGTGCTGCTCCATTTAGATCTAAAGATTTTAATTATTACTGGGATGATCAAAAGGAAAAGTGTAGAAAAGGAGTAATTTTTAAAAACAATGGTAATTTTTGGTACCTTACTAGGGATTATTATATGTGGCTTAACTTTCTTCCTATTTATGATAAGGAAGAAAAAAAGTATGGGTTTGCTAAAGTAAGGGACGCTCAATATCATATGGCTTTGTATGAGCTATTAGCGGAACTAAATTACAAGCATGTAGCAATATTAAAAAAACGTCAGATTGCATCTTCTTACTTTCACATGGGTAAGATTATAAACACATATTGGTTTGAAGAGGGTAGCGTTTGTAAGATTGGTGCAAGTTTGAAAGATTATATAAACGATAAAGGTTCATGGAAATTCTTAGACGAATACAAAGACTTTCTTAATGAACACACTGCTTGGTACAGACCAAGCAATCCCGAAAAGGTTTTATTATGGCAGCAGCAAATTGAAGTAAGGGTTGGTAATAGAAAAACAACAAAGGGTTTAAAATCTAAAATACAAGGCACTTCATTTGAGAAAAGTCCAACCACCGGTGTTGGTGGACCAACGACATATTTCTTTCATGAAGAAGCGGGTATTGCGCCAAAGATGATGGAAACCTATGAGTATTTAAGACCGGCAATGTCATCTGGCCAACTTACAACTGGTATGTTTATTGGTGCTGGTTCTGTGGGTGATTTGGAACAATGCAAGCCACTCAAAGACATGATATTAAATCCCACTAATAATGATATATATGCTGTTGAAACAGATTTAATTGATGGGGATAATACTATTGGTTTAGCCGGTTTATTTATACCTGAACAATGGTCAATGCCTCCGTATATTGACGAATATGGTAATTCTTTAGTATCAGAGGCGCTAGAAAGTATTTATAATCAAAGGGCTAAATGGAAGCTAGAATTAAACCCAGAGCAATATCAACTTAGGATATCTCAGTCCCCAACTAATATTGCTGAAGCTTTTGCTTACAGAAAAGAATCTATATTTCCCCAAGGTATTATTACAAAGCATCTTAAGAAGATAGAAGAAAAAAATTATCCTTATGAGTGCATTGAATTAGAAATGACTAGCAGTGGGCTTGAAGCAAAAAGAAGCAACAAGCTTCCTATATCACAGTTTCCTATAGATAAGCAATCTACGGATAAGTCTGGAGTATTGGTTGTTTGGGAAAGACCTGCTAAAAATTCCGGGTTTTTAAATTACTACGCATCTGTTGACCCTGTTTCAGAAGGTAAAACAACCACATCTGATTCTTTGTGTAGCATTTATATTTATAAAACGGCTACAGAAGTTAGGCGTGAAACCCCGGATGGCTATGAATCTTTTATAGAAAAGGATAAAATTGTTGCTGCCTGGTGTGGCCGATATGATGATATTAATAAAACACACGAGCAATTAGAAAAAATTATTGAATGGTATAATGCTTGGACTGTAGTGGAAAACAACATATCCCTTTTTATTCAGCACATGATATCGAAGAAAAAGCAAAAGTATCTTGTGCCAAAGCATCAAATTTTATTCCTAAAAGATTTGGCATCAAATACCACTGTTTATCAAGAGTATGGTTGGAAGAACACAGGTACTTTGTTTAAAAGTCACCTTATTTCTTACGCCATTGAGTTTTTAAGGGAAGAAATTGATAGCGAGCTTGATTCTGAGGGGAACATTATTAGTACTACGTTTGGTATTGAAAGAATTCCGGATCCAATGCTATTAAAGGAGATGCTAGCTTATCAACCAGGTGTAAACGTTGACCGGCTAGTTTCTTTTTCAGCTTTAGTTGCTTTTGCTAAAATACAGCAGTCAAATAGGGGATTTACCAAAAGAAATGAAGAAGATAATACAAAGAACTTGGAAAATCAGAAAAATTTGTATAAATTAAAGTATAGTCCGTTTAAAAATTTGGAAAAGAGGGGATCCACAATTTCCAGTAAAGTTTCTAAATCGGCTTTTAAAAATTTTAAATAATGAAATTATATAACGCACTGGATTTAAAAAAAGGGGCTAAGGCAGAAGACTATCAAGCTACATCGAGTCTTACACAACCAGTTCAGTTTTTACCTCAAAATGAAAAAAATGATGATTGGGCTGCTTGGAACATAGACTGGCTTGAAATACAGGGTGTTGAGTTTTTGAGAATGAATTCAAGAAAACTACTTAAAAACTATAAACTTGCTAGAGGAATTATAGATAAAACAGATTACATTGTTTCAGATGATAATGATTACAGTGATGTGCTTGATGTTTTGACAAAAGAAACTGAATCTGCTTTGGAGCTTAAATTTTATCCTATTATTCCAAATGTGATTAATGTATTGTCCGGTGAATTTTCAAAAAGGTACAATGGCATTCAGTTTAGGGCTGTTGATGATACGTCTTATAATGAGATGTTAGAGCAAAAAAGAATGCTTATTGAGCAAAATTTATTGGCTGATGCACAGTCTAAGCTTATTGCTAATATGATTGAAATGGGGATGGATCCTGAGAGCGAAGAGGCTAAACAAGCAATGTCCCCTGAAAATATTAAGTCTTTGCCTGAGATTGAAGATTTTTTTAAGAAGGATTATAGGTCTTTAGTTGAAGAATGGGCATCTCACCAGTATAAAGTTGACGAAGAGAGATTTAAAATGCAAGAGCTAGAGGAAAGAGCCTTTAGGGATATGCTTATAGTAGATAGAGAGTTTTGGCATTTTAAAATGCTTGAAGATGATTATGATATTGAGTTGTGGAATCCGGTTTTAACTTTTTACCACAAATCTCCTGATAATCGTTACATATCAGAGGGAAACTTTGTTGGTAAGATTGATTTAATAACTGCAGCTGATGTTGTTGATAAGTATGGTTATTTAATGACTGAGCAACAATTAGTTTCTCTCCAAAATATTTATCCTGCAAAATCAGCTTTATATCAAGTTAATGGCTATCAAAATGATGGTAGTTATTATGATGCCACTAAATCTCATGAATGGAACACAAATTCACCGGGCCTTGACTATAGACGTTTTGTGAGTAATTGGACTAATGACCCAGCTGCCGGTGGAGATATTTTGAGCGCTATTTTAAAAGAGGGTGACGATATTTCAAATTGGGGTGAAAGATATTTGATGAGAGTGTGCACAGTTTATTGGAAGACACAACGAAAATTAGGTCATTTAACTAAAATAACTGCGGAAGGAGAGGTTATTCAGGAAATTATAGATGAGAACTTTAAAGTCACTGAAAAGCCTATATATGACACGTCATTGTTTAAAAATAAAACAAAAGAGAATCTATTAGAGGGTGAGCATATTGACTGGATTTGGATTAATGAGGTTTGGGGTGGAGTTAAGATTGGGCCAAACCTACCTTCTTTTTGGAGATCTAATATATCTAATAATGTTAGTCCTATTTACTTAGGTATAAATAGAAAAAAACCTGGTAGAATTCCTTTTCAGTTTAAAGGTAGTCATACTTTGTATGGGTGCAAGCTTCCTGTTGAAGGTCGTGTATTTTCGGATAGGAATACAAAATCAACATCTCTGGTTGATTTGATGAAAGCCTATCAAATTGGTTACAATATGGTAAATAACCAAATTGCGGATATATTGGTTGATGAACTTGGTACTGTTATTATGTTTGACCAGAATGCTATTCCTAGGCATTCTATGGGAGAGGATTGGGGTAAGCATAACTATGCCAAAGCTTATGTGGCAATGAAAAATTTTCAGATGCTTCCTTTGGATACATCCATTACCAACACTGAAAACCCATTGGCATTTCAACATTATCAAACTCTAGATCTTGAACAAACAAAAAGATTGATGTCAAGAATTCAACTTGCTAATTACTTTAAGCAGCAAGCTTTTGAGTCAATTGGTGTTAATGCTCAGAGACTTGGGGGTGCTATTGCCCAAGAAACAGCTACCGGTGTGACTCAAGCTTTGAATCAGTCATACGCGCAAACTGAAATTTACTTTAATCAACACTCTGATTATCTGATGCCTAGAGTTCATCAAATGAGAACTGATTTGGCTCAGTTTTACCAGAGCTCAAATCCTAGCATTAGACTTAGTTATATTACAAGTGAAGCTGAAAAAGTTAATTTTAGTATTAATGGTACAACATTGTTACTTAGAGATTTTAATGTTTTTGCTACGACAAAGACTAACCATAGGTCAGTTTTGGATCAACTAAAACAACTTGCAATTCAGAATAATACAGCCGGCGCTTCAATTTATGATCTTGGTAATATCATTAAATCTGAATCTATAGCTGAGATTACAACCGCTCTTAAAACTTCTGAGGCAAAGCAAAATGAACTTAGAAATAAAGAGCTTGAGAATCAAAGGCAAATGCAAGAACAGCAGTTGCAAGCACGTGCAATGGAGAATCAAGAGAAAATAAATTTTGAAGCTTCTGAGAATGAAAAGAACAGGCAGAAAGATATTATAGTTGCTGAAATTCGTTCTGCAGCTTTTGGATCTGGTCAAGATGTTAACCAAAATATGGTTTCTGATTACAAAGATGCAATGGGTGAAATTCGTAAAACCACTGAATATCAGGAACAAATGAATTTTAAACGTGAGGAAAATGCCACTAAAACCGGTATTGAAAGGGAGAAGTTAAACGTTGAAAAAGAAAGATTAACTACCCAACGTGATGTTGCCCAAACTCAGCTTGAAATAGCTAGAGAAAATAAAAATAAGTATGATACAAAGCCAAATAAAAAATAATTAATGTTTAATGAAAAAAATATTTTTGTTATAGCTATATGATGTAAAATATTTTTTTTGTAAAAAATTTTATAGGTTTAATTTGGAAATACTTTTTTATATTATATACATAACCAACAAACCAAAAAATATATGAGTGCACAAGAAATACAAACTAAAGTTGAAGTTTTAGATCTAGACATAGATCAGCTTTTCGGTGGAACTGCTTCTGCTGAAAGCATTACTGTTCCTGATTCCGGAACCGGTTCAGATAAAAAGTCTGTTAATATTTTTTCTAAAGCAAAACCCGCAGACTTTTCATTTACTGAACCAATTGATGATGGTAATAAAGAGATTACAGATGATAAATCTAATGCTGCATCAAATACCGAATTAAATGATAAGTTAGATAAAAATGAAACTACTAACGTAGATGAGTTTGATTCTTTTACTAAAGATGATGATAAGACTGAGAATAGAGGTAGAAAGAAAATTGAAGGCATTGCAGATGTGTTTAGCAAACTAATTAAGGATGAAAAAATTGTTCCTTTTGATGATGATAAACCATTTTCTGAATACACGCTTAAAGATTGGGAAGAATTGATTGAAGCTAACTTAGAAGAAAAAGCTAATCAAACAAGACAAGAAACCCCAAAACAGTTTTTTGAGTCCTTGCCTGAGGAGTTGCAAATTGCAGCACGTTATGTAGCTAATGGCGGTACAGATCTTAAAAGTTTGTTTCAAACATTAGCCCATGTTGAAGAAACTAGGGATCTTGATGTAAAAAATGAGAAGGACCAGGAAAAGATTATTAGAGATTATCTTCATTTCACAGGTTATGGTAGTGAGTCAGATATTGAAGAAGAAATTGAAGTTTGGAAAGATTTAGGAAAACTTGAAGCCCAAGCTAATAAGTTTAAGCCAAAGTTGGATAAGATGCGCGAAGAAGTTGTGGCTAAAAAGCTTGAAGAACAGGAACTTAGGAGAAAACAACAAGAAACTGCATCACGCAGATATGCGCATAATGTTTATGAAACATTGAAGAATGGAGAGTTGGGTGAAATTAAACTAGACAAAAAAACACAAAACATGCTTTTTTCTGGTTTAGTTGAACCAAATTATCCATCGGTTAGTGGAAGAAACACAAATTTATTGGGTCATCTTTTGGAAAAATACCAATTTGTTGAGCCAAATTATTCTTTGATTTCAGAGGCGCTTTGGTTGCTATCTGACCCAGATGGGTACAAGTCTAAAATTATGGAAAAGGGATCGCAGAAGGCTGTTGAAGCAACTGTTAGAAAACTTAAAATAGAACAGGCCGCTAATAGCTCAAGTTCTACAGGAGTATATGATAATGAAGAATCAAATAACAAGAGAAAAATACAGAGACCGAATAACTTTTTTAAACGCTTTTAACCTTTAACAATTAAACAAAAATAAATTATGGCAACACCAGTTTTAAACAATGGAATCTTCCTGAGGGATACTAACTACAAGGCTAGTTCTCACGTTGATTCATATCACCTAACTCAAATGTTGGGTAGCGCAGAACCTATGGACATGGGTCCTGTTGATTTGTGGGCAATGACTCAAAAAGTTGAAATGCCTTTGTACCAAATGGCTTCTTTCGGCGGTAAGAACACTATTCTAGTGGACAACGCTCGTGGAGAATACAAATGGCAAACGCCTATTGCACAAGACCTTCCTTTTGTTGTTTTGGATCTTGATCCATCTAACACTACCAAAGGTATTGATGGCACCACTTTCACTATTAAACTTTCCAAAAGATCTTTTGGTCATGGTGATATTATCACTTATGATAAGTATAATGGTGTTGAATTGTACGTGACTGCTGCAGATATTATTTCTGCCGGTGACGGTTTTATTTACACTGTTCAATTGGTAAATAACAACAATTCTGCTGTTCTTGCAAATAAGTATCTTGCGCCTGGCACCAAGTTTTTCCGCAAAGGTTCTGCCCGCGGAGAATATGGAGAGCGTTTCTCTGATATGGAGACTGGTTCCGGATTCCGTGAGTTTTATAACTTTGTAGGAGGAGCTGAAGCTCACGTACACTATTCAATTTCAAGCCGTGCAGATTTGATGATCAAAGGTGGTTTGAATGCAGATGGAACTGTACCAGTAACCGAAATCTGGAGAAATTTTAACCAAGATCAAAACAATCCTTCCGTTTCTTCAATTGAAGAACTTGTTGCTGCTATGGGTAAATCCGGTGCAAGACAAGCTTTTGAAAGCGGTCAGTTGTCTAGGACTTTTATCACTAATCTTGAAGCCGCCCACCTTAGCAAAATTGCTAATGACATTGAAACTTATTTGATGTGGGGTAAAGGTGGTAGGGTTAAGCAAGATGGTCCAGATGATCTTCGTCTTTCTGTTGGTTTGTGGAGTCAGCTTGACAATTCATTTAAGAGAGTTTACAACAAATCTTCTTTCTCTTTGGATATGTTCAAGTCTGAGCTTTATAATTTCTACCAAGGAAAAGTTGAGTTCAAAGGTCCAGATCCTCAGCGCAAGCTTGTTGTTCAAACCGGTATTGGTGGTATGCAAATGATTAACAAAGCAATTGCCGATGAAGTATATGGTTCTGGTTTGGTTCAAAATGCATCTGATATCGGAGCTGTTAATGGCAAAGGTATGGATCTTGATTTTGGATTTGCCTACACCAGCTTTACAATTCCATTTTTGGCAAATGTTAAGTTTGTTCTTAATCCAGCTTTTGATAATCTGCATACAAACGATGTAGAAAACCCATTGATTGATGGTCGTCCTTTGAGTTCTTATAGTTTCATTATTTTTGATGTCACCGAAAATGGTAATGATAACATCTATCTTTTGAAACTTAGCTGGGACAACCAATTGAAGTGGTTCTATCAAAACGGTACTATGGACTATATGGGTCGTACTCAAGGTTTTGCTTCTTCCGGAAACTTTAATGGTTACCGTGTGTACATGAGCCAGACCATGCCTGCTATTTGGGTTAAAGACCCAACCAAAGTTCTGAAAATTGTGATGCGGAATCCTGTTACGGGAGGTTCATTCTAAGATTTGTGAATCAAAAAAATGGGGAGGTCATAGAGCCTCCCCACTTTTTTTTTACTTAACAATTTAATTTAAATACTATGTCAATTTATAAAAAAGGACCTTTTAAATACATTTGGGAATTCACAAATGTAACCGTAAATAAATTTAATGAAGCTGCTATTGCGGCTGGACTGTTCAAGCAACCTGAATTTGCTACGGAGGCTTTTGCTGATGTACAAACTACTTTGGTTGCCAGATCTTACGCTGATAATGCTGCTGCAGTAACAGCAGGTTTGGCAGTTGGCCAACTTTATCTTAACACTACTACAAAAGCAATTACTGTAGTAACAGCATAAAACTCAAAAAACTTTTGCCGGGAAACCGGCATTAGGAATAAAAATTGTAAATAATTATTTACTTTTGAGTTCTAATTTAAAACCTAAACCAAATTAATATGAATGATTACACGATTGTAGAAAAGTACCAACAAAACAAAAACAAAACAATTGCAATTCGTCCTTATTTTGATTCAAGTAAGCAAAATATGGGCCTTGAAAATTATGGCATGGCTCTTTATGATGGTGTTTGGCACCAGGAATCATTGGCTTGCTTAGAACTTAACGGCGTAAAAAGATATGTGACAGGCTTAAATGAGTTTGCTCCAGAGATTAAAAGATTGCCGGCAGCTGAGAGAGAGGTTAAGATTAAAGAAATAAGAAAGACAGTTGCTCAATTGGAAGCTGAGCTTGCGGCAAATGTTATTGATCCGGAAGATAAAGATTTTTGGAACAAGGTCACTTTGCTTAAACCTGACAATGATAAATTTTGGTCTAAGATTTCATTGCGTTGTGGCAATGACCCCGTTTATTTAGATCCAGAAACAGATCCTTATGATCTCATTAAACTGTATGCTATAAATGCAGGTGGTTTTAGTATTGTTGCAAAATCACTGAAAGAAGCAAAAACTTCTTCAGATTCTCCTAAGTTTTACTTGGATCAGTTGCAAGAAACTGTAAATACAAGAACTGAATTGAGCAAGATTAGGAATCGTGCAATTGCAGAGCTTCAAAAGCTTTATGATACCAATACAAATAAATTAATGTATGTAGCTAAGGTTGTTGATATTAATAGTACACAATACACGAAGTCTACACCGAATGATATTTTGTATGAAAATATGGATTTATTTATCAATGGTGAGGGTTCTGAATCAAATAAAATTAGAGCTGCTAAATTGTTTTTGGAAGCTTCTGATTCTTCAATGGAAACTCTAAAAATTAGAGCTTTAGTTAAGGATTCAATATTCTACAGATTTATTGTTCCAAAAGCAAACGGTTGGATTGAAACTTTGGATGGTAATCAAAAGCTAGGTAAAAATCCAAGTGAAGTAGTTGAGTTTTTAAAAGATCCAATTAATGAAGAGATCCTTTCATCTTTGTTGAACAAAATTGAAACATATTGGGTAATTTAATTATATGAATAATCAAATTCTACGGTTAAAGTTAAAACAAAGACTTAATAAACTTTCCAGTAATGACTATGATAATATAGAAAACTGGCAGATTATTGAAGCTTTTAATAAAGCTCAAGTAGAATGGGTTAGGCGGATGCTTCATGGAAATAATCTATACAAAGAGGGGGATGAGTTTTCTAAAAGAAGAATTGATGATTTGCAAATTTTGCTGACCGAGTTTAAATTGGTTGGAACATCTAATGGCAAATACTTTGAAACAAGTAACTTTCCTCCGGCTGATTATTTAGAATATAAGAGATTGAGCACTAATGCTTATAGTGAGTGCTGTCAAGATCCTAGGTCAATGACTGTGTATCTTGTTGAAGAAGCAAATATTAGTTTGTATTTAAGAGATCCATTGAAAAGACCTGATTTTGATTGGAGTGAGACTATTGCCACTTTGATTAATAATAAGGTTAGAATTTATGTGAGAGATTTTAATCTTTCAGATCCTGTTTTAACTTACTATAGGGAACCTGTAAAAATTCAGTTTAATGGTGTTTTAAATCCTTACACCGGTTTGATATCTTCTGCAGATGTTACATGTGAATTTAAAGATGATATTACAGAAGTTATTCTTGATGATACTGCAGCAATTATAGCAGGTGATATTGAGAATTTTAGTCAAATGCAAAGAGAACAGCAATCAGCAGAAAGAAATAACTAAAAATGGAATATAAAAGACCACTAAAATCAAAGTTAAAGTCTAGTTCAGAAGAGACTAATCAAACTGCTTTGAAAAGAACAAAACCAGCAAGATCTGCTGAAATGCAAAAGGTTGATACTATGACCGGTGCTTTAGTTTTGGAACTTATGAATGCTGCAACTAGTTTTCATAAACTGCATTTGAAAGTTACAGGGCCGGGTTCTTATGCGGCTCACAAAGCATTAAATGAAATTTATGATGCTTTGCCTGGGTTAGCGGATTCTATTGCTGAAGGATATCAAGGTGCATGCGAAATAATTTTGGATTGCAAAGCTGAACCATTAGTTTATCTTGAAAATGTGGATGATGCAATTGAATACTTGAGACAACTTAAAACGCAGATTTCTGATTTACAAGCTGTGATGCATCATAGTGAAATTACAAATTTATTGGATACTGTTAAAGATGCTCTTAATAGCGCAAAATACAAATTAATTTTTTTAGCTTAAATGTTTGAAAATTAAAAAAAATAGTTTATATTATATATGTGCACGGTGCACAAAATATTTGTTTGTAAAATTTAAATTAAAAAAAAATGTCGTACTTTAATCACTCTTTTTCCAAAGCATTTGTTGTAAATAGCTTTGCGGCTTCCGGTGTAAAAACATCAGCTTTTACTCCTGGACAGTTTGAACTTGTAAATGGAAATACTTGGGCATCTATTGCAGCTGCTGCAGCTGGAACTATTCCCACTGGTATTTTGTTTTATCTTGTTCAAGGTAGTTTTCATACTGACGATAACATCGGTAATAACCCTGGTCATGGCGGGTACAAAGAATCCGTTAAGTCTAAGGGTATTAATCCAAGATATGTCAGCAGATTGTGGTCTTCTGAGTGTGTAACAGCTACTGCAGCAACCACAAAAATTGAAGTTGGACCAACTTGTGCCCCATGTGGAACAAATTTGTTTTTGCGTTTGGATGTCAAAGGCGCTCCAGCATTGAGATTTTTGAATCATAATGCTTATGCAATTGGTGATAGTTCCGGAAGTTCTGCTGTAAATGTTGTACCTGGTAATTGCTGTGCAATTGACCAAGAGTATCTTGATCCAGCTGTTGCTTTGGCAAAAGCTGCTGCAATGTTGCTTGAAGATCCTATTATCAAGCCTTTTGTAATTGAAAAGACCGGCGGTGGAATGACTGTGAAAGTTGGTAACGCAGCTGCTGTTACTTACACTATTCAACAAGTTTTGGGTTTGGCTTCTTCTGGAAACTACACTCCATCTACTAATCCAGTTACTGATAACATCGTTGCTTCTGTTACTTTTCAAGGTGCTTATGTTGACACTAAGTTTGGTAATTGTTCTTTTGACACTCGCGACTATTATGGTAAAGAGCCTGTTCAGTTGATTGGTTCAATCTTGAATGAAACCGGTGATCCATGTAATACTTGTGGTGTTGTGACAACTGTTCCTGGAACAATGCAACAAACTTCTGGTGAAACTGTTTTGAGGGATGTATTGCTAACCGAGGCTTACATGCAATCTCCTTATAATCAAGGCAATCCTGATTCTGCACGTATCCGTCAGATTGAAGGTTCTGATGATATTGTTACTGCAATTGATCGTGATGCTTTGTACAAAGTGTATTATATTCAGCATAGCATTCCAAGGTTGAACAATCCTTCTAGCACTTTTGATAATGATCAATATGTGTACAAGATTTATGTGAAGTGTAGTGCAAGTGCAACAATTACTGCAATGGATACATTGATGGGTAAAATTGCAACTGTTTGTACTTCGTCTGGTAATCCAATTACCTTTGAGACAAACATAGATTAATAAATTGCAAAATTGAAAAAAAGGTGAGTTAATTCTCACCTTTTTTTTTGATTTATGTTTTTTTTTAGTTATATTATAAGTATAACAAACTGTTAAATGTCTAGTAAACACATATTAAGCTTAGAAGTTCCTACAGTGGCAAACTGTGAGATTTTATCTATAAGGGATACTAGTCAATATTCTACTTTATTGCCTATAGATTGTCCGGAGCTTTTAATCACTGTTCCTGGGTTTAATTCTTCAATTATAGTTCAGACTACTCCAAAGTTTTTTGTAAACTTAAATGCTTGTGATTTAGCTTTACAAACCTCAGGGTGTAATGAACAAAGAGCCCCATTGTCAGATGGTGTTTATATTATAAGATATAGTCTTTCTCCAAAGGACAAAGTTTCTGTTGAGTACAATCATTTGAGAGTTACAAGCATTTTAAATGCATACTACAAGACTCTTTGTTGCCTTGATCTAAATAATTGTGAACCATTTTCGGAAAAAGCTGATTTGATTAAGGAATTGCAATACATTAAAACTATAATAGATGGTGCGGTTGCTAATGTTGAATACTGCAGTAGTCCATCAAAGGGCATGGATATGTATAATTATGCTCTTAACCGATTAGATAAAATTATTTGTAAAAGTTGTGGATGTAATTAATTATGAATTGTAAACATTGCGATAAAGGTTTTAGTTGCGGTTGTCAAAAGACAACGGCTCAAGATGGGAGTCTTGTTCACAAGACTTGTTTGTCTGATTATGAAAAAAGCAAAAAGAAGTAAAATTTAAATGACTATAAATACAATACAAACAGAGAAAAATTTTGGAGAAGCTGTTTACAGGAGCTTCAAAGAGAAGAAGTATGGAATTGCTTCATGCTGTTATATTGATTTAGAAAAATTAAAAATTAAAAAAGAACTTTGTGATTGGCAGAATATTTCGCCTTGTGAATCAAGTTGTGGTGCTGGAGTTTCCACGGTTGTAAATGTGGGCCTTGTTGGAACAAGTGTTATCAATAGTTCTTGTGATTCAGACCAAAGCTGCCCTCAAGTTACAGCATGTCCCGATAATAATGTTTTAACTAGTATTTTAAATCAATTAAACGTTATACAAGATGAAATACAAAATATAAAGCCTGATTCCTATGTTTTTGTGCAACCTACACCGGCATCTATTTGGATAATAGAACATGATTTGAATAAATATCCAAACGTGTCAATTGAAGATTCAACTGGAGATGACGTTATGGGTCAAATATCTTATATAAATTTAAACAAAGTTCAACTAACATTTATAGTTCCTATTTCGGGAACTGCTTATCTGTCTTAATTTTTTAAATTAAAAAACTATGTCACTAAAAATTTTATCGCATATTACATCATTTAATATTGATATGCAAAAGAATCAACTGCAAAATGCAGTTGTTCATCCTTTAGCTTCCGCTCCATCGAGTCCAGTTGCTGGTCAAATTTACTATAATAATAGCTCTAACGATCTGTTTTTTTGGAATGGTACCGCATGGGTTAGTTCTGCGGGTGTTACAAGTGTTACAGCAGGTAATGGTATTACTGTAACTGGAACCAACACGGTTACAGTTACTAATGCTACTGTAGGATTTACATCAACAACAAAAAGCGGTACTGCAGTAACTCTTACCAGCGCGTCAACAACTACACAACGGTTTACTGGTACTGGTAATCAAACCATTGTTTTACCAGATAATACTACGTTATATATAGGTTGGTCTGTTCTCCTTATGCATGCAGCTACCTCAGGGACATTAGCAATACAGTATAATGGCGGTACTGGTTATGCTAATTTAAGTGCCAATCAGATTGCTCGTTTTATTTGCACTTCTACTACGGCTGCACAAACTGAGTCCTGGCAGATCTTTTATGAAGGTAGTGATAATGCTACGGGCATTGGATCTCTTGTTTATTCCGATGGTCCTACATTTGTAGGTCCGATCCTTGGTACACCTGCTTCTGCTACTTTAACAAATGCTACAGGTTTACCTATTGTTGCTGGAACAACTGGTACTTTAACTGTAGCTCGTGGTGGTACGGGTGTAACTACTTTTACATCAAATGGTATTTTATTTGGCAACGCTGGCAATAATTTGCAAGTAACTGCAGCTGGCACACAACATCAGGTTTTGTTAGCAGGTTCTGGTGGAACACCTGCGTTTGGCGCACTTAACCTTTCTCAAGGGGCCGCAGTAACAGGCACTTTACCCATAGGCAACGGTGGTACTGGAAGTACTACAGGTTCTATTACGGGTAGTGGCGCTCTTACATTTACAGCTGGTGGAGCTGATAATAACGTTACCCTTGTTCCAACCGGAACTGGTAGCGTTAATGTTTCCAGCAAGAAAATTACAAATCTTGCGGAACCTACAGCAGCTTCAGATGCTGCTACTAAAGGGTATGTTGATGGTATGGCCCAAGGTCTTGATCTTAAGGCTTCTGTTTTTTGTGCTTCTACAGCTAATATAGCGGGTGTTTATAACAATGGTACGTCTGGAGTTGGCGCTACGCTTACTCCCGCATTGCAGGCGGCACTTAGTCTTGATGGTGTTAATGCTAACACAGTTGGTGTACGCGTATTAATTAAAGATCAAACTACACAAGCCCAGAATGGTATTTACGTAGTTACTCAAGTTGGTGGTGTAGGGCAGTCTCCAATTCTTACACGCGCTGATGACTTTAACCAACCTGCTGAAATACCAGGTGCTTTTACTTTTGTTGAACAGGGTACTACACAAGCTGATAGAGGGTATGTTTGTACAACAGATATCGGTGGTTTAGTTATAGGAACTACAAACATTACATTTACTCAGTTTAGTTCGGCTGGTTCATACACAGCATCTACTGGTATTACACTTAATGGTAATGATTTTCAGCTTGCCACCGGCAATGTTTTGTCTTTGTTTAATATTAGTACTGATGGTTTTATTGCCCGCAATGGATCGGGTACTGTAGTTGCACGTACTCTTACAGGAACAGCCAATCAGATTAGTATTTCCAATACTACTGGCGGTGGTAATCCTGTGTTTAGTTTGCCGCAGGATATACATAGTGGAGCTTCGCCAACATTTGCGGGTCTTACTATTAATGGTACCGTGACTATACGTGCTGCTGCTACTGCTACTGCGGCTACTCAGATTCCAATTTTTACAGCTGATCCTTCTTCCACTGCTAGAACATTAGTAACAAGAACTCCGGCTGAACTTAGGAGTGATATAGGCGCAATGCCTGAACCAGCCGGTAATGGTATTGTTGTTAGAACTGGGTCTCAGACATCAGTGAATAGAACTATTACGGGCACTGGTGGCGCTATTACCAGTAGTCCTGCCGGAGCTGGTGGCGGTATTATTGTAACTAATGGTGATGGTGTAAGTAATAATCCAACTATTAGTCTTAAATCTTATTCTGTTGCTGGTCCAAGCTCTGCGACTAATAGTTGGACCATTGATCATCAATTAAATAGTGAGGCTCTTATTGTCACGCTTAGAGAAGTTGGTGCTAACGGGGAGATGGTGTTAGCAGACACTATTTTTCTTGATAGTAATAGGATTACATTTAGTTTTGTGAATAGTCAAACTGCTAATACACTTAGAGTTAGTGTTCTCAGGGTTGATTAAACTTTTAATAGCAATTTATAGAACAGGTGCTTTTTTTAAGGCACCTGTTTTATATTTGTAATAAATACTAGTATGCCACTTAGAATACTTTCGTCTGTCCAAACTAGCGGGATATTAATTGCTCCGGAATCTACAACAAGTAATGCGGCTATTAGGATACCCCATGGTGTTGCTCCAACTTCACCTACGAATGGTGATATTTGGACAACTAGTGCTGGATTGCATGTAAGGATTTCTGGAGCTACTATTAATTTAGGTAGTGGTACAGTAACATCGGTTGCGCTTTCACTTCCCGCAATGTTTACCGTAACTAATTCACCGGTAACAACTTCTGGTACACTTACAGCAACACTTGCTTCTCAGACAGCCAACACGTTTTTGGCAGCTCCCAGCGGTTCTAGCGGTGTGCCAAGTTTTAGAACAATCGTTGGTGCTGATATTCCTATTACTTACACAGCATCTCTCAGAGCAAATGTTAACATTTCTGGTGGTGGTACAATTACAGTAAACGCAACAGGTTCTGTTTTGTGGAGTCAGCGTTTTATTATTATTTCTAATGGTAATGGATCAAATTTTGGAACTTCTGGTTTTTTTGACATTACTTGTCCAACAACAGGAACAATTATAGGTGTTGGTGGCGCAGCAAATACAACCGCAACTGCGGCAGGTATTCCTCTAGGGAACTATGAAGCAATTTATTACATACTGCCAATTGGTGCTGCTTCTGCAAGTGTTCCTGCTAATTTTAGAGTTGTAAGTTATACTTCTGCTATTGACATTCCCCATGATTGGGTGTTAGTATGTTTACGTAATGGTGATAATGGAACATTTTATTTTACAGCAGGTTACACACTTCCTTTAAGTGGATCAATTATAACAAGTAGTCATAATGCTCTCCGTGCTAGCTTTGCAGATCAACTTTTTACTGCACGCACTATTGGCGGTGTAAGTTTTGATGGTAGCGCAAATATTAACCTGCCAGGTGTAAACACTGCAGGTACTCAAAACACGACAGGTTCTGCCGCAACACTTACAACTGCAAGAACACTTACTATTGGAAGCACTGGTAAAACTTTTAATGGTTCTGCAAACGTAGCATGGACTACTACAGAAATAGGTGCTGAATTTCAAGCTCCTGCCGGTATCCCAAGAAGTAATCTTGGTCAGCCTACTGTCAGAGAAATGGCATTATTTGATTCTGAATATGATAACAAAACAGATCGTTTTAACGTAAATAACATATGGGTAGAAACATCTACAGATAATATTACTTGGACAGATACTGTAGCTACAGATCAAAACAAACGTAGACTTGTTGGTGGTGACCAAACAGATTCAAGTATTGTAATACCTTACGGCACACCTTACTTTAGAATACGTTTAAGAGCAGTTAACTATGTATTTCTTAATGCCTTGTATATGTACTGGTCTAGTCAGGGGCATAATTCGCAAGTACAGATTTTTAGGAAGCATGATAGCGGTTCTTGGCAATCTTTTACTAATTCTACTGTATTAGTTAATTCTTGGCCAGGTCATCTTTTTTTACCATTTCCTGGTGATGGAATAGCTTGGCATCCAGCAGGAACATTAGGAACTCACTATAATGAAGTTTATGTTTTGTTTATTCCTACATGGAATGTTGCTTATCCAAGCAACAACATTGCGCTTCTTAGAATGCAGTGGTGGGGTGGTTATCCAGCTGGAAGAAGAAACCTTTATACTACAACAGAGTTTGGTGCGGCATTGTTTCCTAATACTGTTTCAGCAACTACTTTAACATCAACTGTTGCTACAGGTACAGCACCATTGACTATAACTTCCACTACTGAAGTAGCTAATCTAAATGCTGCATTGCTCAATGGAGTTGCTTCAGCAACTACTAATACAAATAACACCATTGTAAGACGTGATGGTTCTGGTAATTTTAGTGCTGGTACAATTACTGCAACTAATTATGCAGATGCTACAGGTGCATATAATGTAAACTTAGGTTCTGGAGGTAGTGAAGGCCGTGGTTTAGTAGCCGGATATTCAGGTGGTAGTTATAGCGGTATAGGATATAATGTAAGGCACACTGTAACTGGTGCTACATATATAGCACCTAATGCAGATACGTCATCTTATTTACTTTTTAACGCAAGTGGGTTTACATTCTTTGGTGCTACATCGGGTCTTGCAGGACGAACTCTTAGTTACAAATCACTTGCAACTCTTAATTTTTCTGGTGAATTTGCCCCTGTAGGAACCATTATTGCTCCTACAGCTGCAAACAGTTTAGCCTCGATCAGACTTCCTCATGGAACCGCACCAACTTCACCTACAAACGGTGATATGTGGACTACTACTGCAGGACTGTTTGTAAGAATTAATGGCGCTACTGTTGGACCACTGGGTAGCGGAGGTGGTGGGGGTGGAACTGTTACTAGCATTACAGCAGGTACAGGACTTACCGGAGGTACAATCACAACTTCCGGTACAATTGCTATTGACCAAGGAGCACAGATTATTTCTACTAAGGCAAATAACGCAATCACAGGAGGTGGTCAGATTTATCTTAATGGTGCTACTGGTAATAGAATAGACTTTAACACTAACGGTGTTGCTGCTCCTGCGTTTACTACAAGAAGTGTCGGTACCAAAATTGTATTATATCCTTCGCTAACTGGTTCAGCAATGGACTATGCGTTGGGTATAAATACATCAACATTTTGGTTAAGTGTTCCGGGTAATGTTTCAAGTGACATATTTAGTTTTTATGGTGGAACTACAGAAGTATTAAGATTAACTGGTGACGGAAGACTTAGAACACTTGCAGGAACAGCGTTGTTACCTGCTATTTCACCAGGTCTTAGTGGCTTTGACCTAGACACGGGTATTTTTTTTCCAGCAGCAGATACCATTGCATTTTCAGAAGGTGGTGTAGAGGTAATGAGAATTGACAGCAGTGCTAGGGTAGGTATAGGTACAACATCTCCATCGGCTCGTCTGCAAGTAAAAGGTAGTGGAGCAACATCCGGAACAACAGCCCTGAGAGTAGAAAACTCTTCAGGTACTGGGGCGCTTGAAATTATGGATGATGGTCAACTCAGAGTAGGTGCTGGTACAGCTTCTTTACCTTCTATTTCTGCAGGTTTAAATAGCAGTGATACTAACACAGGTATTTACTTTCCTGCCACAGATGCTATTGCACTTGCAACCGGCGGTACAAGAAGAATGCGCGCAGATACTAACGGAGTAGGTTTTCATGTTGATCCTGCACACTGGATACATTTATCAACAGATCCAGGAAGTAGTAAATATCTTAATATTGATTCTACACAAAGTAGTAACTCACCACTTGAATACACTTCAAGTGGGGGTAATACTATAAATAAAGTAATTGGAATTACTCAAGATAGTAATGTATTAGGTACACCTGATTATTGGATGGAAATTAAACTTGATGGAGTTATTGTTTTAGTTCCTTGCTATACACCGTATGTTCCGTAACTTTAGTGGGTGATCGTTGAATTGTCTTTACCAAATTAATATTTTTATTGTAATTAAATCTTTTGAAATACTTAAAACTTATAAATCTTAAATTTAAAATTATGGCCATTCAAGCAACATCACCTATTGTTTACAACTATGGGACTTATCAAAATCCTTATTTTCGTTTGGTACCACGTCTTGCAGCAGACGGAATTACAATTCCTGTAGACTGTTTTATGTACCCTTCTAAAGAAGCGTACTTAGAAGGTACATATCATCTTGCCTGCATTCCAGTTTATATTTCTGTTTCAGACGAAACAACCAATACTGCTGAAGGTATAGTTAATAAATATCTTTTGTATGTTTCAGAACAGGTTGTGATTAAACTTCAAGAACTATATCCGGAATCTAGTTTTGAGATTGTTGAAATTCCAGAGGAAAAACTTGCAACCAAAAAATCTAAAAGTCAAAGTAAATAGTTGTATAAAGTGCAGATGATAACTATCTTTGTGTAGTTTAAACATACATATTTATGATTAGCACAAAAAAAACCAAACTTAATGTTTTACAGTTACGAGATCTGCATTTAGAACTTAATGGTGATACCGCCTTAGCTACTAAGGGACTGCTTCAAGAAAAGATTCCTTTTGTACTTAAGTTTCATATGTCATCTGTGGCAAAAATTGCTTTGGAAGTTTATAGCACAACAGAAGATATGCGGGTTGAACTTATTAAGCAATATGGTGTAGTAAGTGATACCGGATATGTTAATATAGAACAAACGCTTATTGAAATAGATGAAACCACTGGGCTTGAAAAACAAGTTGAAAATCCCAATTATATTAAATTTATTAAAGAGTGGAGTGATATAGTACAGGTTGAAAAAGAAATTGAGCATTACCCATTTAGCATTGAAGAATTTAAAGATCTTGAAACAGATTTTAACTATAGAACAGTATTTTTAATTATTTCACCTTAAACCACAAAACCATGGCTAAAAAACCAAACCTAAAATCAGCTGAAACTGTTTATTTTGAAGATGTTGAAGCTAAAAAGCTTACTCCAGAAGAACTAGAGGAACTTAAAAGTACCAGCACTGTTTATCAGAATCACCTTGTTACTTTTGCTACTATTGAGTTAAGCAAGCAAGAAGCAATTTCTAGATTGACTGAAGTAAAAAGTCTTTATGAAATTTTAGTTGCCAGACTCCAAGAAAAATATGGAGAAGTAAATGTTTCTTTGGAGGATGGAACAATTACTGCAAAAAATCCTGCAACTAACATTTAGTTTTAAAACAATCATTTTTTAATTTTATTTTACCGCCCAAAATACTTGTTTGGGCGGTAAACATTTTGTATATTATAGTATATACAACCTGTTCAATAAAATTAAGAATTTATGATACCTGTAAATCAGAGTCAAGGGCCCTGCACTCCAATTTCATCAAATTGTGTAATTTGGCAGGGCCCGGACATTCCGTGCATTAACTTATGCACCGGAGATACTGTAAGTGACGTTATTGCTAAATTAGCCACAGAGCTTTGTGAAATTATTGATGCGTCTTGTCAGTGTAATCCCGATCTATCTGGTTTAACTTTAGATTGTTTACCTTCAAATACACCACTCACTTTAAATGGTGTTTTGCAAGCAATTATCACTTATCTATGTGACATTACACCTCCCACACCAATAGCGTGTATAACAGTTCCAACTTGTTTACAAAATCCTCAACCTAACCCATCATGCATTCCTATTAGGGATTTTGCTGTTCTATTAGGTACAAAAGTTTGTGATATACTTACAAGTATAGCCACAATACAAACAGCTCTTACAGCTCTTACAGCTCGAGTTGCTATTTTAGAAGCATGTGTGCTTCCTTGTGGAGAATCTGTTACCCCAGAGCAATCTGTAATGTCAAATTGCTTGTTTCCTTCAACTTTAGTTCCTGTATCAGAACTACTCTTAGCGCTTGAATATGATTTTTGTAATTTCAAAAATTCTGTAGGGACTATTTCTTTAATAAATTCTGCTATATCCGCACAATGTATATTTGGAAATACAAGTCGTTTGAGTGGACTTGGAACATATTCTTCAGTTCCAGGATGGGTATCTTCTCCTTCAAGTTTGGCAGAATCAAACATTAATCAATGGCTTGTTCTTTGTGATTTATATGCTGCTTTGTTAAGTGTGAAAGAAAATTGCTGCGGTACTGGATGTTCAAATGTTAATTTTGAAGTATCGTACCAACCTACTGGGGCAAATCCTGGGCCAACAAATTTAGTTCTTAACTTTAGTGCTTCTACTATTCCAGTTGGTTACACTGATTGTAATGGCCATACTGTAGTTACACTTACTGACTATTATGGTACATCAATAACTCAAAACATTAATATTTCTAGTTTGGTTGCTACTTCAAATACAGCAAATATTTCTTTAGCTGGATTGAACACTAATCAATCTATTACACTTTCTATTCCATTTTGTATGTCAGATGGATCTAGCACATGTTCTGAAACAAGAAATATAATTATACCTATTAATTTGACATGCCCAACTAAAACTGTTACATCGGCAAATAATTTAATTAACATTCAGATTACCAACACTTTGGGTACATCCGCTATTTATACGCTTGTAGCTATTGACACAACTACTGGATTACCTATCGGAAGTGTTACTTTGACTAATCAATCTTCATCAATTACTTACGCATTTAGTGGTGGTATAGTGGGTAGAACCTACAATGTAATTACTACACTTACGTATGGCCCATCAACTATAACTTGTCCTATAAATTCAGTTATTTTAAGTGGCACTACATCTTACAATTGTGTTAGTGGGAATTGTGTTTTAGTTCAAGGATCTGGAGGTCAATATACAACTTTAAGTGCCTGTCAAGCTGCTTGTCAAGAGCTTCAACCTTAAACTAAAAATATATGGCTTGTAATTGTAGTAAATGTAATCCTTCCGGATCTTGTGGATGCAGCGATACAGCTTTGCACACACCCTGCTTTTATACTGAGTGCACTGTTGGTAATGAAAGATGCAGTGAAATTAGTTGTGCTGAATGTGTAAGTTATTGTGGTACCGGATTTAGAATTGTAAGTGGAAATAATATTTTTCAGGTTAACCCTGGGGATAGATATGACATGATTCTTCAGAAACTATCTTTAATGATAGTTAATGGTTTTGGTGCTTGTAATGCTGATAATTTGCATCATGCACCTTACAATTTGTATGCTAAAAATATAACAAATACAGCTGCAGCTATTTTGTGGAATAATGAATCCTCACTTTCAACCGGTATTAGCATTTATTATAATACTTTGACAGGTACTGGTCCATGGATTTTGGCAAATAGTATTCCAGTTGCCCCTGCGGTTTTAAAATATGAGTTGAAGAATCTTACACCAAATACAAATTACAAGATTAAACTCGTATCTCTTTACCAGAATAGTCCTTGTGATAGTGTTGAAATTTTAATTAAAACTTTAGTTTAAGATATACAACGTTTGATAGTTTGTTGGTTTTCTATCTATATGTTGGGGGAGGTCCTGTTTAAACACAGGGCCTCTTTTTTTAAAAACTATTTTATATTTACATTTAACTTTAAACCGAATTTATGAACAATTTAGAAAAAAGAGTGGCACGATCCTTTAAATGGAAGAAAAATCCAGCTTATTGTGCTAATCAATTGGGGATTTCGGAAGATGAATACATAAAGATTGCCAAAAGAATAAAACAAGTTGGTGATAGTAAGGACCTTTTAAATCATTATAATTTAGACAAAGGTGAGGCAAAAATAGAAGCTATTGTTAATTATGAACCAAAGTCTGCAGATGAAATTATAAAGATTTTAAAAATTGATACCAATGAATGGAAGCTTTCGTCTTATTGGAATAAACAAATGGAGAAGGGCTGGCGTGTATCGGCATTAATTACAAAAGTCAAAGAAAAAGATGAGCATAAACTTTTTAAAAATCTATTAGATAACTGGCAACCTAAAAAGAATTATATCAGTCCAATTAAAAGATCACCTACAACAAAACCTGTTGTTTGTGGTATTTTATCCTTACAAGATATACATTTTGGTAAAGCCGGGAATAACACAATTGATATAGATTTTGAATCAGCAATCCAGGATCTTATAGAAAGAGCCTCTATGTCTCACCACATAGAGGTTTTGTATTTTGTAATAGGTGGTGATTTAATTAATATGGACACATTTGGAGGATCAACAACATCGGGTACTCCATTGGATAATTCTATGACAGCTACAGATGCTTATGTTCAAGCTTTTGACTGTATGCATTGGGCCGTTGTTAATTTATCTAACTACTGTGATAAACTCCAAGTGGTTTATTTGCCTGGTAATCACGATAGGCTTTCATCATTTCATTTGGCACATGCTTTGTCCAAATCAATACATAGTGAGAATATTGAGTGGGATGTTGAATACGCTGAAAGAAAAGCCTATGCATGGGGTGAAAATTTCAATGCTTTTGAGCATGGTGATGTTAGATCAAAAAGTACACCTCTAGTGTATGCTACAGAATTTCCTTATTTGTGGGGCCACACTAAATTTAGAACTTTGTTTACCGGTCATTATCATCAAAACAGAAAAGTTGAGTATTTAACTTCATCTGAAGAAGTGGGGTTTGTTCATAAGACGCTGCCCAGTTTATGCAAAATTGATTACTTTCATTATCATAATAAGTTTATTGGAAATAGACGATCTGCTGTTCTTGAACTGCAATCTTTTTCAAAAGGGACTATTTGTGAACTAGTTTATTCTATATAAATATTTTTTTAAATCACTTATTTTTTGTAAATTATAAATGATACTGTACTATGACTGAGTTTAAAGCCCCCGACTTAAATGCCCCTAGATATAGAGATAAAAAGCTTGGAATTCTAAATGCAAAAACAATAAACGAATTTAAGCTTAAGCATCCTATGTACAAAAATATAGAGAATAGTAAACTGAAGAGTATAATTAAGATATTTAACAGAAAAATGTGGGAGGGCGTTATTAAGTACAGAGATGGGGTTGAGTTACCTGAATCATTGGGTTTTTTATTTATAGGTACATGTAGTCCAAGCAAATCTGTAAACACTAACTATGCTTTGTCAAAGCAATATGGCAAAGTAATTCAAAACAAAAATTGGGATACAGATGGCAATTTAGGTAAAATCTTTTATACGAATTGGTCAACCAAATATAAATTTAAAAATAGAGAATTATGGAAATTTGAAGCAGTTAGGGATTTTAAAAGAGCTTTTTCAAAAGAATATCCAATCAATTGGACTAAGTATATTTTTATGAAAAACAAGTATAGGGTGGCTCATTTGTACTCTCCTAAAATGTTAAAGTCTTTTGGTGGAGTTTAAAATTAATAAATTATGGCAATTATAGCAGAAGTAATATCTAGAATTAGAGGACAGGCAAAAGCATATAACCAAGATGCGTTTGTTACAGATAGATATATATATAGTCTTGTTCAAAAGTTTTCTCAAGTTTTAATGCGCCGGCAAGATAGCGCAAACAAACTAATGAAATTTAATTCAATATGGAAGTCTCTTCCGTATGTTGAACTAATAGAGGTTGATCGGATTGAGGCCCAATGTTCAGGTCTTAAAAGTGACTGTACATTTATGAGGACAAAGGAAGAACTTCCTACTATGATTGAGGGTTTTTGGGGACCACTTATTAGGAGTGTTTCTTCAATTGATGGTTCACAAGTGTTGCAACCAATTCAACCTAGTATATACTTATCAATGGAAGGTACAACGTCATTTAGGTATAATAAGACAAAGTATTTTTGGTTTATTGATCACCATTTATATTTTCCAAATTTAGAATGGAATGCTGTAAAAATTGAAGCTGTTTTTGATTCTGATATATCTAATTGGCAGTGTGATAATAAGTGCGTTCCTCATTATGATCAAGACATTAATATTCCAGAATTTTTATTGGCTGAGGTTGAAGCTCAAGTTTTGAATATTATGACAAATACAATAAAGATTCCTTCTGATAATGCTGATAATAAAATTAATATACACAGATCATGAGTATTTCACATAAATATAAAACATTTGATCAGTTATACAATGATGTAATTGTAGACTTTGCAACTTACAATATTGAAGGTTTTATTGATCCGGCGCAATTAATTAAAGTTGCAGCAAGAGTAAACTATGATCTTGGCCTTAGGATTAATAGAACTAAAGAAGTTGTTTTAGATATAGAACATGGTAAATCAAGATTGCCTTATGATTTTGCTTATTTGAACTATACGTTCAGATGTGGTACTTATACTATAGCTGATAGGCTTCCATCTGGCACACATGTTCAAACATTTAATGATGTTCCGTATGTTCCTTCACCTGGTACATCTGGACCTTGTAATGATCCAACTTGCACTGATGTTTGCGTCATTAAAACTTGTCAAGATAAAAATGAATATCAGTTAGTTCAGAAACTTAAAGCTCCTGACAGTTATAGAGTATTTACAAGTTTTACGCCACTTAGAATAAAAACTGTAAATAAATACACATGTGATTGCCCTAATGTTAATGAACAAGCACATGATATTGCTGAAATAAAAGACGGTTTTATTTTAACTACTTTTGAAACAGGAAAAGTTTATTTAAATTATCAAAGTAGTATGGAAGATTACGATGGTAATCTTTTAGTTTTAGATCATCCATATTGCAATGAATATTATGAATATGCTTTAAAGCAAAGAATAGTTGAAAATATGATTTTTGCAGGTGAGAATGTAACTAATCAACTTACACTCATTGACCAGAGACTTAGGGCTTCTAGAAATAATGCACTTAGTTTTGTTAACACACCTAATTTTAAAGAACTACAAGAAGTTTGGATGTTGAATAGAAAAGCTCAATATCACAAATATTATAATATGTTTAGGAGTTATCCTGTAAGAAACTAAGAAATGGCAAAACAACAGTCTACAAATTCATCCGGTGCTTATACTAACGCCTTTACAAAAGGCATGCTTAAGGATATAAGCGGATCTTTTGAACCAAATAGTAATTGGTCGCATGCTAGAAATGTAATTTTAAATTCTATTGATGGCGACTTTGGAACTATAGGTAATGAACCTGCAACTTTAGCTTGTGGTGTAGTTCCCTATACTATTATTGGTTTTATTCACAAAAGAGCTGACCAGTGGTATGTTTTTTCAACTGATGACATTTCTTCAGAAATTGGTTTTTATGATGAGAGTACTTGTGCTTATACTACTATTGTAAATGCACCGTGTTTAAACTTTAACCGGAAGTATTTAATAACAGGAGCTGCAAAAGAAAATTTTGATTGCACTTGGCAAATTTATTTTGATGATTCCAATAATCCATCTAGAACACTAAATGTTGATAATATTCCTTGGGTTAAAAGAGATGTTTCAATACCCGGGGATACTTGTAAGATTTATGAAGATACTACAGTTTTAGATTGTGAAAAATTAAGACTGGCTCCTTTACTAAACACTCCATGTTTAACGCTAACTAAAGCAACTGATGGAGGACTACTTAGAAATGGTATGTACCAAGCGTTTATTGCGTACATGGATAATGATGTTGTTGTTACAGATTATATTGGAATTTCAAACATTCAGAGTTTATTTGATCATAATTCAAATTCTGGTTCTTTAAGTATTGAGTTAAAAAATTTAGATCAAAATTTTGATAATTACCAACTTGTAATTTTGTCAAACAATCAGCAACAGTTTGTAGCAAAAAAAGTTGGGAAATACAGTACTCAGCAATCTAAGGTTACAATTGACTTTATTGACCCAGCTTTAGAGTCTGTTCCTTTATCTTCACTTTTTATTAGAAAGCCTGCATATGAAAAGTCAGATGCAATGTATGTTGTAAATGACTATTTAATACGGAAAGGTCCTACAGAACAATTTGATTTTAATTATCAACCTTTAGCAAATAAAATTAAAGCTAACTGGGTTGTTGCTGAATATCCTGCTGATTATTATTACAATAGCGGTAATAAAACTTCATTTATGCGTGATGAAGTATATTCATTTTTTATAAGATGGATTTACAATACCGGTGAAAAAAGTAAGTCTTATCATATTCCAGGTAGGTATCCAAAAGTAAATGGTACAAATCAGTATAATGAAGTTATTAATGAAACAGCTCAGGTTAGTTCTATAAATTCTATTAAGGGACCAAACTATAACTTTGAAATTTACGACACATCTACAGTTCTAACAGTTGCTGCAACTAACTTACCTGATGGTGGAAGAATTATTGGTTCTGGTGAAATGGGCTATTGGCAATCAACTGAAAGATACCCATCCACAAATCCTGAGATCTGGAATTCCACATATGTTAGTTCATCAGGTGTAAACATTGGTGGTACAACAAATACACAATTTGATTTGTGCGGTAAACCAATTAGGCATCACAAAATGCCCACGGAAGAAAGAAGTCCGGTTTTAAGATTATATGATGACACCACTGATTCAATAAGAATTTTGGGAGTTAAGTTTTCAGATATTGAACGTCCTAAATTTAATGATGGTACATATATTCCTAATATTATAGGTTATGAAATTTTAAGAGGTTCTAGAGAAGGGGCTAAATCTATTTTAGCAAAGGGTGTATTTAGAAACATGCGCAAGTACACTATTCCTAATAGTACCGGTAATCTACAAGGTCTTTATCCAAACTATCCATATAATGATTTAAGATCTGATATTTACTTTCATGATGGAACTAATGGGCAAGCTCCTGCGAAAAGAACAGACGGTTGTGATTCTTTAACTGATTCAATTAATAATTACCAACCATTAAAGGGTTTTACAAAAAATGTTTTTACATTTCATTCTCCGGAATTAATGTTTAAAGATCTTTACTTAAATGCAAGTGAAGCTCGTTTATATGGTGATCTAAGTGGTATAGCGCAAGGTACTTTTGTTAAGTCTGAAAAACACCCTCAGTTTAAATTGTTGAGGAACGTTGCTGCAGTTCTTGCTGGAATTTTAGGTATTGGTTATGCAGTTAATGCAATTAATGGATTTAGAAAGACAAAAATAAATTATGGGTATGCTGATAGTAGTGCTGAAGGTTTTACTTTTTCTGGTCCTGCTGGTAGCACTCCTGGTGTAAATTATTTACCCAATAAAGGAGCTCAAGCTGCAGCAATAGCCACTCAAGCAAACACTTATTTGTTAGGGTTAGTCGCAGATGATGGCCCGGCTCTTACTATTGCTCTCCCGTTGCTTGGCGGGAACAATGGTAGAAGTCTGCTTAATGCAACTCAGGCTGGTATTCAAGCTCAAATAGGAACTATTCCAATGATGGTTGGTGGCAGCATGGATAAAGAATTTGAGATAAAGGATGAAGCTGGTGGCATACCTAATTCACTTCAACTTGCCCTTGGTTGGATAACAAGTAGACAAAAAATTGCAGAGGGTGCTCAGAAAATAATTGATGTTCTTTACAATTTTGTTAAGCCATCTGACTTTGCCTATAAATATAATTCACATGCTGATATTTTTAAGTTTCAACCAACTAGTAATGGTGAGAGATATCGGGATGAAATTCTTGATCAAAATTATATAGGTTCTTCATTTCAACTTTTTGATGGTATGTATAAGATTAATAACTTGTATAGGCCAAAAACGGTTGCTATATCTATCAAAAATGAATTCAATACTCCCCTTATTACAGACAGATCCAGGTTTGTTATAGGTGGTGAAGAAAACAACGGTAGGGTTACAGAAACTGATTTTTATTTAAAAGCGCCTGAAGTAAATAGAGTATCTGATGTTTCAATGAGATACGGCGCTTTAAAATTTAATTTCCAAAATCAATATGGTCAATTAGAAGGAATTAAACAATCCGTTATGCGTGGTTGTATTTATTTGACTAATACATCATCAGATAAATTTTCAACTGACGAAATATTTGCCGGTGACACTTATGTTGGACGCTACACTGAAAAAGTTATCATGCCTATTTTTTCAGATTTCTTATTTGGTCAACCTGATGAATATACATATGATTATCTAAAACGTGTTAACATACCTTATCCTAGATTTTGGATAAATTCTCAAAAGTTTGACACCATGAACTTAGCAAATGAAATTGCTACGTTAGGTCTTGCTAATTCACAGAATGTTACTTTACCGAATGATCTTTTTTATTTAGATAGAGGTAGTAATAGTTGTGGCGGATTAATAAACTTTTTTTTGAACGGAGATCCTAATCCGGCTTTTGCAATGAGGTATGCATATATGTACACTCATTGTAATGGAATTTTAGATTTTTTTGTTGAATCTGAAATTAATCTAGCTCAAAGAGATTGGGAAGAAATACCTTCTGGTAGGCATTATGATTCATATAGTTATAATGATGTTGATGATTTATTTGATGCATCTATTATAAAAAAGGATAATGTTTTCAAGTATGATTATTCTTTAAGTGCTAGCAGATTCATAACTAATTTAACATCTTTTGGAGAAATACAATCTAGAGATTATAATCCTGAAGTTGCTGAAAAGTGTTTTAGTTATTATCCTAGCCGTTTGATATATTCATTGCAAGCTCAAAATGAAATTAAGAAGGATTTTTGGCGAGTTTTTTTACCAAATAATTATAAAGACTTTAGCCAAATAACTACAATAAAACCAATTAATCAAACCGGCGCTATTATATTCTTTCCGTATAAGTCACCCCAGTTGTTTCAAGGTGTTGATGCATTACAAACAGATTTAGGTGTAAAACTTGTAATTGGTGATGGAGGTTTATTTTCACAACCTTTGCAAAATATAACCAATTCGGATTTGTCAAATGAATACGGTTCTTGTGAAAATGCAAGATCTGTTGTTAATACACCTTATGGTTTATTTTACATTTCACAGGAACAAGGTAAGATATTCATGTATCAAAATTCTTTAGTTGACATTTCAAACTATGGAATGATTACTTGGCTTTCTAAATACTTACCTTCAATTCTTAAGAGTCAATTCCCTGAAATTGAAGACACAGTATTATATGATAATCCAGTAATTGGGATTGGTTGTCAGTCTGTATATGATATCAATTATGATATTGTTTATTTCTCTAAGAAAGACTATAGTGTAAAACCTGAGTTTAGAGAAAATATGACGTTTAATCCATTGACTAATTTATTTAGTTACACATATGAATCTGGTATATCATTGAGTGTTTCAGTGGGTGATCCTCAGTTTTTTGATGATGTTTCTTGGACTATTTCTTTTAGTCCTAAATCTAAAGCCTGGGTTTCTTTTCATGATTGGTTTCCTGAGTTATCAATTCCAAGTACTAATCATTTTTTAACCACAAAAACAACTACATTAAAACAACCATATTGCCCACCAGGTTACACATATAATATTTCTACAAACAGTTGTGAAAAGATTATTAATCAATCTTCTCCAGCTATAGTTTCTGTTCAAGAATTACCAGCAACTATAGTTGGAAATAATTGCAGTTGCCCAACTGGTTACACGATAGTTTATCCTAATACAAGTTCAACTCCTATTAGATATACTATGCCAAATGGTTTATGTTCATCTTTAGAAGGTAAAAAACCAATTTGCAGAAAAGTCACTTGCAATTGTCCACCATCTCCTGTTTCTTGGGCAACAACTACTACTACCGGTGAGTGTGATAATCTATATTTAACTGGCCCTAATGGAGATCCAAATTATGTAAATAGTAATCCTTTAATATGTAATTACTTTACTTTAGATAGTGTTGTTCCAAGTTTAACAGGTGGTACTATTTGGAGGCATAATTATCGTTGTGATCTTTATTCTAATTACTATAATGTAAACTATCCTTGGGAAATTGAGTTTACAGAAACTACAGGGCAAACGGTTACAACATTAAGAAATGTTGAATATCAATTAGAATCCTATGTATATAAAGGTGACTTGCACAATGGATGCGGTGATGACAGGTGGCATGATTTAGATTTTAATTTTGATGAAGCAATTATTTATAATACAGAGCAAGTTTCTGGTTTGTTAAAACTAGAACTTAATGCTAAAGAAAATCCTTATTTAAATTTAAACTATCCTTTAATTGGACCAAATGATATAAAAATACTTTACACTAAAGAAGAGCAGAAGTATAGATTTAATCAATTTTGGGACATAACTAAGGATCGTGGTGAATTTACAAATGCTGAGGAGCCAATCTTTATTACAAAATTAAATGGTTATATTAAAGAATTAAATGCCGTTAATTTAGATTATCAAAAGTCTGCAGATCAAAGAAAGAAATTTAGACATTACTACAATAAAATATTTTTAAGAAAAAATGTTTCGGGTAATAGAAAAATGCTATTGAAGGTATTTAATACTAAATTTTTAAATTCGCCTAGGTAATGAAAAAAAATTCACTTTTAAATTTTTTATCTGATACTGGGTATAAACGTAATAGCCCGGATGTTAACCGGCCATTAAATGTTATCCCTTCTGGTAGAATTACAATGCAAGATGTTGACTTTCCTGTGAGGGGTGTTGATAACTTGGGTAATGAAATGTTTATGATGCCTGGGGGAGAGTATTTCTTTCCAGGCGATTATGTTGTAGAAACACCTATGATGCAACGTGGAGGATTAACATTTCAACAGTATTACACACCTGCTGCTGAATCTACAGGTGCAAACTATACACCAACAATGACTGTGCAAGCTGCTGAAAGACTTAAAGCAATACGTGATGCTCAGGAGTTGGCTAGAAGAAAACAGGCAATACAAGCTAGTCAAGCAGCAGCTTCAAGATCTTTTAGAGAACGTTTGACACCAGAAAACTTAGCTCAAGAAACTGGTGCTACCGGTGATAAACTCAGATTCTTTCCAAATGACCCTGATAGTTTTATTGATGACTATCTAAACCCCTTAAAAATGGTGGGAGATATGGCATCTGGTTTAGGGAGAATCCCGCTTAATGTAAAGCAAGGTAACTATGGTGCCGCAGCACTAGATGTTGCAATCCCTTTAACAATAGGAGCATTAGCAGGACTTGGCACAAAGAGTGCTGGACAGTTTGTAAACAACCTGGCAAATCCTCTGGCAGGTACTGGTCAGTTTTTGACAACAAAAACTCCTTTAAGAAATGTTTACAACTTAATTCCTGAAGGAACTTTTCCTGGATACTCAAAGTTGAGAAATGCTGATAAATCATACAGAGTTGCGGGCATGGATGCTTACGATGACTTTGTTGAAAGTGGAATACTTAGGTCTAATACACCTGATATGCCTGTAGGTGCCAGTTTAGAAGAAAGAATGATGGGGGCTCGTCCTACAGGGTTTCCTTCTTTTCAAAAAGGGTTTGCAGATTTAAGATATTTGCCAGATAATGGAGGTGTTGTTTTTGAAACAGGCTTGCCCACCTTTAAAAGAGGTGAAATAAACCCCGTTACCGGACAACGTATAAGAGGCAGACACTACGCACACAGGGTCATTGACCCAAACACAGGTGCTACTATGTCAAATATACCTGGAGAAAACATTTCTGTATATGAAAGTTTCCCACATTGGTTAAGAGGTTATAAAGAAATTCCTAAACCTGCATCTAGTGAAAGTGTTGGAAATATATTTTTTAAAAAAAAACCGCTTCCTGATTGGGTCATTAAACAAATGAGATATTTAAGTTTACCTGAATTAAACAATCCACAAGCTTCTGAAGTTTTAGAAAATTTTAGAATAAGAATTGGTACACCAGAAGGAAAAAAAAGATTAAAAGAATTGGGGATTACAGATACTAAAGTTTTTGATAATTTAAAAATAATTGCAAATAAAGAAACATTAGGCGAATATTGGCTTAATAGAATTGCATTACATCCAGAATTACCTGAAGTTAGAAATGTTACTAGACATGAGATAGAACATGGTGTACAGGATGCTGTGCAGCAAGCAAGAATGAATAAGTTTAATCGTGATCATTATGATTATTTTAAATATTTGTTTAGTCCCAAAAAAGCAGCTGCAGCACACGCTAAAGCTTTAAAACCTACTTCAGATATAGACGATATATTAAGTGGTTTAGAGTTAAGAAAAACACCCCAAAAAGTTGATTGGAATACAGTTAAATCAGTAAGAGAAACACCAGAACCACATAGATTATTTGAATATATGTCTGACAAAAAAGGTGCAACAAACTATTTTGATTCAGGATCACAAGGAAAAGAAAAATCCGCTTTTCTTGCGGAAGTTCAACAATATATGATGGATCAAGGAACTATTCCAAAAACTTCATACATAGATATTACTCCAGAAATGGTTAGGAATACTTTTATAGATTCTAGGTTTGACACAGAAGGTGTGGGTAAAATTTTAAGACTGTTTAATATAATGAAACCCACACAAAATAATTATAAATTAATTTCTAAAGGATTAAATAAAATGTTGAGTATAGCACCATATGCTGTACCAGCGGCAATGAGCGTAAAAGCATTACAAGAAACACCTCAATATCAAAAAGGTGGTCAGCAGGTTGGAACAGATATATTGGATAAATATAAAAGCTATATTATGGGTGATTATAAACCAGAAGAAGAAAAAGATTTGAAAAATACTTATGATAAATTAAATAGACACTATTATAAAAAGGCAAAAGAAACCGGTAAATCTGTGCCAAATTATATTATGTCTTTATTGTAGATAATGCTGACTCAAACCTTATTAATATTATAAATTACACGTATTTGTTTGTATATTAGTATTAACCGCTCTTTTAAATAAAGTATAAATATGATTGTTGATCCTTTTAGTTATTATAATAATTTGTATTCTCAGAGTGGTACTTTGAAAAAAAAATACCAGGAAGGTGGTTCTAATGGGTATGAATCTGAAGATTCTTTAAAAAGTCAGGTGTCAGAAATGATTGAATCTGGTGAATCACCAAAAACTGTTGCTGCATATCTTTCTCAAATTGGTTTAAGCGAATCAGAGATTAAGGATATGTTTTCTGAATACGGCTATTCAGATAGTGACTTAGAAGAGCTTTTTAATTCAGAGGAAGAAACTGATGATTTAGAAGAAAGTGATGAGTCAGAAGAAACTAAAGAAGATGAATCAGATTCTGATTATTCAGAAGATTCTTCCGGTTCTGATGTTTCGTTTGGTTTATTTGGTAATGATCTTCCTGAAGCTCAGTATGGTAATGGAGCAAATCCATTGACCATAGATCAATTTATGAATTTTGTTAATGGTCAAGATGGGTATGTGCAAAATCCAATTGCGGATTATTTACCAATGGATTTAGCATCAAAAAGTAATATTGCAGGTGCGGCGTTTGCTTTAGCTAATAGTGCTGCAGGTTTATTTAGCGGAAAAACAGATCCAGCAACCGGTTTAAAGCAAGGTTTTTTTAGAGATTTAAAAGTCAAAAGAGAAAGACAAAAGGAAATTGCACCTTATTATTATGATTATAAAGTGAATATAAACGCGGGTGATACAAATCAATATGCCGCAGATATTAATGATTTATATAGTGCTGCTAAAAACAAAGGTCCGCTTAGAACCAAAGATGAATATATTGCAGATGAATTGCAATATTCAAGAATAGCCCCTGGTGCTAAGCCAGATACATATAATTTTATGTATCGTAATAGACCAATAAATGAGAATCTATACAATGATGCACAAAGAAAAAAACTAAACCAATTTATAGAAAATAGCATTCCAGCATCAGAACCACTTATTAATGTACCTGAATACAGTTTACCTAAAGCTCAAATTGGAGGTTTGGGCGCACCACTAGGACTTAATTGGTCACCTAGGTTTGTAAGATCTAGTGAATCAAATTCAAATGATGAGTTTGAAGATTCTGTAGAAAAAAGAATTTATATAGAGGACCCTAGAAAAATAAATGCTACAACTGGTAAAAAAATAAATCCCAATAAAGATTTGTTTAGTGGTGAATATGATCTAACTGTTATTAATGATCTTTTAAAGAGATCAAAGTTAGACGGTCTTAGTAGAGAAGATGCTTATAATTTATTAGCAATGGGATTGCAAGAAACAAATCTTGGTAAAACAGATTCTAACATTGGACATGTACGTCAAGGTACTAAAGAAGAAACTGATTATATTGCTGGTTTTGCAAAAGCTTACCGGGATAAAATGCAATATGCGGATAGATTGAAGATTAAAGATCCAGCGCTTAGGCTACAGGTTTATAATGGTTTAGGTATGGTTTATCCGGATACAGAAAAGAAATACCATACTTTTGAAATGAAAAATGTGTATGGTGTACCTGTACCTAAATCTGGTATAAACATGCGTAAAAATCCTTTATATGGAAAAAGAATTATTGATCTAAGGGATAATGTTTTGATGAAGAACAAAGAATTAAAAAGTATTGTAGATCAATATTACAGTCCTAAAATGCAAACAGGTGGTCAACCTGTTACATTTGATGAATGGGTTAATAGTGCCCCAAATGCCATGGAGCGCATGTTTAGAAAAAACGATCAAGTGGGTTATAATAATTATGTAAATGATTTAACTAAAACTTTGAATACACCTGAAGTTGATACAAATCAAACCAGCTTTGTGCAAAACTTAGGACCTTTTCCTGAGGAGCTTATGGTTGATACAGCGCCTAATGCTAAAATGCTTACGCCTATAGATGTAAAGGATAAAGCTATTAATCCTAGTTTTATGCCTAGTCTTCCGTTTAAACCAGTTCCAAAACCTGAACAAGAAATGCTTCCGATGCCTTCTTCAAAGCCTGTAGGAGAGTTTAAACCAAGCCCACTTTTACCCGTGGATAGCCCTAAAGTAAAAATAACAAATAAAGCTGAGGGTGATTTTAATAGATTTATGGATAGTCGTTTTATGCAGGGTTATGGCAATTTAAGTAATTTTGCTGTTAATGCCGCTGACTTTGCAAATGAAATCTTTAAAGATAAAAAAAGAAAGAATGCGGAAGGACGGTTATATGATATGACAATGGCAGATAACTATTACAGTTACAATGCTAATCCCATGAATAAAAAAGGAACTTGGGATGTTAATACAGGTTTACAGGAGCAAAATAATTATACAAACTATCAAATGTTTCAAGAGGGTGGAATGTATAAAGGAAGTAATACTAATCAATATGCTGAGATTTTAGATTTAGATTCTGACTCAATAGCTGAATTGATTTCATTGGGGGCTAACATTGAAATACTATAAACATGGCAAAAGTAAAAATTTTAAATTTACCTGAGGGGATTACAATTAAAAATGGTAAAGTTCTGAAAATGCGTGATGGCGGTAATATAACCGGCGATCAATCTAATTATGGTTTAGTTACATACCCTAAATTTCCAGGAAGTATTAATAATGAAGCGTTTAATATCAGGCATAGCTTAAACGCAGTACCTAGAAATCAAGCAAATTTGGAAGCTGAAGGTGGTGAAACTGTTCTGACAGATTTGGATAATGACGGCTTGTTTGGTCTTTATGATATTAAAGGACCAAGACATTCATCTGGTGGTGTTCCTTTAAATCTTCCAGAACAATCATTTATATTTTCAGATACCCAAAGTATGAAACTAGGCGGTAGTGATTTAAAACAATTTGATATCAATAGTAGAAAAAAGATTACACCAGCTCAGGTTTCCAAACGTTATGATCTAAATAAATACTATGGAAAAATTAAAGATGAGTTTGCAGATGAAATACAAGTTAGAAGTGCCGAACTAATGATGGATAAAAATAAAAAAACTTTATCTAAATTGGCTTTTGTTCAAGAGGCAAAAAAGAATTTTTCAGATGGTGTTCCTGTTATTTCTCATCCATACCTTATATCACAAGGTATTGATCCAATTGAATTTACAGCAAGAGTAGAGGAAATATCTAATGCTAAAGCTTTAGGTAAAGCTGTTAGTGGTATGTCTGAACAGCAGTTGGTTAATCTAATGATGTTGCAAAACATGATTGCTGAGTCTAATAATCAAAGTACTTTTCAGGAACCGGCTCAAGTTGGCTTTGATGAAAGTTTTGTTCAACAGCCAATGGCAAGATATGGATTTGAATTTACTCCTGGTTTAGATTTATATCAAAAGAAAGGTGAAGTTAAAAATAAAGCATTTGATCAAAATGCATTAGACTATCTTAAAAGTTTAGGTATAAATTTTGATCTTGCAGGCACAAACTTAGAATTTGAAAATATACAGTCTGAATCTAAAAATAAAAAAGGTAGGTTTGGTTCTGCTTCTGAAAATGAGGAAAAATTTAAAAGTGCTTGGGCAGGTATTTATCCTGATCTAGATGCACTTATTAAATCTTTAGATACTTACACACCTGGTAAGAATGAATCATATAAAAACCCTGAAGTTGTGAAATTTCAAAAATGGTTTGATGAAGTTTATGTTCCTAAGGAGGTTGATAGAATTAACACGTCTGTAAAAAATTCTGGGAGACCTGAGCTTACTGATGAAGAAAAAAATAAACTTAGAACTGATTTGTCATCTAGAATAGGATTCAATCCTAATGCAAAAGGTAAAGATTATGATGGTAAGTTTGGAACGTTTAGTTCTGCAGTTAGACCTTTTAATTATAAAATAGAGCCTTTAACTCAAAGAGAAGCAGTTACTCAATCTACAAATACTCCTCAAAAGGTAAAAACAATTACACCTGCAAATCCAGCTTTGCCTGGAAATAGGCCAAGTCCTCAATGGTGGTTGCAAGATTTACTTCAGATGAATAGTATTGCCGGAAGAAACAGAGATATGTTTTTCCCGTTTCAACCTAATGTCCCAGATGTTGATTTGGGATATGTTTTAGAAGATCCTACAAGAGCCATTGCTGCTATCAATGAGAATGTTGGTCAGATTGGTGAGGCTTATGGCGCTTTTGCTGGTCCTCAATCTTTATCAGCAAGAATGTCCCAAACTCAAGGTAAAGCTGCTGAATTAATTGCAAATGAGATTGGTAGAGTTAACCAAAGAAACACGTCTGTTATTAATCAAGGTTTGGCTAGAAAAGCCCAATTTGATTTGTATGCTGGTAGAGAAAGAAGAGATAGACTTACAAAGGAGTATGATGATACACAGACTGTATTACAAAAATACATGGATGAAAAGAACTTTGACCGAGAACAGTATAATATGGCTTTGTCAAATGCTATTACTAACAGAGCTAATACATACAACTTAAATTCCCTTCAAGATTATTTTCAAATTGATCCTACTAGCGGAGGTGTTATTGGTCAATTTAGTTCTAAAGCTTTTGAACCGGTTCCGCCTTCAGACATGAGTGATCAAATGATTCAGTCTTACGTGAATCTTGCTAAAGATTTAAAAGCTGGAGGTATTGAACCAACAGCAGATTTAGTAAATAGTATAATGGGTATTAAACAACAGACATTACCACAAGAAACTTATGCTCAAAGAGCATTTAGGAGTATGCCTCAAGGTTATGGTTTTGACTACAGACAATCTCAAACTTACCCAAGTCCGTATGCAACTCCGTTTAATCCAGGTTCAACTTTACCTGAAGGATACTAAATGTAATTGATAAACTTAAAAAGTTTATTGATTTAATTTTTAAAACTAAAAAAATTTTTGTAATTTAGAGATATGGCAACTTATACACAGGGAAACCAACCTTATTTACCCAATTGGCAGCCTTTTACACCGGACTATAAATTTTTGTCTGATGTTTTAGATACAAAAACTAACAGGTATAATACAAATTATAAAGAGTTAAATGATTTGTATGGTAAGGTTGTTTATTCAGAATTGAGTCGTCAAGACACTAATGAAATGAGAGATCAATTTACAAACACTTTAGGTAAACAACTAGAGCTAGTTTCAGGTATGGATCTCTCTGTTGCTCAGAACGTTGACTATGCTAAAAAGTTGTTTAAGCCTTTCTATGATGAAAAGATTATTGTAAAAGATATGCTCTATACAAAAAAGTATAGAGATGATATGCAATATGCAAATCAGCTTCAACAATCACCAGATCAGCAAATGAGAGAACTATACTGGACAACCGGTGTAGAAGCTTTGAATTATCAAATGCAAGATTTTAAAAATGCTTCTGCAGACGAAGCTTTGGGAATGTCACTTCCTCAGTATGTTGCAGATGCCGATCTAGAACAAAAAGCATTAGATTATTTAAAAAAGCAAGGTTTTGATGTGACAATGGATAGTATATCTCCGGATGGTGCTTTTATTGTAAAAGATAGAAATGGTAATTTAATTACGGAACAAGCATATAGGATGGCTAGTAGAGCGCTTTTAGATGATCCCATTGTACAACAAGCTTATTATACAGATGCCTATGTAAAGTCAAGAAAGTTTGCAGACTCAGGTATTCAGACCGGTAATTTTAAATCAGTGAGTGAAGGTCAAAATGCTTGGGCTAGTGAAGTCATTAATGTTTATGAAAAAAATCTAGCCATTAGATCATTAAATGAAAAAGCAGATTTGAGTAAACTTCAGGATATAAATGTCAATTGGGAAAATTACATTAAAAATTATGGTATTATTCCTGGTTCAACCGAAGAGCAAGAATTAAATGTTGTACAAGATGAATTAACGTCAAAGTTAATGGCTTACCAGCAAACGCAAAGTATTTTGCAAAATGCTGGTACTATGGATACTAAAACTACAAAAGGACTTTTAAATAAAGCTTATAGTTTGATAATGGGTTATAATATGCAGGATGATCTTTCCGCAGGTGTTGTAGCTTTTTCAAATATTAACAAAAGTAGAGAACTTAAAGTAAACGACTATTATAAGCAAAAGCTTGATCACCAACATGATTTTGCAAAAATTCAACAGCAGCATACAAATGCTATGACGGAAGAAGCGCAAAAGCAGAGGAATAGAATTGATTTAGAAAAATTAAAAGGTACAATTGGTGGATCTGACTTTATAAATAGTATATTAGGTGGAGGCATGGATGCTTCAGGTGCTGTATATAATGAAATGGGTACTGAATCTTCTGCTATAGATACTGAAACAGGTTTGGCAATTGACCCTAAAAAATATGATTATGTTAATGGTCAACAAAATAAGATCCTTAATTATCATCAGGATGCACTTAATGAAAACATCCAATTTGGATTAGAAGCTTTAGAAAAGTTTTATCCATCAAAAAATGGTAATAATCAATATTCACTTAACTTTGAAAATACAGGAATTACTACTACCAAAGTGGGATCTTTACCAGAATTAAGGCAGTATCTACAAGATCCTCGCAATAAAACTATTGCTGAAGGATTTATATATAAAATGCATGCTTTAATGAAAGATCCGGATTTGGCAGTTAAGACAAATCCAAATTTTGTTAAAGAAAACAGTGGCGCTAATTATCAAGAATTACAAACTAGATTTGATGTCTCTATGGGTCGTTTGACTGCTGTAGATAATATACAAACCCAATTTATGGGTACAGTAAGTGATAATTTTGATAAAGCAATTCAAACAGATTTAACATCTGAAACTAAATCTGTGCGTGAAGATATAGCTGCCGGTGCACTTAAAATTATTCAGCCGTCTCAAAATGGAACATCCAGAATAATCTCAGAGCAAGAATTTATTGCTGACTTTATTCAGAAGGCAAAATCTAAAGGTCCACAAAATAATAAATATTATTATTACGCTTCACCTGCAGCTTATACTAGAGCTTCTATAGGAACACTTCCTCCAGGGGGAGTAAGTGCGCAGGACTTAGCTATGAGTTCTAGTAGAAGACCTAAGACGGATGGTTTTATATTTAATGAAAATTTAGCTGTGGCAAATGCAGTTAAGTCTTACAAAAGACAAAAGGATATTATGAATGCTACCCTTAGTGGTGTACTTAATACCGAAGCTGAAAAAGGTGGCAAAGGAAGGATCTTTCAAAGTTTTGACGCTGGCTCATTTATGAGAGGTGTACCAAAAGATCAAATGACTGCTGCTGATGCTCTTAAAAATCCGTCCTATCCTTCGTTCTTTGATCCAACAACAATTGGTAAAGATCCATTGTCTCAAAGGAATTTTGCTTTTTTGGTTGGACAGGTTAAGAAAACACCGTCTCAAGATTTAACGTTCTATGCTGGTGATATTGGTAAAGATGATGTTAGAACTGAATCAAGTAACGCTAAGGCTAAGCAAGTATTTGATCAATGGTTGTTAAGTGTTTCTTCTTTTTCAAATGCTAAAGCAAGTAAGACAAATATACCAAAAGCTAATATTACATATAATCCTGTATATGGTGCAAATGATGCGGATAATTTGGGAAAAACTAAAGCGGCATATGTGATAACTTTTGATACAGATTGGTTACAGTCTTTGCAAGGAAGCACTAATAAACCTGGTTTAATTGGCGCAATTGAACTTGAATCATTTAAAACAATAACTATATCTTTTCCTCAGGATAAAGACGTTAGTGACAGAAGTTTTAAAGATTTTAATTTTTCTAATGTGATTTATGATGTAGAGTATTCACCTGAAAAGCAATATGTAAAAAATATTGATTCCGGAGGTAGAGTAAGAGTTTATAAAAACGCAAAAGATGAATTGATTTTGGAGACTCAACCCACCATATATAATATTAAAACGGGGAATATGGAGCCATTGCAAGTTCAAACATTTCCTATAGGGCAAATTGCAAGTGGAAGTCCTATTGAACAAATTGATTTTATAGTGCAACAAAAAATCAATCAGCTTAATATTATAGCTCAAAATAATAACAAAAATCAGTTGGCAAATAAAAAATCAAAACAATAACTTATTTAAGTATGCTAAATGCTAATACAAACGAAAGACTAATGTCGGAAGGTGGTTTGCCACAAACAAATCCTCAAATTCCAGATAGTAGTAAATTTGAGTTTCAATCTGTATATGATTTTTTTTCACCACCAGATACTCCGGAATTTAATCAAATTATGGATCCTGAGTATGAAAATATGCTTAGGCAACATGCACAACAAATTAATTCCTATGCTCCTGCTGCTATTGGTAATTTAAATACACCAACACCAACATTATCTTCAGAAACGTATAACCCCACAAAGCAAAGAACCGGATACAATTTATCTACTCCGGATGGTATACATGCGTTACTAAATGATTTTTCAGGAGTAATTAAGAGTGACAAACCGGTTATAGCAAATCCAATTGCAGCTGGTATTAGAGAAAGTAATTTTGATAGATACTATAAACATCCTAAATTTTCAAAGTTAGGCTGGCATCCTTACGCTGACAATGAATCTTTTTACAATGCTAATTCTTCTTGGTGGGATGATTTTGGAAGAATGAGTACTCAGTTCGGTAATCTTGCTAGCACAGGGTTTGTTTCATCATATCGTTCTATTGGTGATTTGTTTGATTCAGATTCATATTTTTCAGGTACTGATATGGAATCAGCATCAGAATTTTCTGATGCAATGCGAATTGGGAATAGTACACGAGGTGGTGTTGCTGGTTTTGCCAATAATTTAGCACTTCAGTTTGGATATACCGCTGGTATAATTGGGTCTATTGCGGTTGAAGAACTTGCCCTTAGTGCTGGGGCAGCACTTCAAGGATATATGAATCCTTTAGCAGATGCTGCTCTTGCAGGTAGAACTGCGTTGAATATGGGTAGATTAGGTAGAAGTATAGCACAATCTTTTGATGTTACAAGGTTTGCCGGTGCTACAAGAAATATGTATAATACATTAAGGTCTGTAGACGCGGCAAAAGATTTCTATTCTTTTGCTAAAACTGGTGGTAGAATTGCAGGTCAAATTTTTGCACCAGAAACTTACAGGGCAATAAAGACCTTAAACAGTACTGCAAATGGAGCGCAAAATCTTACAAACATGGCCAAAGTTTCAAAAACTTTTGGTGGTTTTTATAGGGATTTGAGATCTTTGAACTTAGCGCTTTCTGAATCAAAGATGGAAGGTGGTATGGTTTATGCTCAGCAGTTGGCAAATAATTATGATTATTATTCTGAAAAAAACAACGGTACCCCAGTCACTGAAGAGCAAATGGGTTTGATCACAGAAAATGCATCTAGAGCTGCATACTGGACTACACTTCAAAATGCGCCAACAATATTCTTTTCAAATCAATTGCTTTTAGGAAACGCTTTTGGAGCATACAATAAATCATTAAGTAGAATACTAAATGATAATGTTAGTGGTTTGGCCGGTAGAGTCATAAGAGCAAAGGGTATCACTGAAGCTGGTAAAGCTGTGACTCGTCCATTTATAGATGCAGGTACAGGTTTAAAGGGTCTTTATAATACAGTTAAAGCTGCTGGAGTAAGGGGTAGTGTACAAATGGGTGCGCATGCTTCACTTAGATATTTTGCTGCTAATTTATCTGAAGGTATCCAAGAATTAACCCAAGAGGCAATTGCTCATGGTACAAAAGATTACCATCTTGAAATACTTAAAGATCCTGCATCTGGTGGAAAAGATTTATTGTCTGCAACAATTGCTTCAGCGGTTGGTTCTCAATTTAATTCCCAGGGATTTGAAACTTTCATGTCCGGATTTTTAATGGGTGGTCTTGCACAAGGACCACAAAAATTACTTTTTCAAGGATTACCTAGTTTGTATCAACGTACTTTTGAAAAAGAAAAGTTTGAGGAATACAAAAAAAATAAAGAAACTTATATTAATAACTTAGTTAATTCTTTAAATGATGCTTACGAGATCACAGCAAATGATCCAATGAGCTCAATTTTTGATACAAACAAAGTCAATCTTGTTTCTCAAAAACAAGCAAGTGATAATATACTGCAATCAATATTTGATGATTCAGAATTTGATTTTGTAGATGCTAAAGATTTTTCAAAATTTCAGTCTATTTACACAGTTCTTTCTAGTGGTAAAGCATCTGACTTTAAAGCTCAGTTCAGAGATTATTTAAAGATGACCAATGAGGAATTGGCTCAAATTTTTCCGGCTAGCAAAAAAGATATAAAATCAGGAAAGCTTGCATCTAGAATGCAAGATATGATCAATAAAATTGATCAGCTTGAAGATTCATTTAATGAAAATAAAAATAAATTTCAGAATCCGTTTAATTCATCTATTTACAGAAAAGGTACTAGAGAGTATAATGAGGAAAGAATAAAAGAAATGTCTTTTGAGCATGCTAGATATCTTTACATGTTTACTGAAGATGGTTTTAAAAGAGCTTTGGAAAGATCTAAACTACTTTATGATGACTTAGCATCTGATCCAATTGTTGGAAAAATGGCAGCTAGTGATATTACAGTTTTGTTAGATCAAAACTCACTGGCTAAAGAAATTAAAATGCTCCTCAGTGAAATTTCTGTTTTAGATCCAAAGGAGAACAAAGAAATTATTGAAGCAAAAACAAATAAACTTAAAGGTCTTGATGCCGTGTTTAATGTTTTATATGCTAAAGAAAACTTAAATGCTAAAGGTAATTTTGATAAACGTAAAATAAATAAGTTACGCAAAGCTTTTGAAACTTATGTTCAATTGCTAGCAAAATCAAATGGTACTTTTGCGGATCAAAATAAAATAAAAGAAGCGCTTAAAAAAATTATAGACTATAAAGATCTTTCAGAAAGAGCAAATGCTTATAACAAATCTATTGAGTACATGAATAACCCAGATAGATTTGATGAAATCAGATTAAGGGCTTACGAATTTTATAAAAGTATTTTTAGAAATAGAGCACAGGTTTTTAAAGAGTCACTTAAAAATTATATTTCTAAATCTGAAATAAACCAATTTTTGAATGAGCTTGATAAACTAAATGTAATCCCTGATCCGGAAGAAGTTAAAATCTTTATGCAAAATGGAGACATTAATGTTCTTCAAAATTTTTATTCTGAATCAGGATTGGTTGGAAAAAATACTGACCCAGATATTTACGATCAAATTCAAGGATTAATAAATATTTATAAAAGTTCAGTAGAACCTACAGTCACTGAAAAACCAGAAGATGAAGCAACTGCAAAATCAAATGTTGAAGAAAATATAGATGCACTATTAGAAAGTGCTAAAATTGATGATGCTCCAGAAAAAGCTGAAACATCCGTATATGGAACTGAACCAAACATAAATCCTTTCATTAAAAAATTACTAGAGGCTAAATATAGATTATATGTTGGCCGCCAAATTAGTTTGGGTAAGAGTCCTGTATCTCAAATTAATTGGCTTAAAGGCAAAGAAGCAGAAAGTTATTTGAATGCATATAAAGCTTTAAAAAAGGTATGGTATAATGATCTTAAAAATTCAGGGCAACAAAGCTTAATTGAAACTAATGGTAATTTTGATATAGGTTTTGAAGAATGGTTGAAGAGCAAACAGGATGATCCTATCATTGATAAAGTATTTGATATAGTTGACTTAACTATTCACGATTTTATTAAAATTCCAACTCCTAATTCAAGTTTTGTTTCTAATACTTCTGACAAAGTTGTTGATGATACATTTGATAACGTAGTGATTATTGAAAATAAAACTTTGATTGATGATCCTGATACAGGACTTTCTACACAAACTTCAATTTTTACAGTTAGAACTAAAGCGGGTCAATTAATTGAAGATGCATATACAAAAGCAGCCGGTGTTTCATCTGGAGCAGCTTTTAGTAATATTAGTAAAGCGCGTGAGGCAGCTAAAAAACTAGATCCTTTATTGGTTGAAAATACACCTTTTAAATTTGGGGATAAAGAAGTATTTTATGGTTCTTCTGTATATGATAAAAATGGAGATGGTTATGTAGTAATTGGTACGGCTCCTGAAGTTCAAAGAGGCGGTAAATTATTTTTACTTCCTTTTGATAAAATAAAGAATGCTTCTACTAAGCAAGAGAGAAATAGGTTAGCTAAGAAAGTTACTGAAGATGAGTTTACAAACGATTATGTTTTAGATGAATTTAATTTTTCCAGGCTTTCTGAAAATACTTCTAAACTTTTAGTTGACGAGGCAGTTGGTGTTTATAGTTTTAGAAATGCAAATGAAACTGAAGAGCAAGCAAATCTTAGATTGCAAACTATTTTAGAAAATTTAACGCCGGAGGAAAAAAAGTTTCTTTTAGTTATTAAAAGAAATCCCAAAGAAGGAGTTAGAGGTAAATATAAAATAGGAACGAAGGATGAAAATCCTTATATCAATAAAGTAGCTGAGCCATTTTCTGTAGGTCTTACTTTTGCAGATCCGAACACAAGATCAAGAATAAATAATATACTTTCACAAAATGGAATAGAATTAAGTTCAGATCCAAATGGTGTATTTGGTTTTGTAAGAACTGGGTCCGTTCAATTTGTAAATAAAAAGAATGAGGTTATAAATCCAGTAAATCTTCCTAAGGAAATTATTGATGACACGTTTAAAATTTATGAGTCTCAGGAACCAAATGCTGTAACTAATATCAGAAATAATTTTGCAATTCAACAAGCTTTTGTTGATCAGATTGCTGATAAGATGGAAGGTGTAGATAGTATAATTATTCCTGCCAATGAGTTACCAGAATTTAGTTTTAATATTGGTTCTTCAGTTTATGTAAAAAATAAATCTGAGCGGAGTATATACGATCTTAAATACAATACTGTAGATGGGGTCCGCGTATTAATGATTAATGATAAACTTAAAGATGGAACTATATTAAGTCGCATATTAACGGATATTGATGACATTGATGAGAGCAATGCTTTTGTAAATAAACTTGAATCTGATTTAAAAGCCCAGCCTGGTTTATTTGAAGTTTTACAAAAAAGTCAGAGATATGTTCTTTTGATTAAATCACCTAATGGTTTATTTACCGGTGCTCCTTTAAAAACTAATAGACTTTCTGATGATCAAATTTTTGAATTAGGTCGTGAACTTATTAAAGAAGGTATTAGAACAATTAATGAAAACTTAGTTGGTGAAGGATCTGTAGAAACAAAGAAAATTAAAGACCCAAACTTTAATATTGAATTTAATAGAGCTTTTAATAAAAAGTTTTACATTACAACTAACATTGAAGGTTATACTGTTGAAATTAATGTTAATTCAGATGGTACATTTAGAGCGGAGCTGTACGATAAAAACGCAAAAAAAGTTATTGGTACTTCATATATAAATGAAGGCAGGCAAGGAACTCTTGATTATCAAGATGTTGAAAATCCAGATATTATTGAACGTCTTTTAGATAACCTTCAGAAAAAGGGTATTGATAAAGCTACTCAGGATTACAAAGAAGATAAGAAGAAAGATCCATCTTTAGAAATTCCTGAATGGACTAAACTAGAAATTTCAAAATCTAATGTAAGAGATAGTTTTCAAGAAGATGCAACTGTTGATACAGTTATTAATAATACTGTAACAAATCTTGATGTTAATGTAAGAACTAATTATAAGCTTAGACTAAATGCAGGTTCAAATACCATTCAAGAAGTTTTATTATTTGCCGCAACGCCGGCTGCTATTCAGCAAGAAAATAAAGTAGTTGTTGAGGAAACACCTGTAGCTCCTGTTTCTGAAATAGAAGCTAAGAAAGCTGATATAGAAAGAAGAAGAAAAATATCATTAACTAAAATAACAGCAGAACAAGCTAAAAATATATCAGGTATACAAGATCTTGAAGGTTATTATGAAATTAATGGTTTTTGGGAAGGAGTTTATATAACAGATAAATTTGAAGGAAGGTCCACTCCTTATAAATCTGCTATTACAGCAAATTCTGAGAAAGAACTTTTAGATAATATCAATGCTAAATATGATGCAGAACTAGTTGCTTTAGAAGGAGTTAAACCTGCACCAATTGCTGTAACTACTCAAGAAGTTACAGCACCTCTTAAAAGAGAGTTGCAACAGAATCAAGTAAGAATAAAAGAGATTGAAGCTGAGATTGATAATGCTGAATCCGATATGGTTAAAGCAAGTCAATTAATGGAAGATAATGCTGAAAGGCAAAAGTTAATTGCGCGGAACAGAGAAATTCAAAGAAAGCTGCTTGCTAACAAAATTGTAAGTAAAACACTTAGTGAACAAGAAGTTGCTGACATTGATGAGTTTGTAATTTGGGCAAATAATAATTTGCCAAACTTTATTACTGTTGAAGATATTTCTAATCTTAGAGATAACCTGGTTACTAACGGTGTACGTGTTGGGGCTTTTGTTTTATCAATGAATCAAATTGCAGGTGGAATGACCGTAAAAGGTACACTCTACACCGGCGCTAAATCTCCGTATAAATACCATGAAGCATTTCACGGTGTATTTAGATCTTTACTTTCTAATACACAACAAGATAAACTATACAAGATTGCTGAGGCAGAATTAAAAGCAAAGCTTGGTAATAAGTTTGAAGAAGAACTATCTAAGTTTAGAAACTCTGCTGATTCATATAAGGCAATGAGTAGAAAAGCTCTTGAAAAAGAGTTTTATGAAGAATACATGGCGGATGAATTTGATAAGTTTAAAATGGATCCTAGATCTACAAAAGCTAATCCGGCAATTAAAAACTTCTTTACTAGACTTATTGAATGGATTAAATCTTTGTTTAGTTCTTATTCACCTAATGAGCTTCAAGAATTATTCAAAAATATTGATTCAGGTAAATTTAAATCAGCATCGCCAATCAATAACAGATTTACTGATAGTCTAGCTAATGGTATCACTCTTGCTAATAAAATTATCCCTGTGGAGATGATTGAAAGTGAGACAGGTGCATTTGGATATAGGACTTTAGATAATGACTTTGCAAGAAGTCTGATATCTTCTATTTCTGCAAGAGTTATTATGCTTGAGCAAGAAAATAAAAATGCTAACTTTAATCTAAAGGAGGCGGTTAATGATTCTTTCAATAGATTTAGGGCTCTCTATAGTACTAAGCGAGAAGCCTATAAAACTATGGAACTTACACCTGAACAAAAAAGTAATCTTAGAGATATTGAAAAAGCTTTTTCTGATTTTTCTGATTTTATTAAGGAGGGTGTTTATGATCAATTAAAATATTATGATATTAAAACAAGAAACGTTGAAGATGATTTAGAAGATTTAGAAGAACAAGTAGGAGATAGACTTAGAACTACTGATCAGTATGACAAAGATGTAACTAGTATTGGTGGATTTTCTTCTCTTTCTTCATTCTTGAGAAAATACATTGGAACAACGTCTATTTCGGAAATGGACCAGTTTGGTAATGAATATTTGATTGATCAAGAAAAAGATATAAATGGAAATGTTATAGAAGGAACCGGTGAAAAGCTTTTAATTACTGTAGATTTTGCTACAGCTTATAATGGCTTTTTGAAAGCAGTTAAGAATATAAATGATCCCATTAAGATTTTACAACGTCTTTATTTTTTTGGTATTAATAATCCTCAAACTCAAGCTGTAGTAAACAAATTATTTCTTGATTTAGGAATTAAATGGGAAGGTCAACTTGAAAATGATCAACTTCCTCAGTATTCTAGTACTATAATTGAAAAATTTAGAAATGGCCAGGAAGTAACGCCAGAAGAATTAAAAGAAGGTATTAATAGACCTTTACTGTTTCAAGCTGTACTAAAAGGTTTTGAAAATGCACGTGTTGATTACTTGTTTATACATAGAAGTCCAGGCGATAAAGTAACCACATATACAGCAGCAAATAGAGATGATGCCAATACCCAAGTTGATAGATGGGGGCAAGCTTATATTCAAAAGTTTAAACGTTTAAAAACAAGTAAAGACGCTAGAGATAAAATTGTTAAAGAATTACAAACACTTGGGTCTTACTTGCAGTTTGTTGGAAAAGATGAGAAAGTAAGCAAAAAGCTTAAAAGCAGGGAAGATGATATACTTTTGAAAGATGCTATTAACTTTTCAAAAGTTATTGAAGAATATTTAGGTATTAGTTTAAGTCCAAAGTTTATTGAGTTTAGTATTGCAAAAAATCTTGAAGAGTTAACACCTTATCAGAAAGCATTACTAAATGCAAATTCTAATGCAAAAGTTTTAGAACAAACTGATGTTGTAGAAATTACGAAGGCTATCGCCAGTAATCAAAATTTATTTACTATAGACGAAGGTGTAAAGATTAGACTTAAAGTAATTGCATTATCTAATGCGGAATTTGATGAAAATGTTGGGGCTTCTGTATTCAAGAATCCAAATGGTGATTTAGTTTATGCTCACCAATTACCATCATTTCATTTAAAGAAAGTAAACTCACTTAATGATATTACAGATAATGGAGCGAAAATTGAAAAGTTAAAAAATTCTGATGACTATCTCAAAGATAACTTTCTTTTAAATAGTGAAGCATTTAAACAGCTTTCAGCTGAAGGTAAATTAAGAGTTCTAAGAATATCCGGATCAAAGATTGGTAATATTGATTTTGATGAAGATGGTTTGATGTCAGAAACTTCAGGTAGAACTCCTTCATCTGGTACAACTTATGGTGATTCAACACCAAGAGAATTTATTCTTAATTTGATTAATTCTTATAATTATGATGTTGACTCTTCAAAAGGTAAATTAAAAAATAAAATTTCTTGGGCAGCTGAAGATAAAACAATTAACGTTGCAGCTATTGCCCCTGTTCTTTTACGTGTACTAGAATCTTCAAACACGGGAGATATGATGGCTTTACCTGTATTTAAAGCTGTAGAAAAAAATTCAAAGGGAGAAACTGTTTTAACGGACCAAGCACTTGATGCTATATTAAACAATATTGCTGCTGAATTTACAAGAATACAAAAAGAGTCTAATCCGGAAACTGCAACTCAAGAATTATATGTTGGATATAATGCGCTTGCAATTGAAAGTACAGAAACAGGAACTGAAGAAATTATTCCTATTAATGTAAATAGCCCAAGTATTAATAAAGCTAGAGCTTTTAACTTTCATAAAACAGGTGTTCTTTTAAGTCCATTAGGCCAGAAAAAAGAAAGCCGCCAAGGGATTGTAACAATTCAAACTTCTGATATCAAATTGGAAAGAATTGAAAAAGGAAAGCAAACATCTCTTATATATGATCAAAAAGCCGCAGAACAATTTATTGGTTTTACATCTACCGGTGTTGTTAGAGATGCTATTGTAAAAACTAAAGATGGAGACAAGAATATTCAAAAGAAAATTATTGGTAGAGGTTTAATAAGAGTAACGCCTGAAAATAGAGAAAGAATATTTGAAGATTTTAAGGGCTCTATTTCACTTATTCAAAATGATCAGTTTAAATATGAAGTACGTATTGGCAATAAAAAGTTTTACGTAGAATCAATCAATGAGCAGAAGTTCTTACAAGGTAAGAAACCTATGTATATGTATGATTTGATGGAAGTTGGGGAAGCTGGTTTAATGGATCAAGTCACAGCTCTTATTGGTGGATTTGAAGCTGAAGGTTACTTAGATAAACTAACTGAAGCAGCGCGTTCTCAGGAGTTTGCAGGATTAACTTTTATGGAAGCTATTCAAAAGCTTGGTATAAAGGAATCAGAGTTGAAAGGATTTTTGCAAAATAGAATGAACCAAGAATTTGCAGAGTTTAATATTACACTGGACGAACTTGTTGGTGCAGAAGGTGGATTAGGAAACTTCTTGACAAATGGCATTCAGTCAGGATCTGGTACAATAACCACAGAATCTAGAGAAGCCGGTCGTTTATTAAATATTATTCCTGAAGACAAAGCATATAATCTAAAGCAAATCTTTTTTAATGACTATATAAATACTACGGCCATTAACCAAATTTTATTAGGTGATAGTGCTTATAGTTTGAAGGACGCGGTTGATGAAATTAAAAGAGCAAAAGCACAGTCAGCATCTTACTATAGTGCAGCAAGTACAGTAGCTGCACCTGAATATGGTATTTACAAACCATTACAAGAAATTTCTTTGTTTGAGTTAACGGAACCTATTGTCAATTCAACTCATAATATCAGTAAAATTAAAAATGCAGATGCTCAATTGTGGATGACAACTAAAGCTTTCCGTAATTTTCAATACGGTTTTGGTAAACTTACTCCAGCCCAAGCAGCTTTGTTTGATAAAATTGAAAATGGTGATGATGTTAGTGCTGATGATATTTTTGGTACAGAGGAATCTACCGGATATGCTAAGAGGCAAGAAATGCTTAATTCTCAAAAGCTTGTCTATGCGGATGGTAAAACATTCGTTAAGATGTCAGCATTCCCATTATTACCACAGTTTACTTCAATAAAAGACTCTGAAGGTAACTATACTATTCCTAAACCTAATAAAGTAGCTTTACATAATTTAAGAGTTAAGCTTGAGGCATTTGAAAAAGAAAATGATACAGTTTCGGTAGCTGCCCCAAGATCTGCATTAAAAATGATGCAAAAGAATGTGTCTAACATTCACAGTGTTACTGGAACAACAAATCCATTAAGTCAAGATCAATCTGTTACACTTAATGCTAATTACTTAGGTTTACAGGTTATTAATCCATCTAATAAAACTGTTATAACGGATCCTACCCAGGTTAAAACGTTGGTTACTTCTGAACAGAATGATTCTACAGAAGTGATAGTCAATGGTAAGAAAATAACACTAGGTGAAGTGAGAGCTGCTTATCATAAAGCAACTAGAGATAGAGGTAACTTAAACTATATCAACAAAAGAAATTTGATATTCTCTTTTGATCTAGAGTATGCAATAGATGAACTTCATAAGAGTATTAAAGAAAATGCTATTACTGCAGATCTTTATACTTACTTGAGATACGCAGAAGCTAGTCTTGCATCTACAGGTTCATCAAGTCATTTGATGGAATTATTTTCACTAGATGAATCCGGAAATCAAAAGTATAATCTTAATAACCCTCTCACTTATGATAAGTTCTTGAATTTATTCATGAGCTATTTCAGCAAAAGTGTGTTTAATGAGAAGTTACCTGGTGCAACAATATCATTGGTTTCTGATTATGGCGTAAGAGTTTACAGAAGAGTTCTTTCTGTAGATGAAAATGGAATGCCTGATAAATATGAGATTATTACTGAAGCTCAATATGAGGCTATGGCTAATAAACCTGGTATTGCATTTAATATTGATGAAGGTTCTTATCCAGGTAATGATGAAAATCTTGCAGGTCTTAATGATGCAGTGAAAAAATCTAAGGGTGCCGGTGTTGTTATTATTGACCGTTTGAGACATAACATGAAAGAGTATGACTCAAACGGAAAAGAAACTGGACAAAGGTATGGCGAAATGATATTACCACCTCACCATAAAGAAGTGATGGAACAGTTACAACTTCAAGGTAAATCTATTCCGGATGTTGTAGGTAAAATGTTTGCTGTACGTATTCCTTCACAAGATAACCATTCAACTTATAACGTTAAGTGGATAGACTTTATGCCTGCTATTTATGGTTCTTCTGGTGTGTTTGCAAGAGAACTTATTGAGATATCAGGAGCTGACTTTGACATTGATAAACTCTATACGCAATTTAAAGAGTTTTACTTAGAAAACAATAAGTTCAAAGAATATGGAAAAGCTACAACTGATGATGCTAAATACATTGAGTATATAAATTATGTAAATAAAAAAGTAAAAGATTCAGATTCCATATATAGTGAAGCATTATATAAATACAATGGTCGGGGTGTAGGTAAAGCTATAAGTATTACCTATGAAGATTTACTTTCTGCAAAGAGTAGAGGCTTTACTGAAAATTCTATAAATGCTTTATTGGTATTAGGTATGCCTGTTACCTTAGCGGATTACAAAAAATATAAGGAAAAGTTCAGACATGAACCATATGCCGCAGCAATTAATAATGATATTTTAGATTATAAGTTTGCACTTATGGGTAACGATTATGTTACTGAAAGAAAACCTTTGTTTTTGGATAATAATGGTAAAACTACAACTGTTAACACGGGTAAGCCTGCGTTAGATGAAAATGGTAAGCAAAAAACTTCTGTAGCAATCTCACATGAAGCAGCTGACATGGAAGTTTTAAAGGATCTTTGGAATGAACTCAAAGAAGAACTTCCGGAATGGGCCGCTTTATCTGAAGAAGAAGGTATTGATGTAGATAACTTATATGGCAAGCTTAGAATGTTTGCTAACAACAAAGAAGGTTCTAGATCAATTGGTGCGGTTGTATTGCCTAACCTATATTTAAATCTTCTTCAGGAGTATGATGTAAAAATTGAAAGTACCAAACTTAATAGTGAAGAAGTATTACCTCAAATTGAATTTGGTGGATTTACATTTAGAAACTTTAACAATACGTTTGAGTTAAATGAAGACACTAGTCAAGGTAAAAGAACTCAGTATATAATATCTGCTTTAATCACTGCAGCAACTGATAACGCTAAAGAAAGACTTTTGGCTAAGCTTGGTTTAAATATCAATGCTTTATCAATTGTAGCAAATCTTACAGCTTTGGGTGTTCCTATAAAAACTTCAGTTCTTTTGGTTAACCATCCTGTTATTAGGCAAGCTTACTTTATGGAAGCTAATGCACCGGCTGATCAAAAGATATCTGCAAGATCTATAGTGCAAGAACGAATTAGTGCACTAGAAACAACATTTCTTGAAGAGGAGGAAAAAAAACTGAGAACTTCCGTCACTCAAAACTCTTTAATGGAAGCAATTGAGACACCATTAATTAAAGCGAATGCTACTGAGGGTGATATGATTGAACTTAGAGAAAGTAATGAGGTAACAAAGATGCAAGTCATTGATGAAATTTCAATATTAGAACAGTTTTTAAATGCTTATAAACTAGCTAATACTACGCGGTATATGGGTGATATCTTAAGTCTTACCAACGGTTTAGGTCAAGGTCTTGAGGCAATTGATAAGAGAAATGAGGCAATAAAAAAATTAGGTCTTAATTTATCTAAGGAACAATTTTCAGCATTAGGTGTTAATAGACCAATGATTGATGCTAGACCTGTGTTCAAAGGTCTTACGTGGCAAGCCGGTTATCTTGAAAGATTCCAGGAGTTTACTAATTTGTTATTACCGAAAGTAGTTCTTTCAACAACTCCTTTATTTAGAACAGTCACTGAAGAAATAGCATATCAAACTACGGTTAATAGTTTACCTTATGAATTAAAAGATAAAACTAAAACAAAAATTGCTAAAGATTTTCTATCTTATTTGACAATTAAAGCTTATATCCAAAATGGCTTAGTTAATAATTCACAGTCTATAGCTACTCTTACAAATGGATTAATTTATAATCAAGACGGTATTGAAAATATAACTAAAGTATTGGATAGACTTAGATCAACTGAAGAAGGTGCTAACAATTATTTTTTGAACTCTTTTATTATTACTGAAAAAGCAAATTTAAAAGGTAATAAAACCGGTTTAAATTTAGCTGGTGCAAATACATTTTTAAGATATAATGATTCTCAAAAGTTAGACATTCAAAATGGCTTTATGGCTTTGTATGCTGATCCATTAACAAGATCAGATGCAAAAACAATTGTGCATTATATGATGGTCAAAGATGGTTTGCAATATGGTTATAAATCAATTGTTGAAGCTGTAGCTCCAATTGCCATTGATAATTACTTATCCCATATTGATACAGTACAGGCGGCAATAGAAAGACCTAATGATACTATATTTAAGTCAACATTTGGTATGAGCATAGATGACTTAGTGATTGATTTTATGAAGGGTTATTTAACATCATCAATTAACGCCTATATAATTAAAAAAGTAAGAGCAAAAGTCTATGATCCGGAAACAAAAATTATTGGTATTGAATCTAATTTTACTAAAGAACTAGCTTCGTCTAATTCTGAAGCTATTTTTGTTTTTGGAGATAATTTTGCAAGGCAAGGCACTGTTGGTAATAGTTCTATAAGAGGTTTGGATAATGCTTTTAGCTTATTCTTTAAAAAGGATATGAATAGAATTGATTCTTCTTACTACACAGATGATGAAGCTGGAGATTTTATTACGATCTTTGATGAGCAAATGGAACAATTAACAAATATGATTGCTGAAGAAAAGAAAGTAATTTTACCTAAAGAATTAATTTCATCTTCAGAACTAGCTGACTTTAAAAAGAATAGTCCCGTTGTATTTGATTATGTAAAGTCAAAGCTTTTACAAGAGTTTCAGTATAACATTGAAACTAAAGAGAAAAAATCTGATGAAGAAAAGAAAGCAGCAAGAGTTTCAAATGTTAATATCTTAAAATCTCCTGTTCATGTGGATTCATCCGGTGTAGTATCAAAATTAGTTGTTAATTTATATACCGGAATTTCAAGACTTGAAAAAACAAATGCTGTCACTTCTAAACGTGATGTTCCTTCTAGTTCAAAATTAACTAAAAAATTTGGAAATCTTTTTATTAAAAACAAAAAAGCATTATATAAAGCTGGTTTTAGGAATTTAATTGATTTCAAAAAAGGTTCTGAATTTTACACTGAGGTAGAATTCCCAATAGTTATTAGACAAAATGTTGGATCGGACTATAAAGCTATATATAAATATTATGTACTTGCAAGAACACAAAGTTTAATTCCATCAGAAAATTTAATTAACTATAATAACAAAGCTGTCGGTAGTTATGCTGAGTATGTTGAAGTAGACATAAAAGGTTCAAACGCTCAGAATCCAATTGGTTTTATGTTTGGTGATAGACCTAATACAAAAGATCTAAGAGAGTTTGTAAAAGAAGTTAATTCTGATGATGCTAATTTTAATCAGTTTGATGATGAAAAGTTTGACTCAGTAATAGACAAAGCTGATTATGGATCCGGTGTGTCACTGCCTGTAAATTCAGAAATAACAGCGAATGAAAAAGGTATTCAAGTTAATGGTCAAAATATTAGTAAAGTAAAAGAATCATCTGAATCTTTTGAATCTGAAAATCTTGCAGAAAGTGATATTGAAATAACGGGTGATGAAAATCTAACCGATATAGATAATAATTCAATTAATATTTCGGCTAGCTCATTCTTTGCTAGTTTACTAGAAAATGAATATTCAGAACTTAAGAGTTGGTGGGATCAGAATATAGATGGTGTATCTGATGAAGCTTTGCAAAATAAAAATAAAATTAAAGAACTAACTAAAGATCCTAATATGAAATTTAAAGTAAATGACTATGATGATTTTTTAGATGAGTTTAAACAAAGTGGTTTTCAAAATGAAAAAGAATTTATAGAACACTTCAAAAATTGTTATCTTTAATATATGGCATGTTTTAATAGAAATACACAGGAATATAAAGATCTATTAGGTAATTTTAATAGTAATCTTAAAGTTGACGGTATCATTACCGGTTGGCAGCTAGCAAATAACAGTGATAAATTTCCCACTGTAGCAGAAGCCAATCTGTTTTTGAAAAATAAAAAAATTGCTTTTAATCTTAAAAAAAGAGATTTTTCAGATGTCTTATTGTCAAATCTAGTTAATAAGCGCCTTGTAAGTAAATACAAAGATGCATATTGGGTTGTTAATTCAAATAGAGCTTCACGCGTTTATGATGAATCTGTATTGCAAAGCAACTTTAGTAAAATTAAAAGATATCTTCAAATTAATAATATTCCGGTAGAGGCTTTACAATTTACTAGAACTAGGCAATCTATTAAGATTGCAGTTGATGATTCTATATTTAGCCCTAAAGATTTATTAGAATCTTCCAGGTCCTGGGATACTAATAAAAGTAAACATGTTATTGTTCATTTAATGAGGTTGTTTCCAAATCTTAGGATTGAAATGACTACTGTAGCTAAAGCAAAAGCATATTACGATTCATTACCTGCATGGCAAAAGGCAAATGTTAAATTTGAAAAAGTAAATTCTTATTTTGATCCGGTTGCTAGCAAGGTTTTTTTGGTTGAAGGTAGAGTTACAGATGAAACAGCTATTGAAGAAATACTTCATCCTTTTACAGATGCCTTGTATATAGAGAATAGAGGTTTGTTTAACTCTTTGCTAGAAGAGGCCAAGCTAAATTTCCCAGTATTAAAGCAGCAAATTGAAAATTCTTATAGTGATAAACTTGGATTTACTAAAGAAGACAGGGAATTTGAACTTGTCACACAAGCTCTGAGTAGATATTTTAAAAAAGAATTTGAGGAAAATCCCACAAAGACTTTTAAAGAAAGAATAAAAGAGTTTTTGGATTGGTTTGCCGGTATTATAAATAATCTGCACAAGTATATTACGGGTGTAGATATTAACATCCAAGATATCAAACCTACAGCTACTCTATCTGATATTGCTAAGTTGTTAAATACTAGTGATATCAAATTTGATATGAAAGCCAGTGCTAATAATAAAATTAGATTTTCACTTACACCTGAGCTTCAATCTGTAGTTGATTTTGCATTAAGTCAATCTAATGAGGCACAATCTATAATTATTAAAAAGCTGTTTCATCAAGCGCAAGAACTTAAAGATGAAGTAGGATCATTATCCGCCGGTGAAGATGGTCCAATTGTTGTTCTTAATGAAGAGAATCACATCTACTATAATCTATTAGATACAACTGAAGTTTTTAAATCTACAACTGAAAGAATTAAAGGAACTTTTTCTGAGGAAGATTTATTTAATAAAAAGTTAAATCTTGATTTAGGAAATGATTTTGATAAACTGTTACAGGCTATAGCGTCGGATAAATCTTTTGATGATGTGTTTTCCAGTATGAAAGTTTTATCTAAAGAGCAAGCTGGAAAAGCTTATATACAATTAAGAGAAAATCTTAATGAATTAACTCGGGGTGGAGGTGTTGCAATTCCGCAAGTTGTTGTTTATGATAGAGTTTCTAGAACTGCAGGTACAATTGATATTTTAATTGTTTTACCAAACGGTAAGTTAAAAATTGTAGACCTTAAGACAAGTAAAAACTCTATACGTGAAATGGCGGCGGGTGAGAAAAACCTTAAATATGATACTGCGTATAATCTAGCTATAGATAGTGACCTTAGAAAATTAGGTGTTGAAAAACTTTCAACAAGATCTCAGCAAGGTCTGCAAGTAAATATTTATAGGAGGATGTTAGAAAATATGGGGTATGACGTAGATGAAAGTGATACCGGTGCTTCTACATTTCATATACAAGTTGGTGTTTCAGGAAAGGATGCAGAGCAAAAATTTACAGGTGAGTTTAGATCTGATGAATGGGTATTGCATCCTTTAAGTCAAAATAGTTTATATGTGGATTTATTGATCCCTAAGAATAAAGATCTTTTTAACGAGGAGCAAATAGATAGTGCTTTAGATAAAGCGCTTAGTTCAACTGTTAATTGGAATGAAGCTTTAACTGAAGATGAAAAGGCTCCGGAAAATAATGAAGACTACACTGAGTTTGAAGTTATCACGCAGGCTTTAGAGTCTTACAAGATTGGTTTAACTAAAAAACTACAAGCCGTAGACTCAATTAAAAGTTCTATCTTCATGGATAGAAGTAAAGAAGAGACACGGGAAGATATAGCAAATGGATTAAGTTTGATAAATTTAGCTCTATCTGAATCTACAGAGGGTCGTTCTGCAATATTTACAGACTTAGTTAGAGATGCCATTAGGCAAATGGATAAGTTTATTGATTACATGCAGAATCCAAATAACTTTAATAAACCTGAGTACATTACATATGCACTAAACACAAGTCGTTTTATTAAAACTTTTGAAGGTTTACACTCAGTCAAAGATTTGAAAGGATTTAATAATACCCAAACGCGTTTGGTTTTAGAATTAATTGCAAGATTAAACCGTGTGGGCGCTAACAATAATCCTAATGATGAAAATATTATTGACACTGCTATTACAAATTATGTAAAAGAACAAATAAAAACTTGGTCAAGTAGAGATAATCTTACTGAGGATATTCTAGATGATTTAATAAAAGGCACAGCTAAAGAAGTAAGAGATATTGGTACTCTTGAGCTTAATGCAATGGATATGGCTACGTCTAGAGATATAATTCTTGCTATAATGGATAAAATATATAAGGTTAAAAAGCAAGAAGTTTTAGAAAAGGCGGAAGAAAGAAACAGATTAATCTCCGAACTTTCATCAAGACTTTTAAAGTTGTCACCCGGGAAAAATGTTCAAGACATTTATGACTTCATGCTTGAATTTGATGAAAATGGTGAGTTTACCGGTGACTACGTAAAAAAAATAGGTAGGCAGTATTATGATAAGCTATACGAACTTAGAGATAAGTTGACAGATGAAAATGGTAATTTTCTAGAGTATAGAGTAATAGAAGATATAACGACAGCTTCAAAAGAAGATATTGAGTTTAATGTCAAATTGGCCAAAATAAAAGCTGCATATGCATCTTTCTGGTCTGCGGAAAGAATAGGTTTAGATGATAAACTTATGGATGGTGAATACCATAGTTATACAGATGAATTCAAAGCCCTAAGAGCAAAATATCAATACTACGTAGAGGTAAATGGAAAACCCATTTGGAGAAAAAAAGCATCAGTTAGTGATAGAGCTTATCAAATATATCTAGCAAAATATTTTAATAGCGTTACATATACATATGCGGTTAAAGACCAGAATGGTAATTTTACTGGAGCTACTATACCAGGTAGAGAATTTTTAGCTCCAAAACCGGAATATAAAATTGTAAATGATTATAACAAACGTACCGGAGAAAGTTTGCTTAGTAAAAAATATGAAAGTATTATTAATCCAACTGATGCTTTGGGCAAAGCTCAAAAAGATTTTTACTTAGCTTTTTCTAATATTTATGAAAATGAATTACTTAATAAACTTGCACCTGGCGTAAGATCTCAAATGTTAGGGAGTGTTCCAGTTATAAAAGGAAAGCTTTTCCAAGATATCAAAAATAAACCTAACCCTGTAGCAAAGCTTTGGTCAAGTATGACAAGAAGTTTAAAAGATCTTGTGTCTGAGACTACAGAGCAAAGGGGTGTTGTATTAGATGAAAACGGTAATATTGTTGATTCGCTTCCAGTTTTTTATACAGGTAAGCTAAGAAATAATGAAGAGCTAGAAGCGCTTAATAATGAAATAAATGATCTAAATGAAAGACTTAAAAAAGGTCTAATTAAAAAGTTAGATTATGATGAACAAATTAAGATTTTAAATGCCAGACTTATAGATGTTAGAAGTAGACCTTCTAAAGGAGAATTAAATAAAGATATGGGTACGGCTTTAATGATGTTCAGCACTATGGCAGAGCACTATGAAGTTATGAGCGGTGCTGAAGATACCTATAGAGCATTTATTAAAGTATTAGAAAAGAGACAATATCAACCTTCAGATAAAGGTACCGTATTGGGTACTTTTACAAAAGGTAAGTTTAAGGCTCAAGGTCTTATATCAGGTGCTGATTCAAATGTTCTCAAAAGAGCAAAGAAGTGGATGTCCATGGTTTATTACAATAGTGACGATATAAATAAAAACTTTATTACTAAGGCCCTGGATGGTTTAATTACATATTCTTCTTTATCCTATGTAGCGTTTAACCCATTTGGTAACTTTAATAACTATGCTCTTGGTAGAATTAACAACTCTATTGAAGCTTTAGGAGGACGTTTTTTCTCGGGTAGTTCTTATAATAGAGCTGAGTATGAATTTAATACACAAGCAATTCAGTCTTTAATTTATAGAACAAGCGCCGCAAGTATGAAAATTGGTGGAAAATCAGATTATGATCCAAAACTGCCAAGCAATAAGTATGAAGCGCTTGTAGATTACTTTAGAATGATGGACGCTAAATCAGATATAAGAGAAACTGTATCAGGTCCTCAACCAATTCAAAAATCATATTTCAGTAAATTTGCGGATCTAGGTTATATATTTCAAGACGCGGCTGAATATAATGTGCAAACTAAAACCGGTATGGCTATTCTTATGGATACTATGATTATGAATACTAATACCGGAGACATACTTTCCTTATATGATGCTTATGAATTTGATAATAGCACTAAAACAGTGAAGTTAAAGAATGGCTATGATAAAATTGTTTCTCTTGATCCTAGAAATGTAGATAAAAATGGAAAGCCTAATATTATAAAAGAAACTGACTTTACAGATAACTATAGATATTTAATTAGGAATAATATAAGAGAAGTAAATAAGCAGATCCATGGTAACTATGCTTTAGATGATAGAATGGTTATTCAAACGCATGCACTGGGACGGCTTGTAGCACAATTTCATAAGTGGGTAATTCCGGCTATTAATGCAAGATTCAGATCAGAATATTTTGATGAGAATTTAGGATGGATGGAAGGCCGGTATAGATCTTTTTGGAAATTTCTAGCTTACACCACAAAGAAAGTTGCTACACTGCAGGTAGAGTTTGGTAAACATCAGGAAAATTTTATGAGTGAGTATGGATATGTTGGTGACAATTCTCAGTCAGATCAACGTGCAAAAGATAAACTATTTGGAGCATATAGAACACTTGGTGAGATTGGCTTTATTATGGTGAGTTTTGCTTTAAGTTCTATCTTTGGATCCTTATTTGCAAATGATGATGAGGATGATGACACAGAATTTGAAAAAAGAATGAAGAATTTCCTTAGATATCAAACAGATAGAACATATAAGGAATTAATTTTATTTACCCCATTGGGCGCTAAACAGGTTTGGCAAATGTTTGATTCTCCTATTGCGGCTACAAGAACACTTGGTGAATTAGGTGAGGCTTTAAGCTTAAGTGTAACTACACCAATTGCTTATTTAATTAAGGGTAAGGAAGAATTCTATCTTGACAAAGATTATGTTTACCAAAGGGGTATTAGAAAAGGTGAGTTAAAACTGTATAAAAACTGGAATGATGTTATACCAATTTTATACAGTATTAAAAAGTGGCAAGATTTTAACAATCTAACTAATTTCTACATTAAATAATAATAATGGGTTCGGAGCTTTAACCCGCATGGCTTTATGCTTCCCATATATTATTATTTACTTTTAATTTGTTTTCGTATAGAAATGCATATATTAAGTCACTTAGATAACCAATAAGCCAAGCCATTGCCTCTTCATTTTGCACCTCTATATTTTCCATTATTTTAGATGCTAAATGGAAAGTTTCATGAGCTATTAGATTATGGCTTAGAAATTTTTTTGAAAGTGTGACGTAGTACATATAAATAGTACTTGTTGTATTTTCAAATACACAACCTTCATTTCCGCTTATATCTATTTTGGTAATGTGTTCGTTTACATAATTATTTAATTCTTGTGCAGAAGCACCAACAATTACAACTATTTTAGAGTTGTAAAGTTGTAAATCAATATTCTTTATGTAAAACTTACACTTCATATTTAGCTTTCACAACTAGCGCATTCTAATATATTTCTGACAAAAGATTGTGCACTACTTACACTAAACTGATAATACAAAGTCTTAATACCTTGCTCGTGAGCAAATAAATACAACTTATTTACATCTTTAGCCGGCACACTGGGATGAATCATTAAGTTTAAAGATTGGGATTGATCAATATACTTTTGTCTTGCTGCAGCTTGAATGATTATTTCTTTTGGGCTGATTTCAATAAAAGATTTAAAAACAGCTTTAGTTGGAAAATCTAAATGCTGAACTGATCCATTTTTCTTTAGGATACTTTCCCATACTTCAGGTGTATTGAGATTATATTTTTCTAACTCAGTTTCTAATATAGGATTCTTATATACAGATTTACTTTTAGCTAAATCCTTAACAAAATAATTAGATTTGATTGGTTCAATACCCATTGATACTTGACCATGAATAAAAGAACTTGATTTAGTTGGCGCTATTGCAATCAAGGTTGTATTAGCATAACCTGGACGAATAGATTTAACATTGCCAATTTCACATAACTCTCTTGATGTTGCTTCGGATCTATCTTTAATTGTTTTGAAAATTTGGACATTTGCTAGTTTAGCTTCCATTGATTCAAACTCAATAAGTTGTGATTGTAAATAGGAATGATAACCAAGTACACCAAGTCCAATTGCTCTATGATCTTTAGCAAAACGATGTGCTCTTGCCATGCCGGGCATAGTTGAAGATTTGTTTATGAACTCATCAATTACAGCATTTAGAAATAAAGTATAGATTTCAATAGCGTCTGTTTCTTTAATTTCATTCCAATGAAGAAGGTTAATTGAACCTAAACAACATACAAAAGAGTTAAAGCTATCTGTTGGTAGTTGTATTTCTGAACAAAGATTAGATGCTGTTATTTCAAATCCTAATTCTTTATATGGTGAGTTGTTATTGCTATTGTCCTTAAACATAATATAAGGATATCCAATATCATTACGTCTCTGAATTACTTTGGCCCAAATTTCACGTTTATCTTGATCTCCAGCTTTCATACTTTCAATCCAATTATCAGTGACAGTTATGCCATACTGAAGATTCTGAATTAAGTTGCCCTCCGTTCCAATATCCAAAAACTCATTAATATCCGGATGCTCAATTGGTAAATAAACAGCACAAGCACCACGTCTTGCTTCAGATTGTTTACAAACATCCACAACAGTATCATAAATACGAGCATAGTGAACGGGTCCATCTGCTGTACCACCGGTTGATATAACTGAGCCTCTAGATCTGATATTGCCTAAAAATATACTAGTTCCTCCGCCATATTTAGACATCATCCCAATTTCTCTGCCTGCGTTTAGAATACTATCAAGATTGTCATCTACATTACTTCCATAACAGCTAATAGGTAAACCTTTTTGTTTACCAAAATTAATCCATACCGGAGTAGACAAACTATAGAAACCCCTACTCATATAATCTTCAAACTTCTGAGCAAAGCCGTGTACATTAAGGTACTTTTCAGCAATTCTTGCAATATCCTTAATTCTTTGTTCAGGAGCTTCAGTTATATAACCTCTATTGAGATAGGTTTTGCTCTCATCATTGAGCCAATAATATTTAGAATAAGTCATCTTTTGTAATTGCTTTTGATTTTTTGTTATAGTCTATTTGTTTTTTATAAAAGAAGTCACCTTCCTTTGTGGCTGTAATTTCAACCTCAAACCAATGGGTTTTTTCTAAATCTTTTTGGTTTACTTCAAATAATGGGTCCATACCAATTTTTTGAAGAGAGTTGTTAAATCTATTCATAATGAATATTTTGATTGTTTCCTTAGAAAGAAACTCTAATTCTCCTTTTTCAAATATCCAATCCAGTATCCCGCATTCTGCAGAAAAAGCTTTTTTACATGCTGAATAGATAAGTTCGTTAAAATCTGAATCAAACCAATCCGGATTTTCAGATTTAATAATATTGATGATTTCAGCACCAAAGTTGCCATGGATATCCTCCTCTTTACTAGTTGCTTCAACAACATTTGAGATGCCTTTAAAAAGATTCCTTTCTTTATTAAAAGACATCATAATCAGGAATTGACTAAATAGACTGACATGCTCTATGAATAGAGAAAATAGTAGTACTGACTTAGTGTACATTTTATCATCTTTACTCCGTGTCCCGTCCAAGTACTTCCTTAAATACTTAATCCGATCTGAAATAGCAGGTATTTCTATAACTGTTTCAAACTCTTTTTCAAGACCCAAAATTCTAAGTAGTCTTGCATAAGCATCTTTATGCCGGACCTCAGACTCTGCAAATGTCATTCCGACATCTCCAATTTCAGTGATTGGCATTCTTTTATACATATCTGCCCAAAAGGTCTTTACATTAACCTCAATTTGGGCAATGGCCAGCATGGTTCGCTTTATGACTTCCCGTTCTGAATCACTAACTTTTACTCTAAAGTCATCAATATCAGTGGTAAAATTATACTCTGTGTCAATCCAGTAAGAGTGTCTTATTGCATCTTTATAGTTTAAAAGTTGCGGATACTCATAGGGTAAAATATTAATTCTAGGTTGAAAGATGTTTTTGTTCATTTATTAGTTTAAGATTTAAATTTGATACAAAACTAAATTACAGTATATTCTATAACTATCCTAATTTTTTTTCAAATAATTCATAAAAAGTTGAATATCAACTGCTTAAATATATTTTTAGATTTTACTATAAAATAAGAAAATTATTTTGTATTTTATAATAAGGGTTTATGTTTGTTATGCTTGAAAGATTAAAAAGTATTTTTTATTACTACGATTCTGAAAAAACTGAAGTGGGACAGGGTTTAATTTGGCTACTCATGTTTCCTATCTTTTATACTTTAGAGATGGGTTTTAACTATTACTTAGTTATACCGTCCATTTTACTAGGGGCGGCTACAATAAAGGCTGTTTGCTTACATACAATTCAAACAAGAAAGATTTTGGCTTTTGGTAATTTTTTATTTTCAACTGCTGTGGTTGCATACTTTTTCATAAAAGAAACATTACCTAATGATGTTTATCACTGGGTATGGGTAATTATTAGCTTTTTTGCCTTTTTTAATCTAACCACAATAACAAGGAAATGTTTATCAATTAAATAAAATGGAAACTATAGACAATTTAACCACTCTTTTGGCAACTATTTTTACAGTTCTTTTTTCAGCCGGCGCTTGGAAATTCTATGAATCCAGGTTAAAGTTAAAAAATAGGGATATTCAAAATGAAAAAAATGAACAGAATATGTATAGAGATGACTTAAGAGATCGGGTTAAAAGATTAGAAAAGCTTTTGACTGAGAGCTCATTGGAAAAAGATCAAATGAGAGATCAAATACTTAATTTAACGCGTGAAGTCAGTGAACTAAGAGTTAAAGTTACCTTTCTTGAAAAGGAAAATGAGAGATTAAAAAACAAATAACTTGATTTTATTCAAATTTATTTGTATATTAGTTATATAAAGTTTATTTATGTTCACTTGTCTAAAGAAATTTCTCGCAAATGCTTTTTCCTGCGTTTTCTGTAAAGATTTTTATTTTAAGCCTTATTCTGATCAAGAAAAAAGTCTTGAAACTGCACCTTTAGAGTGCAAAAAGCCAGAAAAAACCGTTAAAACTAAGCGCAATGGACAAAAAAAACTGGATTAAGGGCGCTATTAAGAAGCCCGGTTCATTAACTGCTACTGCTAAAAGAGCAGGAGCCGTGTCTAAAGACGGTACAATTAAAAAAGATTGGTTAAAAGAAAAGGCAAAAGGTAATGATAAAACAGCTAAAAGAGCTAGACTTGCTATTACACTTTCTAAACTTAAGAAGTAATGAAAACTCAAACTATTGTCAATAAAAAACCTAAAGTTTCAAGGCCAGGTGTTAATGCTAAGACTAAAACTAGCAAAAGCAAAATGAGCAAGTTATACAAAAAACCATACAGAGGTCAAGGTAAATAATAGTAAAATGAACAATATTGAATTTGAATTATATCTTAACTTACCTTATGAGAAATTTCTCATAGGATGGGAGACTATACATAGTAAAAATCCTCGCATGCCTAAGTATGAAATTCACATACACATCGTATGCTTTACTTTAAAATTTATAATCACTTAATAACGCAATCATGAAAAAATCTAAATTTGGAGATAACTCTCAGTTGAAAAATGTGCCATCTGATAATAAAGGTCTTGGTAAATTGCCTACAGAAGTCCGTAATAAAATGGGATATAAGCAAATGGGCGGAGAAAAATTCTTGTCTAAAATGCAAATGGGAGGAAGTATGGATATGTCTGATAATTTTGTAGAAAAGATGCGTGGAGGTGGAGGCGTTAAAAAGATGAAGTACAAAGAACCGGTTATGAAAAAACAAATTGGTGGTAGTATGCAATCAAGAACTAACAGTTTTAAATCAAGAAGTAAATAAAATGAACATTTTAACTGATATAATGTCCTTAATTAAAAGAAAGCAGTATGTAAAAGAGCTTTCTAAGGATGATGTATTTGTTATAGGTTTACATAAGGAGCCGGATATCCTAGGAATAGCATCTCCAGTACCTTACAAAAGTGTTTCGCTAGCAAAGGTGTCAGATATTGCAAACATTCCATCTAATAAAATAAAAAAAGAAACTGTCACAACGGCTTCAGATCCAGGTGAGCCTGGTGATATTAGAGTTGATGCAAATTATATATATGTGTGCACTGCGGCAAATGTTTGGAAAAGAGCTACTTTAACTAGTTTTTAACATGAAAGCAAAAAGCAAAGTAAATTCAGCAGGTACTTATACCAAACCAGGTATGAGAGAATCGCTGTTTAAAAAGATTAAAGCCGGCACTAAAGGTGGTGATCCTGGAGAATGGTCCGCTAGGAAAGCACAAATGCTTGCTAGAGAATATAAATCTAAAGGCGGCGGATATAAAACTAAAAGGTAATATTAAAAAATAAAATTATGCCCGCAAATATGAAAAAAGCAGGAATCAAATACAAGGTAGGTGGTTCTGTAATTAAAAAAGCACAAGTTGGTGGAGAACAAAATATAAAGGAAACTCTAGCTCAAAAAAATGCTAGGGTAAATAAAGAAATAGATACCAGAGAAAAAAGAATCTCCGAAAAAGAAAAAAAAGATCAAAAGAATTCTTATTCTAATGCAAGAGCTAATAAGGTTGTTGGCAAACTAAAGACTGGCGGAGTCGTTAAAACTAAAAAGTAATGGCTAAAGATCCTCAACAAAGCCTTAGAGATTGGACTGCGCAAAAGTGGATGACATCTGGTACTTATGCAAATAAGAAGAAAGGTTCATCTAAAGAAGTAAAGTCTAAAGGTACTAAAAGGTACTTACCTGAGGCCGCTTGGGGAGCTTTATCACCGGGTGAGAAAGCGGCTACAAATAAAGCTAAAGCCGAAGGAAACAAAAAAGGAAAACAATTTGTTTCACAACCTAAATCAGCAAAAGAAAAAGCTAAACAATATAGATAAACCCTCTAAATTTAAAAAATATGAAAATGAAAATGTCAAAAGAAGACAAAGCACGTGAAGAAAAATGGGCTATTGAATCTGCAATGAGCACTATAAGCAGATACAATGAAATTCAAAAAGATAAAGCTTTGCTATCAAAAGTAAAAAGAGCTGCAGCAGAGCAAGTTAAAATGTTAGGTGGAATGGTATCTGGCATTGGAACTGCGCCGGCTAAAAAAGTTATTAAAAAGAAGTAGATGAAAAAATATTTTATATTCATTTTAAGTTTTTTAATTCTAAATTCTTGCTTTGTCACAAAAAGGCAAAGAGATAAAATTTGTAATGAATGTAAAACACATACCGAACATTACACTAGAGACAGTATTTACATAAAAGATACTGTTGTAGAAATTGAACCAGATAGTTCTTATGTTGAAGCACTTCTTTTTTGTGATAGTATTGGCAACGTTCATATGCGTGAAGTTGCTATTTTACAAGGTAGAGTAATTGACTTAAATGTAGCGCTTAAAAACAATACATTTAAGCTTAAAGCAAAAACTGATACGTTTAAAGTATATATTAAAGGATCCACTGAAGTTTACTACAAGTATATAGAAAAAAAAGTTGAAAAACCGGTTAAAGTATATAAAGAGTATTGGTGGAAATGGCCATTAGTTATTTGGTCTGCTTTTAGCACTTTAATTTTTTTAATTACCTATAGATCAGTTTTGTTTAATTTTTTTAAACTAGTTATAAGATGAGCCCAAAAGATAGACTTAGAGAGGGAACAACAACTTTTATAGGGTTGTTGTTTTTGTTATCAGCAGTTGGTATGACTGTAATGAATATTTTTTTTGAAAAAGATTTTGCCGCGTGGTCTGCAATTATTCCAATTGCGCTATTAGGCTGGGTATTTTTATGGTCAAAAAATTCAATTCTAGAAGGTATTACATTAGGTATATTTAAGGCAAACGAAAATTAAAATTTTAAAGTTTAATCATGCAATTAATACAAGAGATACTAGGATTACTAGAGAAAAAGGAAGCTGTTAAAACTTTAATCTCAAATCGTGACTGGTTTGAGTTTGGAAGATTTCAGAGTAGCACCGTGAGTGGTTCTTCGTATTTCCCTAGAATGACACCACATGTAATTAGATATGATGATTTAGTTGCATCAATTGTATCAAATATTCCGGTCAGTAGTATAACGCTAACTACTACAGGCACATCTGGTGCTGCAACATTAACTGGTACTGTATTAAATATTCCTCAATATCAAAATACTACATATACTGCAGGTACTGGGTTAACCTTAACCGGTACTGTATTTTCTCTTACAAATGTTTCCACTCAAAGCACTAGTGATTCTGCACTTTTAGGAAATGGTGGAGTTTTTGGTTCTGTTGAAGCGCTTACAGTTAATTCAACTGGACAAGTAACAGCTTATAATTATAGAACACATACCTTACCTACTATAGTGGCTGGCTCGGGTATAACAGTGACTCCCAATCTTACACCTACGACATCAACCATTACAATAAGTGCTACCGGAGGATCATCTGCAAATGCATGGTACAATATTGCTGTAGCTAATAGTTCTGCTGCTGGTGGTTCTAATACACTTGTACCAGATGCTGTTCAAGATACTTTAACCTTTGCCGGGGGAACCGGTATAGAAGTTTCTACTTTAGATACTGGTGGAACTCTTGATAGAGTTGTAATTACAAATACAGGTGTGACAAGTTTTGGAGGCTCAACCGGTTCAATAACTTTGGGCTCAGGTCTTACTTTAAGTGGTGGTGCATTAAGTACTACAGGTGGAAGTGGAACTGTTACATCTATTCAACTTGTAATGCCAACTGGGTTTTCTGTGTCAACGCCAAATCCTATTACTACATCTGGCATATTTGACGTTACATTGAATTTAAACCCTGGTATTGTATCAGTTGTTGCTGGTGAATTAACTAATGCTGTAATTGGTACTGGTCTTAATTATAATGCGGGTACTAATACATTATCTAGCACTATTGTAAGTTGTTTAGATAATAAGTATGATACTTACAATATGGTTGTAGACAAAGGAAATGATGCAACTATGGTATCAAATGCAAATGGGGTATTAGGATTTAAAGCTACGGCTGCAAATTTAGAATATAATTTAGTGCTTACATTAACTTATCAAGGTGTTAATGGTACAACCAATTATACGGAAACACATGTCAGTATGCCTGTTCACTTTAGAAAATCATCTACAAGTGGAAGTAATGTTATTGCTCCATTTACACATTTAGTACAATGGGATGATTATGTATTTATTCCCCATGAAGATACCGGTCGTAGTGCAACAAGAACATACTCCTGGACTGTTAAAAATTTAGCTTTAAATGACGCTATTTCAATATGGGTAGGTGGTACGCCTACTTATAATGGTACTGGCGATATAAAAGTTAAAAAGGCAAATTTGTCAATAACTGTAGCATCTTGTGAAGCATTCGGTACTAACATAGCACCAATAACTGTAGCATAATATGGAACCTAAACTTAAAAATGCAGGTGTTAGTGGTTATAATAAACCAAAAGCAACACCATCACATCCAACTAAATCTCACATTGTAGTTGCTAAGGAAGGTGAAAAGACTAAAACTATACGCTTTGGGCAACAGGGTGTCAAAACTAATCAAACTGTTGGCCAGAGAGAGGCATTTAAGTCAAGGCATGCTAAGAATATTTCAAAAGGTAGAATGAGTGCTGCATATTGGGCTGATAAAGTAAAATGGGCTCCTAGTAAAACAGCATCTCCAAGTAAAAAATGGAAAAAAGGTAGCTGATTATTTCAAAATCTCCAAAATATAAATGGAGTTGTTTGTCTTAAATCTAATTTTATCTTTTGTAACGTAAAACAACTCTGTGATTGGCGTTGTAAGCCATGTGAATGCTATTCCTGGGTCTAACAATAGAGATCTACCTACTGCAGGTTCCGTATAAAAAACAGAATCTTTTCTTTGGTTTAAACTAACCCACTTAATCTTATATCCTACTTTAGTTAAGCCGTCAGATTCTCGTGTAAGTTTGTACTTAAGTTTTTTGGGTTTTTGTAAATTATGTCTATCCTGCTCTAAAGCGCCGGCTATTTTTGGATTTGATCTTGATTTTTTTTCTATTGTCATAACTATTAAAGTTTAAGAGAGCCCGGGTAGAAACTAAAAAACTACCCGGGGTTGGTTCTCTCTTTATTAAAACTTAGGTTTTCTAATTACGTTTATAATTATGAATAAACCTATAAGTAGAATTATTACAGCTTTGACCATTAAAGTTCAAAAGAAGGATTTTCAATAATGGCATCTATATTAACACTAACGCTATTGGATTCAAGATCTACATTGTTTACATCTATAACGTTATAGGTGTCTTTAGTATTTATATTAGTATTACTTAGTAATTCTGTTGTAATAAATTTATGAAACTCTTTACTATTATATAACCAGCTTCTAGGGTGTGTTTTCTTTAAAGCCAAAGTAACATGATTATATAAGGCCCAGGCATTATCATTACTTACATTATAGTTGAATGAGCTTTTTTTCATTTCATCTTTAATCATTGATAATTGACTGGGCTCTAAAATATCTTTTTCGTAGTAAAGTCTGCCAATAAGTTCTGCTTGTTCTCTTTTTGAGAGTGTAATTTTTTTCAGTTCATTTTTATCATTTACAATATTTTTAAATGTATTTACAGAACCTAAAATTTGACTTTCAATTTGAGATATAATTTCTAAATCTGCAGTGCCGGTATGTTTTCTAGCAAAGTTTATTTCTCCACCAACAATATTGCTAGATGATAAAAAAACATATGCTCCAACTGAGCACTGAAATCTAATAGATTTATCATAGGAATTTGTCCAAGCAAACATTATACCGATATCCGGATCTTGGTCACTACTATTATAATTTAAAGGTGCTAGATGATAAATACCTTGGGCAACATTACCACCTTGATTACATATATAAGTTTCTTTTTTAATTGTGTAGTTAGAACTGTTTAAGTTTTCTATTACATTATCAATGACAAATTTATGTGGTATAACTGTGTATGATTCGGCATGCTTTGGAAGACTTGCATTTTCTAAATAAATTTTAGAAACCTCCCTTGATTTTTGGTATCCCATTTTTAAATTTTTATAAAGTTAACTAATAATACTGAAATAAACAAATTAAAATATATATCTAATTGTTTTTGGATCAAAGTATTTAGAATATATACTTACAAACTTGTTTAAAAGTTTATACTTATAGCTCAAAGGATATCTCATTATACCCTGTTTGTTTTTTACTTCTGAGCTATATTTCATTAATTCCTGAGCTTGATTGTCAGACCGGCTCATTTGATTTTTATGATTTGTTAAAGCAATTACCTCACATTTATTTTCTCCGGCGTTTAATTTAACTTCCTTAAATAAATTATCATAATGATTTTCCCAACCAGGATAAAAAATTACAGGACTATAGTTACAGTGCACTTCCCAACCTAAATTTTTAAGTCTGTTAATATCAAAAATTCTTTCAGATATTTTTTGCATCTTGGGCTCTAATACATCAGAATAAATTTGAGGCATTAAACTAACTCTTACTCTAGGTTTTTTATTAAAATGATTTACATCAATATTTAATAAAGACGGATACTTTGTTGCCATTGTACTATTTAATCTAGGATGGTCATCATATCTTTTAAGATATTTAATTAAAGGTTCAGGCATATGTTTTTGCATTAAAACAAGATCTGTATTACATGCTATATCAACCATAGTGTAAACTGGATCTTGTTGATCCGGGATTTTAGTAAAACTTTTTTCCCATTCTATTACTGAGTTAAATATATCATCAACATTTTTATTTACAAAAACATTATTGTTATATCTAGACATGTAGCAATAACTATTAACACAACCTCCAAAACAACCGTAAATTATATTTGGTGCAATACAATTAGCACTATTATTATTATCTTTAGTTACAAGTGTTTTAGTATTTTGAACTTTAATCATTTATAGATTGTTCTTAAAGTATTTCAGATTGTATTTGATTACGCCAATTACAAGGCTCTGGAGATTTTATTGCTAATTCAGCTAACTTTTTATCGTTTGTTACTGATAGTATAGACACATAGCAATTTTCTCTTTGTGTCATTAAAAGATTTTCAACTTCTTTTTCTGTATAAATTTTGTTTTCACAGGGTTTGGGCCGGTTGTCGTTGATGTAACCATTTGAATTCTCAAAGTAGATTTCATTGCCTTCGGTATCCCGTTCAAACTTTGCCCAATCTCCATCTGAATCCTCTAAGTAGATTAGTCTACCATTTTTATCTTTAATTACCAAAGTTCCATTTACTTCAAAGTCCCATTTGATTTGTTGTCCTATTGTCTGTGTCATACTTTAACGCATTGGTTATTTGATTGTGTTGGATTCGTTTACTTGATTTACAAATCGGGTCATAAGTTCACTCAATTTGTGGACATCCTCAGCAAGTGATTCAAGGGTCAATTCACGAATTGGTTTGGGCCGGTTGTCTTCAATTAAACCATTTGAATCTTCATAGTATATTTGATTACCTTCAGAATTGTATTCCTGCTTTTCCCAATATCCATCTGAATTTTCATAGTAAATTGTATTGCCTTGAGAATCGTATTTATACTTTTCATAAAATCCAGTTGGATCCTCAAAGTAGATGTTTTTACCATTCTTGCCTTTGATTTCTAAAAAACCATCGGTCTTAAAATCCCAGTTAATTTGTTGTGCTATTGTTTGTGTCATTTTATTATTTTTATTTCAGATTCGGTTTCAATTACAACTCTTGCGCCACATGATATTAATGGTTTTGTTTCAGTTCCTGAACCACAATAAATAATTTTACTTGGACCCATAATTTCAACTTCATTACAATATGTGTTTTTTCTACCTTGTTTCACAGTAATGACAGGTAAATCAGTTCCCTTTGTTTTGTTAGACCTTATGTGGTGTTGGTTAACGTGAATTTTTGTTTTCATTCGTGGTTCAATAAGAATTTGTTGTCCTATTGTTTTCATACTTTGGTTGGTTTAATTCCAGTCAATTTTAGGACAGTACTTGTAATAGGTTGCTTTAACCATTTCAACAATGATATTAGAACGTTTTTCTTCTTTCGGTAGATTTCTTCTTTTTCTTTCTTTTATTTTTTTTCCGAGGTAATAAATAAACGAAGAAACACCAATAATTAAACCTCCGGCCCATGCAGCAAAACCAATCTCAATTAAACTTTTTAAAAAAGAACCTTTAACCGGTGTGTACCAAAATAACATAATGGGACTGAGAGCTGCAATTAGACATACAATTGAAGCAGAAAAAATAATCCAACAAACGAAACCAAGACCAATTCTATGACCAAGTGATTCGTTACACGAATTTTTATCTATAATAATATAAGGAAAAGAAATAATAAATAGTGGAATTACGAATACATAAGCCATTACCAATTTCCAAAAGTATGGACATAAATTGGTTGGAAGTTCACTTGTTCCGTAAAACCAACGGAAGAGTTTTGCTGAGATTGAGTTTTTGTTGAGTTTCATATTTTTACTAGTTTAAATTTTTCATCACCAATGTTTTCATACTTTCATTTTTTATTTTGTAATTCTTTTAAATAATCTATATAATCATCCAAATCCATTATTGTATTAAAAGTAGGCTCAATTGCTTTGATTTGTTTAATAGTATCTATTTCTTTACCAGATCTGTAATAATGAGTCTCAATAGCATCTGCTAAGTCTTGAATGTATTTTGGTGCAGCAACTGAGATTCTTAAATCATACCAAGACCATTTTGTTTTATAATCTGTGAATGTAATTCCTTTAGTTAGTTTTCTATGTAAGTTGTGTAGTGTCCTATTACGAACTCTTACAATAGAATTATCGTTACCAAATACTTGAAGGAATCTAAGAAACCAACGTGGGCACCACCAAGGTTTTGCCTCATAATCCATAGCTAAAACCAATGGAACCATAACTTTATGATAGTTATTGTAATCAGGCACAGAACCTAAATAACCATACTTTTCAGAAAATCTTCTAGGAAAGAAAATATAACGGATATCATCCCACTCTACATCACGAGTATGAATTATACCTTTCTTTCTACTTCTCCAAAATAAGAGAGATTGTCCAAAGTCTTTGACTTTATCAATAAGTGTACGATTGTCCTTAAAAGGACCAAATTTACTTTTTTTCATAGCAAAAGGGTCTGAATCATATAAGTCAGGATTAATTTGTGTCATTATTATTTAAAATTTCAAGTAAAGATTTAATTTTAGATTTTAATTTTTTTAAATCACCGTCATTTTCAATAACATAATCAAAGTCATATCCATCTAAAGCTGTTTCACTTGGATGATCATTAATAACTTTAACTATATGGTTGCTATGACTAGGGCGGTTAACCCTAATCACAATACCACCTTTTTCTTTGATTGCTTTAAACTCATTTGGAAATCTAACATCTGTAATAATCCAATACTGATCTTTTGTATAATCTGAAAAGAGAGCATTTACCCAAACATTTTCATGAAGACCATTTCGCATAGCTTCTGTTCCAAGTTTTTGTAATAAATCTCTTACAGACATCATCTCAATAACTGTAATATCTTTAAAAGGTTCAATTGCACTGAGGGGATTTTGTTTATTAGGCTTACCCCATTCAGATCCAAGAATTGTTTTTTTAAATTCTTGATCTTCAAACTTTTCTATGGGAATTCCAGTAAGTAAACTAGCAACTGCTTTTAATTTACCGGCAAATTTCATATTTTGCCAAACCTTACCATTAGGTAATGTATAAGTTTCTTTAATGATATTATAAATAGTGTCTTTACCAGAACCTATTTTGCCGCTAATCCCTATTAATTTTAACTTGTTTTTCATTGTTTATAACCGTTTTAATTTCAGTTAAAATTTTATCCATTTGTTCTGAAATTAGTTTATTTACTTTATTTGTGCTTCCAGGCACATAACACTCACTCAAAACTCGATATGTTGATTTTAATTCATTTAATTTTGCTTCATGTTCAGGAGTTTTTTTTTCTTCTGTATGATTTTTATGCTTAATTTCTATAGCGTCATCTAAAGAAAAATCCATTCCTTTTTCATGCAGCTTTGCAAAAACATCTTGAATAGTTGCTACAGTTGTCAAGTCGTCAATATAAATATTACTCATTACAAGAGCTGTTTTTACAAACTCAGGTTTCAGGGTCCTTAATGGATATGTTGTTTTCATGTCTGTATTGAAGTTCTTTATCAATAAGTTTTAAGTGCCATTCATCACCACCATATGCCAAAACAGATTTAAGATGTTCATCAGTCATTTCAGCAAGTGTTAACCAGGTAAGTGGTTCTTTGCCATTCTTACCTCTTGAGCCACGTGTAGCATACAGCCTTACCTTTTCAAAAGGTTCATCTGCATATACTACAAAGGGCTTAATTAATTTTAAGTCTAAAGCGCCGTAGCGCAAATACGTTGTACCACCATCAATACTTGCCATGTTACTACAACCACAAGTTTTGTAATCATGACGATGATAACTAACAATGGTTGTAGAACATATTGAGCAAGTAAGTGAATTATATACAATTTGTCTATTCTCAATCATTAAATTGATACTAGAAAAGATAAAGAAAACATTACAAGCAAATAAATTATTAAATAAATAGCCTGTTTAAGATCATGTTTTAAAAAATCATTCATTATTTATCTTTTACAAATTGGCCATTTACCATTTTACCGGTACGTTTACTTATTACATTATAAGCAGACTCAAGGCAATCTTCTAATTTAAGATTTTGCATTTTAGCCTGGATAATTAAAGTAACCATGATATCGCCCATTGAATCAATGATTTCATCACGGTCATTTGTGTTTACTGCTCTACAAAACTCTGTGGTTTCTTCCAAAGTTTTGAGAGCTTGAGCCATAGGTGTAGCCTTTGATAAGATCCCTTTTTCAGAGGCCCATTCTTCTACAGCACATTCTAATTCAAAATAATCCATATTAAAATAGTTTAAGTTGTTGTGATTTGTAATTAATTATATTTTCTATTTCTGATTCAATTAACTGAAAATAATAGTTTTGATTTATTTTATATAAATCCCATTTTGGTTTAATTTCTATTTTGTTAAATAGTACTTGCATCCATTGACCGGCTTCTAATTGTATTTCTCTACCATCTTCTTTATTTATCTTGGTTATTTTACAAGATTCTAGGTGGTCACTTTTAGAAATATAATATCTATTAATCTTTTGAATTTCTTTTTCAAAATAAGAGTTATCTTTTACAAATCGTGCAACTTGTTTCCACTGTCCTTTAGACTTTTTTCCTATACAGTAGTCCAAAATATTTTTATTACTTTCCAAGTAATCATTAGGTAAAATATTATGTATAAAATAATAGTATATAGCTTTACGTACAATTAGTGTTGATTTGTTTTTATGGAGCGCTAAGTTATGAAAATCAAACCTACCTGTTAATTTACAAGGAGCATACATATATTTAGAGTCTTCAACTTTAAATAAATAATGCGGAAATTCTTTTTTTAGTTTTCCCCATTCATATAAATCAATCTCTTTGTAATTATTTAAAGCAATATAATTATTTACATCACTCAAAATAAGTGTTTGATATTCATTATGTTCTAATTTAAGATTCGTTATTTGTTCCCATTTATGACATATTTCCATATATTTTTCATAATATATTCTAGGAATTTTAGTTTCTATACCATCTGTATTTTGCATTAATGCTTGTGCCTCAGGAATATTTTCCATAATCATTTCATAGAGCATCATAAGATTAAGCTGCCCGTTAACTGTTACTTTCATAGTAAACTCCGGATCATAAAAGAAACTGTCTTTTTCATTACTTAAACCAAATGTAGAATTTAGAACGATTTTGAAAACATAGTTCATAATATCCTTTTTTGGAATTTTAACTCTTTCATTAAAAAACCATTCATATTGATCACAAAACTCTTTTGTAGGAAAGTGCCCTGGAGCCCAAGAATTCTTAATTGCTAAATTAGGATAAAAGCTTATTACATCAGACGTTATAATTACATAATCTTTATCTGATTTATATACACCTGATTTATTTGCAGCATGTACACCACCTAAGCCAAAATGAGTGGTTACATTTTTGTATTTCATTGAATATTTAAAACTGCCTTTTAGATTATCAGCCTTTACTTCTATTGTTTTAAATTTATCTAAAAGGGACTTAAACTCTTTTGACTCAAATTGTATATAGTTTAAAATTAAATCTGATAGTTTGATAGTAGTTCTATAACTACGCATCTTTTTAATATCCTTTTTAGGAATATTTAGTTTTTGAGATAAGTAGTATAAAAAAATTTCTTTACTTATTCTAGGCTCTGATGCGCTAAATAAGTTAACATCATATTTTTTACTTAAATCTTTTCTTAATTTTATTTGAGATTGAGATTGGTTGTAAATTTCTTTAGTTGATAAAACGTCATTTGCACAATAATCAATAATTGTATTTATTTCTGTTTCAGTTGTAATTATAGTTTCATGGTGAATGGGCATTTCTAAAATATTATCCCAATCCATACTATACTGTATCCATTTTAAACTAGATAGTTTTTGAGGATTATCCCAGTGATTCATTTTAAATAGGTCAATTTGACCTATTTTCATTTTAAAGGGTGCATAATCTTGAAACTCTTTGTTGTCGTTTTTATTAATGCATTTTGCAGCATAAAGATGAATTATTTCAGCTATTTCGCAACCGGTTAAATTTTGCCATAGCTTATAATTATCTAAAATATAATGTGTGATTTGGCTGTCAAAGGCCAGACCATTATATGATATATGCCATTCTTTATTTTCTTTATTCTTTATTATAAAATTAACAAAGTTTTCAAATTCATTTCTGAGATCATGAACAACAAAAACTTTTCTTTCAGAATTTTTATAGTGCTCAAAAACTGCAACAAAACAGTTTTTCAGCGTTTCGTAGTCCATTACCCAATGATTCATCCATTACTTTTTATATATTTCTTTTATGTGACTATCTATTGGAATTGGATCACCATTTTCATCAATTCGTACAAACTTAATATTTGTTGATAATATTACAGTTTGCGCACCAGAATATATATTATGAGCCCTAGCTTCCATATAAAAAGTCATACTTGTATTTCCAACTTCTTTTACATCTCCATAAATTTTAATTAATTGACCTTCTTTTGCAGATCTTTTAAAAATGCATTTGTCAATCATTACGGTTACCATTCTAGGTGTATTACATATTTCCATAGCAAATGCAGCGGCGGCAGAGTCTAGCCAAGCTAGCAACTTGCCGCCGAATAAATTTGCATGAAAACCTAAATCAGACTTTTTAACCGGATGAGTGGTTATCAAGTTCATAACTAAATTTCTAGGTTGCTCTTTAATTTAGTTTCATTTACATCTACAAAGTAACGTGAAATATCAAAATCTTCACTGTTCACAGCAAACAAATATACAAACTGTACAATTTCATCTTTTTCTTTAATATAAATTTCAGAAAAAGTTTCAATTTGTAATCTTTGCTCTTTAACAACTTTGCCGGTTTCTGAATTTGGAAACTTTAATTTCATTGGCTGTCCTTCATCATCTAATCTAGGAACCATATGTAAAGCTTCTTTTTTTACTTTACTTATTACAGCTAGAACACCTGATGATGGATCATACATTGCTTCAACATAAGGACAATCCAAAGTTAAGGGAATTAAACTAAAAGAGTTTAAACCCCTAAATGCTGTACTAATAAGCATCATATTTTTTCCAAATGTGGCTTTTTCTTTCATTGTGTGTGTTTTTTTTACAAATATATAGAAATATTATAGTTTAATTTCTTTTTCTTGTAAAATTTTTTCTTTAAAACATTCTTTTTCAAAATCAGGCTTACTGCAGATTTCATGTACCTCTCTAATTAGCTTAATATCAACTCCTAAGTTTTCTGCATACATTTCATGATAGTTACCTGGATCTAAAAAACTTTTAATATACTCTGAAATTTTACCATAGTCTGCAAAATAATTTAAAATTATTTCTTTGGATTTCATAGACATTTTAGAATAATGACCATTGACAAATTGATTAAAATCATATCTATAACTTTTAAAGTTAAAAATATAGACTTGCTTATCAACTAAATTATAATAAGATTCTAATAAATTATGGTTTTTCAAATACTTTGTTTCAAAGTTTTTAAAATCTAAAGTCATTTCACATTTATATACACATATAAACTTATAATCTGAAATTTGTATGAATTCGTCCCAGCAGATAAATGTATCTGCCGGAACAAACTCAATGCTTTTCTTAAACTTTAATAAAGGATAAAGAAAAACTTTACTTTTTTGAAAATAAGATGTATATATAATGTTCATATTATAATTTAACTTTACTTATTAAGTATTTGTAAGGTAAAGTATAATTATTATTATCGTAATGATATGATGCAACATTTTTAATTATATTATTTAGATTATCTGTCCAAGTGACGTTAAGTGTAGAATGATCAACTTCAAATGGATATATTTGATTATACTTATCGATAACTACAAATATAAATATGACTTTATAATTTTGCTTTTCTTTAGGTAAATTTTCATATACTAACTTATTATATATTGCGGCCTGGAGTCCATAGTTATAATAATTTACGGATTCTGGAAAATCATCAATTGTTTTACTTGTAGTTTTTAAATCTAAAATTGTAACTGTTTTTGTACTATCATCAATTTTGTAAAAATCAACATAACCTTTTAAACCAAAATTAACATGTTTTAAATCACATTCTAAATATTTTTCCTTAAATGTTTCTATAGAATCTAAAGGGAAATCTGTTTGTGCTTCGCCTATCAGACTTTTAATTTCCTCATTACTCTTTATAAGTTCAACTTGTTCTTGACATTTAGTTAGTGTTTCTTGATCTAATACATCTACTTTAGGATTATTAATAAATTTCCAGTATTCTAAATTTTCTTTAGATTGAATTTTAGATAATCTTGCAGAATCTTCATTAAGCGATTGATATAAATTTTCTTCTTTTAATATCCTTAATATTGGCTCTTCAAGTTCTTTATCCATAAGGTCAATCTCGTTGCTCTCATGCTGCATTAACAATGAATTTGCCAGTTTTTGCATGATTTTTCGTACATTATCAGTGGGTAATTTACCCGGAATAACTTTAAATTTTTTATTTAAATTTTCCGGTTCAAACAATAAACAGTGCAAGACTTTACCTTCAATTAAATGCTTGTCTAATCTCTCTTGTTTTTGTTTAAGTATATAGTCCTTATAAAATAAAGAAGGACAAAATAAAAGTTTATTTAAGGATGAATAACTAAACTTAAATGGATTTGCGTAAAATTCTTTTTCTTCGTTGGTCATGGGATTCTATTGATTAATTCATTTTTAATATTAGACTTTAACTTTACATTTTCAATTGTAAATTCAAAAACTGATTCATCAAAACCTACAGACTTTTGCATAAACCTCAATACTTTTTCAGATGTGATTTTAAAAGCAAATTCTGTTAGTTTCTTATCTTCACTTAGCGCTTGTAAGAAATTTGAAAACATAGTTAACCGAGAATACTCATTCGCTCTTACATATTTAGAAAAATGAGCTCTTAAAGTTTTTACATTTATACTATTCCAGATATCAGAATTAAGTTTAAAATGATTACTGTGTGACCATAATAAAGCAGCAACTATATCAAAAGATTTTTCATAATTACAATTAGCTAAAACTGATAATATCATATTTGTATCTGGAATTGATACATTATTATTTTCCAATAAATCATTAAAATAATTATAATTATCTTCTGTTAAAGTTATAGCACTTTCATTTGCAAATTTTATAAGATCTTTATCTAATAATAACTTATTACAATTTATTAAATCATTATACGTGTCATAATCACTTAATTTAAAAATGTGTGTTCTAAAATATTCAGTTTTTTCTAAATTTAGTAACTCAGATATGTTTTCAGTCGTTTGATTACTAAAATGTACTTTAAATGATACACCAATTTCAAATTGTGAATTTTTACTTTGCTCATTTAAAAAATTAATTACCTCGTCAAAAGTTTCATTTAAACGATACTTAGATTTTTTAAATTTATCTAAATTTTTTATAAATTCAGATAATGTAAGCCAACTGCAATGAACACCTGTAAATAATTTAGAAACTGTATCTGGAGATATAATAACATATTTAGATTTATTAAGATCTCGTGTTACTGATAAATTATAATCTTTTTTAAGTATTTCTACTTTATCTCTAGGTAATTTAATATCAGAAGTTCTATAAATTACAGCATCTTTTATATCTGAATTTGTAATATCCAAGGTTTTGATATCTAAAGCCTCATCTAATGAATAACCTTTATTTAAAATAGCATAAGTATAAGGATCAGTTTCATTCAAAATACGCAATGAAAGCGTTCCCAGTGTAGAACTAATAGCGGTTGAATAAAATTTTAAAATTTTTATTTTGTTTTTCATAAATTTAAATATTCAGGTTTAATTGAAACTGTAAAATTGTAAATCTCACGATTTGTAATGCGTATTTCTTTCCTGGCAACTTTTTCCAAGTAAATAAAAGCTTCAGAGTTTAAATCATTATTTTTTTTTAATTCTTCTATAAATTCTCCAGGATACAAATGCTTATAGTCATATTTATTATTATCAATCCAAAATTGTACATCTTTGTTTCTAGTAAATTTATATCTTATATCAGTATCACAAGTTCTGTAAAGCGCCCATAAAAAATGATAATTTTTAGATTGATCAATTGTAGGAATTATTTTACCGGCAATTTCTAAATCATCTGTGTTAGAACTAGAAATCATACCTTTTAAAAGATCCAAAAGTTTTTCATCTAAAGCTACTAGATTAGTTGAGTTATTTAAAATTGAATTAATATTTAAAACATCTTGTACAACATTAGTATCAATAAGGTATGCAATTTCTATTGCTTTACTTTTAACAAGAAACACTTGGGCATACCAGGTTTTAGTATAACCAAAATTGTTTGCTTTTCTAACAACCCAATCGTGCTTAGAACAAAGTAAACTTTTAGCTTTATTATTATACTTATAAGAAAAAGCAGAAAATGCATTACCTTTTATAAATAATGATGTTATATTAGGTATAGTTTTACCATGAAACTCAAATTCTAAATTATCATGTGTGATGATAAAATCAGAGGTCAAATGATTATTTGACAGTTTGAGTTTTTTATTTTTAATTTCATGTTTTACTCTATCTAATGAAACAGGGCATCTATTTAATAAATAACCAGATTTTAAGTTTGACATTCCATTAGTTATTTTGTCTTTACTTAAAATATTATAAATACGATCATAGTCGTATTCATTTAAAATTATATAAGGCTCACTTGTATCCATTGTATTAGAAGGCACCTCCATATAGGAGGCACCTTCTAAATTAAAATGGGCTAAAGCATTAAGATTAAATCCTTCATCGTTTTTAGTTAAGCTCATAGTTTAAATCATTGTCATTTTCATAATCTCAGAATCCATCATCATTTTATTAAATTTCTGTTTGTTACCGTTAAAGATTGTTCTTACAATTAGATATTTCAAATCATTTGTAAAATAATCTTTAGTAGATAATGCAATCAAACGGTCAATTATCTTTTGTGTAACAACATTTTCTTTTGCATAAACAAGTGCGTAATTACACAATCTTGTAGCTAAAGTAGAAGCAATATCTGCTCTATAAGTAGTATTTTTTCCAATACAACCAGAAAGAGCTCCTAAAATATAACTTTCATTTTCATTAAGTAATAAATCTTTAGGTGAAACAAGTTTGTCCAATTTATTATTAATAAATATAGTAAACATGCTTGCAAAAGTATCTCCGACTGAACCTTCACCTATCATTTGAATAAGAGAAAGATTATCATCAAAAGATTCAATACTTGAAATTGAATTAAAAAATGTAGTAATAGATCTAGCATTTGTTTCTGTAGTAACTAACTCCGGATGCAAAAGCAAAAAGTTAATACAACGTGAATCAATACCTGCATCTTCAGCCCAACGTGCCCATACATTTATATCAAACTTTAAGTTTGCTGTAATGTAGCGTGTCTTTTGTGCATTATCGATGGAATTTACCATGTAATCCCCGTTATCCGGATTAGATGTCAAAATGATATGCCAATCTTTAGGTAGAGACCATGAAATATAAGTTTGCCTATCTATCAATTCCATTACAGCTTGAATAAATCTTATATCCGCACGGTTCCAGTCATCAAGAAGTAAAATACCACCTTCTTTTTTATCAGCAATCCATTCCGGTGCACAATATGACATTCTGTTCTTACCGGTCATTTTATATCCATTTTTAAGATATTCAGTTACGGCAAGTTCATCAACCCAAACACCCACTTTTTTTACTACTGTAGGTGAATTAAGTTGACTTATATTATTTGCTGCAGCAGATTTTTGGGCCGAGGTAAAGTTAACTGTATTGTCATCAGCTTGTACTTGTTTTTCTATATACATTTGAAACTGCCTTACCGGAAAACCAACCAAGTCACCAAGTTCCTCAATTTGAGCAAGATTTAGCTTAACAAAATTCAGTTGCTTTTCAGCTGCTATTTCAACAATAGTAGATGTTTTGCCAATACCCGATTCACCCATTACTTCAATAGCAACAGAAGGTTTTTTATTAGATTGCAAAAATCTATTATTTTCAATAATATGATTGACAAAATTTTTTAGTTCATCAATGTTTAGATTTACTTGTGCCATTTTTTTTGTTTAGTTTAGTTTAATTGTTTTACCTGGTAGATCATAAGTAATTGTTGAAATACTACTTAGTACCCATAATGTATTATTTGGACAATTTACAGGTGCACTACATTCACCATCTGTCAAATATATAAGAGCTGTATATTTAGATTTATTACTGTTAAAGTGATCAATTACAGGTTGAAAACTTGTTCCACCACGACCTTTTATAGTTAAATCTTTTTTTGGATTAAAAACTTCTACAGAATTTAGATTTGTATCACACTGAGCAACTGTAATAACATGACCTGTTTTATGCATATGAACCAATTCTTTTGTAAATTCTTTTAATTCATCTGTACTTACAGATCCAGAAGTATCTATTCCAACTAAAATATTGTTTTTATGTTTAATTTTTAAGCCTGGATTTTCAATATAACGTTTGTTAAATTTTCTTTTTAATTTTTTCGTATATACAATAACAGACTTACCAACAAATCTCCTGAGATACCCACGCCAATCAAATTTTGGTGGATCAATTGTATTAATCTTATCTATAATTTCCGATAGTTCTCCAGGAATTATACCTTGTTTTTTAAGTATATTGTCTGAAGTTTCTTTTAACTGGTGATCAATTTGCTTTTTTATTAGTTTCTTTTCAGAATCAGATAAATTTTCAAACTCATCCCAAGTTTTATGACTATACATACTATCACCTTCCATCTGACTTAAAATATTATTTAAAGTCTCTGATGTTCCATCTTGTTTTGCTTGCTGAAGGAGATCGTAGTAAATTTTTGTACCGGCTTTTACAGGTAATTTTAAATCCGAGAATGTACTTAAAGTTAAACCACCAGTTGGTAAATAACTTTCATCAATATATTGATTTATTTCTAAATCTGCGGCAATATTAAAAAGATCTTTATCATTAAATGAATCTCTTAATATAAGATGTCCAAATGCAATATGCAGTAACTCATGTTTTAATAAACCATGCGTATGGTCATCAGATAAACCATTAACAAATGTTGGATTTATTGAAAGTTGTACACCTATTCCATTTTTACTAACACCTGCAGTTGGTATATCTTCCCTATATGTTTTGTTTAATCCAATTAAAAATAAACCATAAAAGGGCTCTGTGAATATTAAATTTTTTGATATTTTTGATATTCTATCAGAAATTTTATTGAGGTTATTACTCATAAATTTTAATATTATTTGTTATTTTGATATTTCAATTGTTTATCATAAATATTAATAACCGTATATTTAAAATATTTTAGTAAATTAGGATTTGTAGAACCCAGATTTTTTAATTTTATTTTTGAATTAAGATTATTTAAATCTAAACCTTCTTTATCAAGATTGAAATGTTCTCTAAATTCTACTTTTTTTGGAATAGAGTTAATATTTTTATAAAGTAATTCACAAAAAACACGAGATACTTTTAGATTTTCTATATTTGATACTGCAATTGAAAAATCATCATTATCCGCGTTAAGCATTGTAGTTAATGTTAAAAGCGTTTGGTAATCTAAACTATCATTCATTTTACTTTAGGTTTTTTTTTAGGATTTATTTCAATTATTACACCCGGTTTTGTTTTATTATACTGATAATCAAAAAATACAGGTTTAATTAAATCAGCGTTATCATCAGGAATCCAACCATAAGTAACCATATCATCTTGCACAGTTTGAGCAGGATTGATATAATCAAATTTATGTCTGGTGCCTCTAATAAAGGTTAGTCCTATTTCTATAGGTAAATCATGTTTTGCCAATTCAGCCTTAAACTTTTCAGCATATTCCAAATAATATTTTTTTGAATATTTTCTGTAATTGACAACTGTTTTACTTGCAATAAAATATTTACCTGTCCAACGCCTTCCATTTTTAGAAGAAGGTACGTTACCTGGTATAAAAAATTTCATTCTTTTTTCAATATGGTTTTTAAAGTTGTTGTTAATATAGTTTTTGTTTTGTCATAACCAAATTCTTTTAAAGAATCTGATATATCCTTACTCATTTCAAGAAAAGTACCATCAATATTATAAACATCTCTATATTTTTGAATAGCATTTAAACCTGCTTTATCATTATCAAAAAGAGTTATAATTTTTTTGTACTTAATCATTAAATTTTCAATTATATAGGCTTTAATTAGTGTATTTTCACTGTCCGGCGCTATAACATCTAAATTATAACCAAAACTTCTGAGACACATTGCATCTTTTAGCGAAGAGCAAATGACTAAGTAAGGATGATTATAGTCTAGTTGATCTAAACCTTGTATGTAAGGTTTAATCTTCAGAAATTTATTTTTCTTAAACGGCTGATATATCTTGTATGCCTCATTAGAACTATCGCAATAAGCATAAATATATTCAGTTTGGATGTTTATTTTAGTATTTGTATCTCTACAAATTTCAAAATCCAATACTGGTTTTACATTATATTTTTCGAGTAAAGTTTTTCCAATTCTGTAAGAAAGCCAATATTTTGCATCATTTGTATTCCAATCTCTAAACTTTATATTTGTTACTTGCCATTTAGAGTCAAAATTTAATTCATAGTTTGTAATAGTATTGTTTTTACCAAAACTATTGTAATCATTTACAATTTTATTACAGGCATTTGAATAATCAATATCAAACATTTCCATGACCAGTGTAATCTTGTCACCATATTTTCCGGATGAAAAGTCTTTAAAATAGTATTGGTTTTCTTTTTTATTTACATAAATGCAAAAACTTGGTGTTTTTTCTAAAGGATTCCAAATAGATTTAAGTTTTACAGATTGACCTTTAAGATCTTCCTCTAAATTTAAATAATATTTAAAAGCCCAGTAACTTGGTACTTGATTTATTTCAAAAATAATGTTTTTTGTACTATACATAAAATTAAAAAGAGCAGGCTATTAACCTGCTCTTTTACATTTTTAAATATTAAAAACTAGAGTTCAAAATCATCTCCAGAATTTACTGGTGCTTCAAAAGTATCAACTCGATTAGCTTCTTTTTTCACAAATTTCCTTACATGTTCATCATAGTTGAATGTAATTAATCTGCTAGATTCAGAATTAAGACTTTCCATTGGTACACCATTTTTAGAAATGCGGGGCAAATGCAAATCTACATTGATATAGCCTTCGGTGTTTTCCCATTCTCTACCACCAATACAAGCATTAATGTACTCCGTGTTTTTAAAAATGGTTTTACACTTGTCCATAAAGGCATCAATTGTATCAACATTGATATCATCCACTTCATTTCTCTTACCGGTTACATCTGCAAGAAAAGCAATAGATTTCAAAATTTCTTGATCTTTATTGATTTTTCTACCGTTATCTAGAACAGCATCCTTAAACGGATAAGGTGTCATCCTTACTTTTCCAACTTGGCCTTTGTAACGAGGACCATTTGGATTTGCGGCATCTATTAGAAATCCTTGAAATTCGCCGTTTATAGGCTCACTTTCAACATTCAAAACAATATTGAATGAGTTTTTGTCATAAGGAGTTGCCTCAAAAGATAGACTGTTAATTTTGATTTTACAGTTACCAGGTGAAAGAACTGGACTTACACGATTTGATGAAACATTTTTTGTACTTAGCATTTTTTTTGGTTTAAAGGTTAATTTTCATATTTTTTAATGCATTCTTTTACAAATGCCAAATCATTAGGAATAAATTCCTGATCAAACATTTCCATTGGTGTTTTACATGTTGTTTCACCATCTGTTTTGGTTGCAAACACGTATGATAAACTACCATCTTCTTGTTTAATTACTTTACCGAATAATACAATTGAGAATAGACCCTCTAATGTAAGAGCATTATCAATCATTTTACCCACTGTTTTAGCTTTAATTTTTCTTTTACCATTAATATCCGTGCTATCTTCAGAATGGGTCAGAAAAAATATATATAAGTCCTCTCTCAAGTCTTTAGGATATTTTGCTACTGCAGCTAGATTAGCTGCAATAGATGTAAATTTATCATATCCCTTTTCAGACGCTTTATCAAAGTACTCAAAGCTTGACATATACTGCCAGTCATCAATAATTAAATTTTTGATATGTGGCATTTTTTCATTTACGTGGGCCATTGTTTTCATAACACCGGGCCCTGAAGATACATTTACTAAATTTCCATCTGGATTTTCTTTGTTTAACGTTTTATATTTACTCTTCCAACCTTTAAATGGTAAAGGTTTATTTGCAATATTAACAATTACTGTTTCTTTTGGATCTAAATTCCTGATGGATGTTGATTTACCAGAACCAGATTCTGCGATCACTAATATACTATGTGCCATGTTTATTTTTTTACTTTTTTTTAATTAATTCTTTGATTTCAGTTAAAACTCCAGTAATTCTATCTAAAGCATCTACTATGCCAATATTAGAATATTTCCATTCTGGGTTTTCAATTTCATTATCGGAAACTTTACTTTGATTCTTTTTTTTACCTCTGTTTGTAATATCATTAATTATTTTTAACTCACTTACAGGTACTAAGTATCTTTGAAAACCAGCGTTAGATACAATTAGCTCATATTCATCTGACCAAAAGGGATTGTGTCTAAACAAATATAGAGTTCTTTTTGGGTCTTCACATTCATAAGCGCTACTTACAAATTCAGTATAAATATCTTGTGTTTTTTGTAACTCACTGGCAAAGAAACTAATGTGTAGTTCATCTTTACCTGGAGGTCTGTATGCCATTTTGGGTATAAATATAGCATCACTAATATGTTCTGCGTCAAAATAAGGTTGATGTTCTTGTCTTAATTCTAAGACTTTCAATCTTCTTTCGTCAGATGTAATTTGATTTTCTTTACTTTTTGTATTAATCATCTTGATTGTGTTTGAGGTGTTGGTATTTCTATAATCTCCATTGTACTAAATAAACCTTTAAAGAAACTTATTCTAGTATCTCCATTTCTAGCTTTTAAAAAATGAAATACTAAAACACTGTCATCTTCAATTACATATCGGTCCGGACCATAAAATCTAATTTTTCTATGCGCCGGTCTGTTTATGCCAATTAAATTATCTGCATGTTGCAGCATAGCATCTGATCCAAATATGTCTTGTTCTGTAATATAATTACCATATTTACCATCTATTGCTCTTTCTGGGTCCTCTACATTTCTATTTAATTGAGATAAAGTTATAAATAAACAGGGATAATCTCTTTTACATTGAGTAAAAAATTCACCAAGTTCAAATAAAGTATCTAGTCTATCTTTTTGGTAAGGAGCTTTTTTGACAAGTAATGTATGATCAAGTGTTATTATTGTTTTTTTACCTTTATGGTAATTCATATATAAATCAATTTGATCACGCATTTGATTTACTGTAAGCGGTGTTCCTATTACATCAATAGGATACTTTACTCTCTTTTTAGCGTATTCATAGCATTGATTTATAGTGCTGTCTAAAACTCTTGAACCTGAAGCACTGGTTAATTCTTTATATGATTTACCGGTTATAGAAGTAAATTCTCTAATTGCGGAATTTCTGCCAACCATCTCAAACTGAAACTCTAATACTCTGTAATCATCATTTGGATTAAGAGCAAAAGATTCTCTTATGATTTGGTCTTTAATTAAAGTTTTACCTGAACCGGGTCTTGCGGCAATAACTGTAAGGCTATTCCATTCTAAACCATCAACTGTTGCATCATTAAATTTTGGCCAGGGAGTATGGATAGATTTGTCATTTCCGGCTTGTCTATTCTTAATATATTTTAATGCTTCATTGAAAGATGCGTGTTGACCATCCCATAGTTTTTCACTCATACTACTTTTTCTTTAAAGAAACTTTGATTAGTAGTATCAACACCATCTCTAGTTAAATCACAATAATCGGCCAATGTTGATTTTTTTACTTTATGTTTGTCTTGTTTAGAAATAAAGTATTGACTTGTCATCATATACAAGTAATTATTACTTGCATATTCTTTTACATACATTTCTGTTGCTTTATGTACTTCTTCCCATGTATAATCAAAAGTAGCAAAAAACCATCTGAAAGATTCAGACAATGCTTTAGTATTATTTCTAGCCGGCATACCACTTGGTAATTTTGCTTTAGGAAAAATACATCTATACTTTTCTATATTTTCCAAAAAATCTTTACCCATAATCTGGGTATTTGTTCTTGCTTTAGCTTTTATAAAGAAGTTGTCTAACATATAGATAAAGTTCATTCCTTTATCTGTTATTGTTAGTTGCTTATTGCTAGCAACATTACTATCTTTTGTATATACTATAAACTCAGCATAGACAAGTTGTTCTATACATTTATTTGCATTAACATAAGGACAGTTAACGCTTTCTCTAACAGAGAATAAAAATAAACATGCATCTGGTGATATTTTATTCTCTAAAATTTTTTGGAGTAGTTCCCACATAAAAACAAATTTACCAATCTATAGGGGTTTTCCCAAGTTTTTCCAGCTTTTTATTTATATCAATAAAAAGATTATTACTATTCCAAGTACCTTTTGAATATGCAGCTGAAGCTGGATGTGACACTTTTATTATATCTAAATTATATAAAGTATTAGACCATTCTTCGGCTTTTTTGCCTAAAAGAACTGCTATACAATCTTTATGATTATTATTGATATGGTTTAAAAAAAATGACGTGAATCCTTTCCATATATGATAGTGACTACCAATTTCATTAACTCTACAAGTAAGTGCCGTATTATACATAATTATACCCTGTCGGGTCCACTTTTGTAGGTTTGGGTCTCTTTTATACCCATCCGGGTACATTTTTTCAATTTCATTAAATATATACCTTAATGATGGTTGTTCCTTCATTGTTTTACTACAACTGAACGCAATACCATCAGCTACATCTGGTTGTGGATAGGGATCCTGACCAATGATAATTACTTTTATATTATCCGGAGGACATGTTAATATGCCATTAAAACATTCTTTAAATCTTGGTGTTGATACAAAACCATTCTTTTTTTCTTCTATTAAATAATCTATAAGTATAGAAAATTCAAGCTGATTAAGAAAGAAATTTAATAAATGCCAGTTATGACTTAAAAATAATTCTGATAACTTTTCTTTTATTTCTGTTATATGCATGTATATCTTGTATTTATATGTATATTTGTTTAAATTAAAAATAAAATGGACAATAAAATTAACGCACTACCTGAATCCTACGATTTAACTCAAAATATTAAAAACGTAGAAGTTAATACTGGTTTTATTCTTGGTTTAGAAAGAATAATTCTTTACTTTATAACAGATTTGATTGAAGATAAAACATCAATTCCGGATATGTTTAAAAAGTTTGAAAAACTTTTATCTACAGATAGAAAAGAAGCAGAAAGTGTAAACTTAAATTCTATTGAATCTAATGTTTACACTCTCTTTGCTTTACAGCAGCTTCTCAGATCACATGCTTATGAGCAAAATTTAGTTACTAAAAATAAAGTTAATATAAGTAATCAAGAAATTGAAGATTTAATGCAAGCTTTTAAAGATAATAACTCAGTAAAGATTAAAGAATTATATCAAAAAATGGGAAACAATTTATCTTAAGTTTATATTATTGAAATCTCCAATTTCAATACAAGACTGAATTGCCATGTTTAGTTCCATTTTGTCACAATCTGCAAAAGATCTATAATAACGTTTATTGTTATTAATGTAATAAAGACCTGATCTGTCTTTTATTAATTTCTTAATTTCATCAAAAGTGTAACCTATTGAATTTGCTAATTCTCTGCACATAGCATGTATTCTTGCTAATTGTGCGTTACTTGCTTTATTTGTACTATAAGAAATATAAACATCTAATTTTACACCATCTGGTACAGAACGCATAAAATTTTCAAATCTAATTTTATTAGTCCCAATTGGAAAATCAAAGTTTCCATTTTTAGCACTAATTTGAAGATAAATATTGTCGCTTTGAGCTATAATGTGAGAACCATCTTGTTCATCACCCGGATCAGATATTATCGGATTTAATTTTTTCATCTTTAAAATAAATTTGTTTTTTTTCTATTATTCTATTAACAATATAATCATTATTATAGTATGCAGTTAATTGTTTTAACCACATTAGTAAATCTGCTATTTCATCTTCAATTTGTTTACAATTATCTAGTTTAGGTTTATTTATACTTTGCATCAAAGCATGTGATAATTCACAACATTCTTCAACTGTTTTTCTTTTTATGTAATCAAGGTCATTTAAATCGCGTATCATATTAATAAGTTAAGTATTCTATTTTTGATTTATCTAAACCTTCAAGTGCTTTATCAACCCATATCTCATCAACTGAATCTTTATAACAAAGTATATGGCAAACAGATATTTGATCAGGATTTAATCTTAAAAGTCTTCCAATTCTTTGTGTAGATTTTCTTTCATTACCATAAGAATGCATTATAATTCCCACTTTAAGTTCTGGTATTGATACACCTTCATTTAGTTGTGCTATACAAGACAATTTTTTTATTGTACCTTCTTTAAACAGTCTTAAATTTTCTTCAGAATTATCATTATTTGAGTGATAACTGTGTTTACAAATTCTATCTGCTTGCTCTTGAGTATTAGCAAATATAATACATTTATCGTTTATATCATTTAATATACTAACCAAATATTCTTCTTTAGTTGGATAACTCATTAAAGCTCGCATTCTAAAAATAGAATAAAATTGTTTTTGTTTGGGAGTTTCAGCTTCTTCTAAAAGATTTGATAATCTAGTATAATCGTTATATTCAGATGTGTACCAAAATTTACCAGCTTTTGTTTTTTTCTTAAGTGTTTTTAACTTATTTAAATTAAGTTTATGTACTACAATCCGATAATCATTTAGTATTTTTTGCTCTGTAGCTTCATCAACTGAAAATTTAAATACAGTTGGACAATGTTTTTGAATTAGCTTATACTTTTCACTATTTTGAAAAACCGGTAATGTTCCGCTTAAACCAAGTAGCTTTTGATTATAGTTATTAAGAAAGTTTTCATGATGTGGTAGAATATTATGGCATTCATCTAAATATACTATATCATAATCATTTGGATCTTTTTTATTTAAAGAAAGATAAGTGGTAAAAGTTATATGATCTTGTAAAAATTCAACTTCCATTTTTTTTAATTCTGTATGCCAAGAATCTTTTATTGAAAGTTTTGGTATTACCACTAAAACCTTTATAAAAACATGATAGTTTTTTATTAAATGTTTTATTCCAATTCTAGTTTTACCTACACCCATTGAAATACCAACACTACATTTTTTATAATTTTCTATAATACTTAATGCTTGTTCTTGTACTGAATCTTTTTTAATTGACATAACTTAATTTTTATTTAAATGTTTGTAGTTCTACCTGGAGTCGAACCAAGAATGACAGATTAGAAATCTGTAGTTATATCCATTTAACTATAGAACCTTTTTTTTACTTCTTTTTAAATTGTTCAAACCATTCTGCTTGTGAAATTTCATCTCCAAAAGATAAATACCTTTTAAACTCTTGTAAAATGTTTAACACTTCTTCCTCACTATACCTTCTTTCTGCTTGCCATTTAGCCATATCCACCATAAGTTTTTTAACTGTTGAAACTCCTATACTTTGACCTATTGACTTAATTCCATAATCAACAAGCATTTCATGGGCAACTTCTTCAAGTGTTTCTTTACCACCATAACCTTCTCCATAATTAGTTCTTGGATGATTGTCTTCTATACTATCAGGAGATGGGTCTTCATTTTCAAATTCTAAATTGTTATTCATATCTTATTTCTTTTTAAATTGTTCAAACCATTTTTCAAAAGGTAATTCTTTCCAATTCTCTGTATTTGGATAACCACTAAATCCTTTTTTATGACCCGCTTCAAAAGCTTCTTTTAAATCTTCCTTACTATACATTCTTTCTGCTTGCCATTTAGTACCTTCAATAAATCCTTCTTGTTTATTTGCTTTAATACAATCATCTTCTGATGGATTCCATATTGAACCTCCTTTGGGTATAGGATAAAATCTTTCAGCAGCTTCTTCAGGTGTTTCTTGTTTCATATCTAATGCTTTTATCATATTATCGTATTGTTGTTCTAGTGCCAAATCAGAAAACATTTCTCCTTGTGTCATCTTATTTCTTTTTAAATGGTTCAATAATTACATTAAAGTATTTTTCAGGTTCTCCTTCTTTAATACCATTTTGACAATTGTTAAATAACACATCCCCTAAATCAAATAACATTTTTCTTACTTCCTCCTCACTATACATTCTTTCTTGCATCCATTTAGCACCTTTTAAAAATGCCTCTTCAGTATCTGATGCTTTTTCAAAGCCTAACTGACCGCGTTTAAAATATTCGTGTGCAGCTTCTTCAAGTGTTTCTTGTTTAGGTTCATTTGGCATTGACTTATATGGTAATATTTTACTGCTTGAAAGTAAATTGCCCCCACCTTCTTCATTTTCCCTTACTAAATGAATATGTTTAGTTGTATCATAACCAATATATGTTCCACTCGACCAATTTGAAAAGACTTTAATCCAAACTTGTTCTCCTTGTGTTGGAGTCCATTCTTGTTTAGGTTCTTTTGGAATGATTATTTTGTAAACTAACTCTGTTGGTGGTTCATCGTTTCCAAACATACCAAAAGTAAATCCACTAGGGATTTCTTCTATTAATTCAACCTTAACATTTTCACAACTTGGATTCTTAACAAACCATTCTAAAAACTCATCATCAATGGGTTGAACACCATCTTTGATTAAGTCGGGGTCGGTTGTTAGGATGATTTTTTTCTCACCACCTGTTAAGTCACCTCCTAAATATTTAACAGGAACCCAATTATTAAGTGTAGGATAACCCACATAATCCCCTTCTTTAATTTCTTCATCGGAAGTAATGTAGATGTTTCTGTTCATTGGTGTAGTTGCTAATCTACCAAATACTAATTTGTCTTCCCAAAAATATAATTTACTTGGTTTGTTTGTTGGTAATACGCGTATGTTTTTCATATTATATTATGTTAGTTAATGGATAAGCGTTTAAGATTGAATTTTGGTCAACATAATGAGAAGTTCCATTACCATAATTGAACATTTGTTCAACTTCAGTTGTTCCACTTCCCATTATATAGGTATCTTTTCTAACTTTAGATTTCTCACTAGCCTCTTTTAAAGCTGCTTCAACATGTAGTTTAGCAAAGTCTCTCATTATAACTACCGCATCATCTGAGTAATGTGCATCATAAAATTCTTTTGCTGTTGGTACTGTACTCATTGTTTGTTTTGTTTTACGATTTGAATTAATTTAAAAATTTTCCATCCTTTACAAGGTCTGTTTTTAGAGACTGCTTGTTGAATTGATTGTGGTTTAACTCCTATATGTAATGCAGCTTCTTTAAAACTGTTAAATTCAAAATATGTATTATTAGGACACAAACAAGAAATAGGTTTTAAATTTCTTTTAGAAGCTGCTATCTTCATTTTGTCAATAGTTTCTTTAGAATATTTTATTCCTTTTCTTGAATTTGACATTTTTAATTTAGCTTCTTCTGTAAATTTATAGCCTATTCTAATCTTAGACATTTTTTCTTTTGTCATTTTAGATTTTTTACTACCTGTTTGTGCAATTTTCATTTTTTCTTTTGTCTCACTCCCAAATACAGAAGGTTTTTCATTTGTTTTAGTATAGATACAGTTAAGTCCTTTTTCAACAGAATTATAATGTTCCTGCCAAAAGCGTTCTCTAATATTTAAATCATTAAAAACACATTCTTCAATTATTTCAAAGAAATGTTTTTCCCAAGTGTATTTATTTATAGAAGCTAAAAGTTTTACTTGTCTATTAGAATTTTTAATATACTTTTCATAATCTTTCTTTCTTCTAATTAAATCATTAGATTGACCTATGTAAACCCTATCAGTTGGACTTGTTATTTTATAGATTCCGCAAATCTTTACATCCTTGATTAATTTTTCTAACTCTTTCTTCATAATTATCACTTGCCTTTAATTCAATGTCTATTTGTTTATTACTATAAATATACAAAAAATTTATTGCTTGTGAGAATGTTGGTGCAGAACAAGCCCCTTCTAAAAGGTAGACATTTCTATTATCTTCAAACTCCTCATTCATACCCATTTCAAGTATCAATTCATATACCTTCCAATTACTTTGAAAGGAACTTAAATATGTTCCAAAACAAGGTTCATCAAACCCAAGTTCTTTGAGTGCTAAAGATGGTTCGTAGGGTACAAATTCTTTTTCTAACATTAGATTAAGTTATTTAAAGTGTATTCAATAGCAGCTTCGTATGCTTCTGTTGGTGAGTTAGATTCCCCAATTTTTCCTGATAAAACTGCCATATCTCCAAACTTATGTTGAATACACGGATGCCATATCTTACCATTTGTATAGACATAGCACCAATATTCATGTTTCTCATACAACCACATTACTACTTCAGCAATGGTTGGACATAAAAAACAAGTTTCTTTTTGATTTTTATTAAAGTCAGAGTAATTAAATCTTAACATTCTATCAGGTTCTCCTGAACCAAATCCTTGTTCATAAATAATATCACCCCAACCATCAGAATTAAGATTGCCTGTTTGAGTATAGTAATCAGAACAATTTTCATCAAATTCTTTTTCTTTTAGCAACTTGGCTAATTCAAAACTTACTGGTGTGTTCATTTCTTTTTCTTTTACAGCTTCAATTAGTTTGATGGTCCGGGGTTTTGTTTATTTCTTTAATGACGAATTTGGAGGTTTGGCTTATGGTATCTCCGCACTCATTGCTATGTAGAATTATGATACTTGTTGGGAGGATTGTGTCCCAAAACCATTTCTTCTCCGAAATATCTTTGGATTCTGCTCCCCAGATTTCATTATCAATTTCAAACTCTACTTCAACTTTAATCTTTATCATAGGTTTTAGGGTTTGGGCTGTATGCCTAAGCATCCGCAGTTATGACCACAAGAATTTAAAAAGCATCCATTTCCATCATTGCCGGTACATTTTATTTTTTCCTGCTCAATATGTTTAGGAGGTAAGCCTGTTATTTCTGAAATAATTCTTGCTCCATTACAGGTTGGGCAAGAGCTAGAAAAGGCACCAGGCGTACCGCCAGTACCCTTGCAAATTGGACATTTTTGCCACATAATTTATAGGTTAAAGTTAAAGAATTTGAGGTTAATTATTTCTTGTTGCGCTCTAAACAGAATTTGCAATTCCCTTTGTGGGTTAATACTGTTGCATGACCCCAATCGCCAAATAAGTACTCACAACTATCCACCTCTACTATGATTAATGGATTAGCGCCTTCTATTAACACAAATTCGGTACCCTTTCTAGGGGTATTTACTTCACGGCAACCGCAAGAAAGAATAGTCAATAGCAGTGCACTGATAAGGAGGAATGTTTGTTTCATTGCGTAAAAATGAGTGTTAAGATGCAGATAATAAAAATCAAAGTCAGTACTACACGACCAACTGAAAGAGCAAGTTCAATAAGAGATTCAAAGTTCATTAGTTTATTGATTTAAATTTTAGAGATTATTGATATTTTTTTTTACGAAGACTACCAAACGAACCCTTTAGTTCATATCCAATTTCCTCGGCAGCTTCTTGTAATGGATTCCAATGATGGTGATTATCGCACTCATCCCATAGTTTTTGTAACCTTTCGGCAAGTACTTCTTTTGGTTCTTCTATTGGCTCAACGGTAACCTTGTACTTGTGAATGTTTACCTCTCCGTTAAAACAGGTTGCGTCTTTTTTTTCCAAAATGGATTGTTCATAAGCCCCAATCTTCTTAAATGTTTCAAAACAAATAGTGCTATTATCGTCCTTTGATTTAGTTTTTGCCATCACTTTTGGTTTACGGTTTGGAGTTTATGATGTTTTTTTCAATTTGCACAACTTTCACGGATTGGCCTTGTTCAAGGAGTTCAAATAGGATGGTGTGCGTTTCTACTTTGCCGCAACAAATTTGAGCCATACCACCACCCCATGTCAATTTATAGAATTTCTTACTCATAGTTTTGTTGTTTAGATTGGGAGAATTAACATATTAAGTGCCTTCTACTATATCAGGATAATTGGTTGGTATGTTTTCACTTTTTACCTTCAGAATTCTATGTGGTGGGTAGTGTTCAAATACTTCCCCATCATTGTGTCTGTATCCGTCCTTGACAATTGCAGATGCATGTTCACGAACTTTTTCAGCAGAATCAACTTCATATTTGAATATCCTACCATCGTCTAAATAAGTTTTTACTACATGTTTCATGGTTGATTTAAGTTTAGGGGTTGGGGGGTTTTTTTCGGCTTTGTAAAAACCAAGACCCACAACTTCTTCCCAAAGTTGAGTCATAGTTACTCTAATGGAGTCTTTTTGAGCTTGGTCTAATAAACCAAAATCGTGCCTATATCTCATCGCCATAGAGTCAATCAGTTTGGGGTCTGGTTTCATGGGTTTGGGGTTTGGTTATTTGAGGAATTAGATTCAAAGTTTTCTTGATAGTATTGTTCTGCTTGCTCTGATGCTGGCATTTCAAGACTGCTTATGATTCCTATCAAATAAGCATTAACAATTTGCTGCTTTTCAGCCTTTAATGCCTGCTCAAAATACCCATGGAATTGAGCGACACCCAAGATGTCAATATGATACTCGTGATTATACAGGTTGTCAATTAGCGTTTGTACTGGGGTTTTCATGGTTTTGGTCTTTTATGGGACAATTTGCGTGGTTTTGAGTATTTTATGTCAGCTTATAGGCTGACGCTGGGGGAGGTTTGGTAAGAACAGAGGCTGACGATTTGTTCACGAATGAGTACTTTCCCGAACAAGATATAACCCATTTTTTTCATCATAAGCGACGCTCTCGTTTGGTATGATTTTTACATCATTAATTGATATTTTGCAAGGTTCACCTAAGTAGCAGATAGATTCATTGTCGCTTTCGTGAATGACACCTGCTTCGCAAAATTTTGGGTTTATTCCCTTTGGTTGAAAGTATATCGTTTTCATGCTATGGGCTGACGGATTAATCATTCATTATATGCGATAAGGGTGCTTATTGACCGATTTCTCATTCATTATATGCTCTTGCATATTAAACGTGGGTTCGTGTTTCCAAATCCCAAATGGCAGTCCATTTGAAGTCCTCCCAATCAGATTCCCACTTTTCTTTGATTTTTGCTACAAAACTTCTTGCCTCTTCCAAGGTGTCAAAGTCCTCCTGAAAATCATTCATCCCACCAAAGGGATAATAGCAATCACCTGCAAATACTAAAAATCGTTTCATAGGTTTGGGGTTGGTTGGTAAGGTTAGAGGCTGACGGTGGGTTCACGAATGAGCGAGTTGGTAGCAATTAGCCGATAATCCAACAGTTATTTGACAACCATAAAAACTGAAACTTCCAAACGCTGTCATTTTTCTCAATATGTAAAAAACTTCTGCTTTGGTCTTTCCAATCAAAGTTTAGTAATGTAATCCAAAACCATGCGTTTGGTTCGTAAGCAACATGTATTCCAATAAATTCCATATCATAAGTTTAATGTTTGAAACAACTGATACCTCCCACAGGTATCGGTCAGGGTCTTGACTTGAGGCCCGAATCCGTTGGAGCGGGACAACACATACTCGCATTTTTTTCCTTTAGTCCTGATTTCAATAACAGTCCAAGGTCTATTATTAGTACAGGCACTAAGTATAAACAATAAAACAATAATTATTTTTGTATTAATTATTTTTTTCATCATCAGTCTTATTAAATGTATTTAAAACAGCACTAATAACTGAATTTGAATTTTTAATTTTATCAAGAACATATACAGATGATACCAAAACAAGTTCATTATAGCTAAATGTAAGTAAAATTTTTTCAACTACATGACTATATTTAAAATCTTTATCTAAAACTGCATCTTTTAATATATCTGCTATTTTCGTAGTGCAATCACTTATATCCTTCTGAGATATATTTAGAGCATCTTTAAGATTACTTTCATTATGCTTAAACTCCATAATTAAAATTTTGATTGTGATAAATTTAATTCTATTGCTTCTTTTGGGTGTTCTTCAATCCATCTATGGCAATTTCTACACACAGAAAGCCACGTGGAAGTATCATTATGATACTTACCACGTCCTTTCATGTGATGTATTTCAGTTGATTTTAAAAAACAGTTATAAATTTTAGCTTGACACATTGGATAAGTATCCAAATGTATCTTTCTTAACTTTGAATACTCAGAGTTAAGTTTAACCATTTTTTTTGAAAATTTATTTATTTTCAATTGCCTTTTAACGTTAAAAAGTTTTTAGGTAAAAGTCCTTCAGACATAAATTTTAATATAACATCTTCATAAGTTAAACCAAGATCCTTTAAACTTAAAGTGTTTTTATAATCCGGTAAATACTCATCAACTGGTACATTTATTATTGCTCTTACATTTTCACCAAAAACTTTATAAAGATAATCATTAACTCTTTTATTTACAATGTATTGTTTCCAATTGTTTATAACCTCTTGACCTCTTTGCCAAACTTTTTTAATCCTTTTCTTTTTATCCCAGTGAAGTGCATTTTGCTCTTCTACAGTGTAAATATTTAAACCATGCAATACTCGTTTAAATAGAAAATGTTGTTGTGGATTCAATTTTGAATAATCCAAACGCCTCAATTCATCAGAGCTATGCAGTTGATACTCTTGTAATATTCCATAATATGCATATCGCTCTTCACGAAATCTCAAATTATTTATTTGTTCTTCTTTAATAATAGTTTTAATTTGTTCAGGATTTAGCATAAGATTAGTTTAAAGAGTAAAAAAAAAGGCGGTTGTTAGCCGCCTTTTTTAAAAAAAGAATTAAATTTTAAAGTTCAAATGCATTATCATCAATCAATTCGGATTCTGTAATTGAACTATCTACAAAAGTATTAATAACATTATTAACTTGAGATGAATTAGCACTACGAATTGCATCAACATTATCATGATTGATTAATTCATTTTGATCCTCCATATCTGTTGTATAATAAGTGATCCTATAAATTGGTTGGCCATACAAACAACAAATAACGCCGGTTTTACCTGCAATTTTCAAGTGTTGGTCTGGATTTTCCTCACTAAAAGGTGTCACTGACTCTTTAACTACAATTTTACCTTCAATTTTTTGTCCGGCTTTATAGTTAAGTTCTTTTAATTCTTCAACAGTACCTTTAAGTAAAGTTGTCAATTTATTTTTTTTAATCCAGTTCAAACTTTTAGGGTTAGATGGATTTTGTTGGATTGAAATAGATGTCTGTTCCAATAGAATTACACCATATTCAGGATTGTTTTTGCTTTGGCGGATAACCATACCGTTATCATCAGCCACTACTGTAACTGTACTCATTTTTGTTTTATTAAGGTTTTTAAGTTAGTTAGAAAATATCTTCTTCGTCAAAAAGAATATCATTTATATTGACCCCACGATCTAAAATATCAGGGTCATCTTCAAATACAGAAAGAAATTCAGGTTCGATATCATCATTCACTTCTTCAATTTCTTTCTCTTGTTCTTTAGAATATAAGTTATAAAAGGGATCTTTAGATTCTTTTAAATATGACCGGCCTAATCCATTCAATTCTTGTAAATCTTTTTCAGACATATCAAGGTATTGCTCAACAGAAACCTCTATTATATTACCATTAGGCAGCTGTAAAATCATATTCTAGTTCATATACAATACAAATATATATAAACTTATTTCATCTGTTTGTGTTAATATTAGCTTTTCATAGTTTCTTTAAATTTTTATTTTATTAATATAGCTATCTTAGTATTAAATATTTACCCTTTCTGGTTAAATAACCGGTAGTTTTAAGTTCTTTTATGTATAACGAGATTTGAGAAATACTTTTTGAACTAATATCTGAAAGTGTATTTAAAGAAGGAAAACACCGTCTATTCTTGTCACAATAAGACGATAAAATAGCATATAAACCTTTTGCTTGTAAACTTAAATTAGGATCTGTTACAACTTCTTTATTAACTATGCCAAAATTAGAAATTTTTGACATATTTTTTAATTATAATTGAATATGCCATTTCAAAATCTGTTTCATTAATGAGTGATTCATCATTCCAACAATATTTATTGGCCATCCAAGATCCAAAAGAAGTATTAGAAAGGTTTTTCTCCGTCATCATTTTCTGAAGACTTAGATACTCTAGACGGTTTTGACTTAATAAGTCCATCGAAATTAGTGCCATTAAAATAAGGGATTTGAAGTTTATTAACTTTTTCTAGATCATGTACACATAATACTGTTTCATGTGTACAGCTACCAAAGAATAATTGACATTTCATATCAATGTAAGAATTAATATGAGTATTTGAGTAATTATTACTTGTAATAACTTTACCAAAAACTTTATTATCAACGTACAAGCCTAAGTCTATTAAATCATCTTTTACAAATAAGGTATCTTCTAATGAAGGACTTAAAATACTATAATTTATGCTAAAATAATCACCTTGCTCAAATAAAAAACTTTTATTTGGATTTAAATGCAAGGATATTATAATATCCATAAGCTTCGATGTACTATTTGACTTTAGAAACGTTGCAATTTCATGAGCATTATCGGATTTTATAATAATTTTTAGTATCTCTATAAAAGTTTCATCTTTTATTACCATTTTCTACAAATTTAAGTATTTCTAATTTTTCCTGGGCAAACTGTATTGATTTTTCATTTTGACTGAAAATTAAAACATCTTCAAGATTAGATTTCTCGATTTGTAATTTAGATTCAGGCAGTGATGATAACCACTTTTTGTATTTTTCATCTATCATTTAATCCTAATTAAAGTGAAACAGTAATTTTTAAATCTTAGCTATATACTAGTATCTAATACAGATATTAATATACTGGTATTGTTAGTATCCGATATACCGGAATTTATGGCAGAAAATGGCTAATATCTAAACAAATAGTTGTTAACTCTTTATAATGTAAGCCAACTAAGTCTAATGAATCCTCAATTTCTACTGGTGCACTAATATACGGTATATTAGATACTTCAATAGATTTAAGCTCTCGTAAAAACTGAGAGCTTAAATTATTGAATCGCCTGACTGTCTCAAACATTTCTGAACTATCTAAGATTGAATTAAAATTACCTTTAGACTTTAAATAAATAGTAGAATATAGAGGATAATCTTTTAGCAAATTACTAGTATGCGCAATATTTATCAAGTCAGGTACATCAATTATCATAAAAAAAGTATAGTTTTTTAAGCTAAACCCATTTACATTTTTAGAATATAATATAACTTTTGAATTTGTAAAAATTGGGATTGATTTGTATAAATCATGATAAATAAGATAAGACTTAAGTTTAATACATAACCACTTTGAAAGCTTGTATGATTTAGAAACAGATAAAAATAAAATATTTTTTTCAAACTGAAACTCTTGTACTACAGTAGTACGCGAATAATTTCTATAAAATACAAATGATTCACCATTTCCAAAAACATCATCTTTATCAATATAAAATTTAAACTCAGATTTACATACAGTACCTTTACCAATAGAATAAATATTTTTCATTATATTGCAATAATGTCTTTGGTATTTATATCAAAAATACGTTTCTGTTTTTTATGTATTATATAAATAGTAGTATCTAAGTCACGTCTAGTGTATGCTACACTATATGATGGCGTGACAAATTCAATTTTGTTTCTTGTATAACAATACAATAAATTATCAGGATTAATCATAACTTTTACAATAGTTTAAATATTCGTTTATTTCTGATGTCTCTTCTTTTACAAAATCTTTTTTAATTGCAAAATCCAAAAGCGCTTGATTTTCTTGAAGTGTAGTAATTAACTCATCCTCACTAAAATCTAAAAGTTCAGATTTTGGTACAATCATAGAATGAATTTCATTGAAAAATACATGTACTTCTTTCTTATTCGCTATTAATATTAAACCCATACCGAATTTAGTTAATGCAAAAAGTTCTTCTTTCAATATTTCTAACATAATTAAGAGTTTAGTTCAACCAAATTAAAGATCTTTTCCGATAAATCAGTGACAACTTCATGTATTTTCTCTGTGTAAATTATATACTTTTTTTGAGAATACTGTTCCATTTTGGTAAATGTTGGATTTTTACCTAAATATTTCTCAATTGTATATTCTTGTACAAGATTAAGTACATCACCGACAGCAAGTTTTTTTTCATATGTAGCCATTATATTTTTTGCATTTTAGTATATGGTTATATAAATTCCAATTTATTGTGTATGATTTTATTACATCACAAGTTTTTAAATTATCATATTCAATAGCTTTTTTACGTATATACAATCGCCATTCTTCAAAACTTAAATTTGGATTATTAGCCATAATCAGATTATTCTATTTTAACTTTAGAATAAATTTGACCATCCGTTGTTACACGTATGTGATAAGTACCTATTGAATCAATACAAACATAATTTGCAACATCTACCCTATAAACAGTGGGATATTTAGTTTGGAGAAATTGCATGTCCTGCAATGAGGAGGTCCAGTTACAACTTGTAAGTAGAATACCTAGAGCAAATACTAATAGTAGTTTTTTCATAATTGTTTATTTTACTTTTTTAGTTGGAATTAGAACCGTAACATCTCCCTCTTTAATTAATTCCCAATTATAGTCACTAGTAAGGTAAAATGCACGAAGATTAGTTTTTGTACTAGAATCCCTAACTTGAATAAAATTCTTGTGTAACCCAAGCAAATCAGCTACATTAGATGAAACAATACCATCACATCCGTGTTTGTTTACATACTTCGAGAAATCAAAGTACTTACTTTCTTCAGGGAAGCATTCAGGGTGATTTGCTTTGATTTTTGGCTTCCAATCCCAACAAGCTAAGTCGTGCAGTTCACGAATTGCTTCATCGGTGGTCGTTCCATCCAACTTAAAGTGATTAATAATGTACTCTCTTTGTTCTACAGTAGCTGCCTCATAATACTGGTTGAGTAATGTACGAGAGATTTGGATTGTTTTTACTTCAGGTTTTGACATAGGTTTTGAATTTGTGATTTGACGAAATTGTTCTAGAGTAATTTCTTTATAATCTTTATACTCATCGCGGCCCCTAAGTGCAGTGATGTCATCAGCATAATAATAACTATTATCGCTGTGATGTTTTGAAAGTAAGACTTGTCCAATTTTAGGAGTGTTGCACCTATTAGAGGTAGCAACTTTTTGTCTCCAATCTTCGAGTTCTTTTTTGTTCTCTCCGGTTATTTCAATATACCATTTTTCTGGATGTGTGCTCATATGTTTTGTATTTGTAATCTGAAGGAATTGTTCAAGTGTGATTTTTTCATAACTAGGATGAATTTTATTAAATTGACATTCTGTATCACACCAATAGTGACTGTCATCTTTTGGGTGATTAGAAAGAACTAAATGGGTATCAAGCAAATTTCTGCCTTTCCAACCGCTTTTTTCAACTTGTTCTAACCACCAAGGTTTTATGTCAGCATAGTTCTCGGCAGTTAATGGAATATACCATTTATCTGGATGTTTACTAATAGGATTTGTATTTGTGATTTGACGGAATTGTTCTAATGTGATTTCTTGGTAGTCATTGTAATTTCCGCTGTCCCTAACTTGTTCTGCATTACCGCAGTAATAATAAGTGCTGTCTAATTTATGCTTTGAAAGCAATGTTTGCCCTGCTCTAAGCTTGTAGTCTCGAAAAGAGGTGCATTGGTCTGACCTCCAACGGCTGAGTTCTTCTTTGTTCTCTTCCGTTACTTCAATGTACCAATCTGTGGGTAGTGTGTTCATAGAGTTTTGGGTTTGGTTTGTTGTGATTTGACGGAATTGTTCAATAGTGATTAGTTTGTATTCCGGATGTTTATATTCAATAGTCCATTTGGCATCTTTTAACCAAAAATAACTACCATCATCTGCTGGATGACTGGATAAAAGACTTGCACCAGGGATAAATTTAGAGTCCCACCGTTCAGCATCTACTGTCCTTTTACTTAACCTCCAACTATTGAGTTCTTCAATGTTTTCGTCCGTGACTGCAATATACCAATGTTCAGGCAATGAATTTATGATTATCCTAAATTCTTCAAGTGTAATTTTTTGGTAAGATGGATGATCTGTATTTAAACTTTCTTCAGAACCACCCCAAAAATAACTATCATCATTTGGATGTTCAGATAAAAGAAGTGAACTATATGGTAATTTTGGCCAGTCTGTATATTGTGTATGCTGTTTCCACCATGCTTCTAGTTCAGCAAAATTATTTTCATTTACAGGAATATACCATTTTTGTTTATTTTTTCTCATTAGTTTAAATTTTAGTTTAGTTTTAATATTTAGTACTCCCGACAGGGTTTGAACCTGTGACCCCCAGATTATGAGTCTGACGCTCTGACCGGCTGAGCTACGAGAGTATATTTAGTAATCAGAACAGGACTCGAACCTGTATGGACACATTTTATAGTTGTTTAAGTCCAGAGCAACATAACACTCATGCGTTTACCAATTTCGCCATCTGATTGATGCTTCTCTGTTCACACCGACCCTGTGGGTCTACAGTGACTGGTTGTTTTCATTAATAGTCTACCAGAGAAGCACTTGTTTTGTACTTGAACTATTAATGACCGGGTAGTCAGGACAGGACTCGAACCTGTATGAAATCATCTTTGGGTACATAAATGTATTTCTACATTCAAGCTGACTTCTCACTTTGTTAGCGTCTACCATATCAAGCACATACTATTACTCTTTGTACTATCATTCCGCCACCTGACTATTTTTTATTTTTTATGTATTTAACAACACCCAAACACTTGATTACATAAAATTCTACTAGCAACCATCTTTTTAGCTTAACCCACCAAGGGTCTTTTTCCATCTTATCCAGTATTCTCTGAAATGTTTTACTTCTCATATTTATATTTTTTGTAGTCAGGACAGGATTCGAACCTGTACGTTGGGGGACTTCTCTACGGGTGTAATTTTTACACATACCAACACCGTTTTCTTATTTCAGATAATCCTTGCGTTTTCCTGAAACGCCACCTGACTATTTGTTTTTATTTCCAATTGATTTTAGGACAGTATTTGTGATACTTTGCTTTCACCATCTCAACGATGATGTTGTCTGTCTTTTCATCATCGCTCTTCTTTGATTCTAAGTATTTTACTGTTGCAAAGATACCCCAAATAATGCCAACTAGGATAAGTGAAGCCCAACAAATAAGACCGACTGATATCATTATCCAAAGTAATGAACTCTTGTTAGGGATGTAAAAGAAAAGACCCAATGTTGAAATCATGCAAATAACACCAGCGATAAGGCACCAATAAGCAGTTGATGTTCCGAGCATATCACTGTATGTATCCCGACGCCTACGTTTGTAGTTGATGATTTCATAGGGCAGGGTACAAATTGCAAACAAAGGTGAAAGAATCACCGCAGTAACCAGTTTCCAAAAGTAAGGACACAGGTTGGTTGGCATTGTGTTGGTTTTATAGAACCAACGATAGAGTTTTGCCGAGAGTGAGTTTTGGTTTAGTTTCATTTGTTTTGGTTTAATTTGTTTTGGTTTGATTTGCAGTCAGGACAGGGATCGATTAACTTTTTACGTAATTCATCATTTCTACCATTTTCTGAATCAACAATTCCATTTCATCTTTGTTAAGATACAACTTACCATTTAATGTTTTATCATCCAACTCTTTTGTTTCAACTATGATGCCATCAAACTCATCTGTCGGATAAATGCTTACGTTTTGTTCTTCAGTTGCAATAACTGTTTGGTGCCAAACTTTGTTTTTCATTTGTTTTGTTTTTAGTTGATTTGATTTGCAGTCAGGACAGGATTCGAACCTGTACGAGTAGTTACCTTGTTGTATCTAAGTGTGTCAGCTACTCTAGGACCACCTCATTAAAGAAACTCTTAGCGTCTAACCAATTCCGCCACCTGACTATATTATTTACATTTCTAAATCAAAAACATATGCCACAATAATATAGGTGATAAGAAACATGCCTATAATTGATAATGTAATTGGTCTAAGAATTTTTATACTTACTATTTTTTCCATTTTATTTTTTGTTTAGCAGTCAGGACAGGACTCGAACCTGTGTTCAGGGACTTAAAGTAAGTAACCCTCTAAGTTTGAATGGCTGTCAATTTCGCCACCTGACTATTTGTAATTTTGGCTTTTCATTTAGTATCCACAGAGCCCAAATTACTAAAATGAACTGTGCTGTAGTCAGGGCAGGACTCGAACCTGCAATAGTACCATACTTGCTTCGGATGCCTCCTACAACAACGGATTCGAACCGTATCTCCCCATGCCTGAGGCGCTTTACCACTTTCGCCACCTGACTATGTTGAGGATGAGAAATCCTCTGTGTTGTTAACGTTAAAATTTGTTACTCCTACATTCCTTTATCAAGGGAACAATACAATGTCTAAAAACAACCACAGTGCTACGTTTCAAGTGGCTTGTTAAGCCTTCGTAGGTACAATAAGGTGATCAACCCTCGTAAATACCCTTCATGCACTGCAGTTGTTCTAGACAAAGTATAGCACTAAGTTGTAACTGGTTCTGCGTTAAATCCCCTATTTAACTCCAGCAAAGGAGATTACAACTGCTTACCTCATATTAATACCATTTGCACTCAGCTGTGCGGTCAGATTGTTATAGTAATAACAGAGAACTAGTAAGTTTTCATGCTAAAAGCATACTTTAACCAGTATGCCAGTGGTGTACTAATTCTTACATTTTGTAAGATTTTAAAATTTTAACTCTTTCTGCTGCTGTAAGCCTTAAAAATAAAGCTTTGACAAAGCTAACCATTTGCTTGTTAACCTTAGTATCAATAGCACTATTTTTTGTAACTTTTACAGTTTTAGATGATTGGTACATTAAAGGTCTAATGTTTGTGTAATAACGCACAGTAACTGCACTTTTAGTACGCCTGGTTGCACGTGCAGCCATAGCTAAAGCATTACTGAGTGGTTTATTTTTGTTGCGGTTAGTAATAAAAGACATCACTAATTTCTCTTCAGCCGGTGTCCAGCTATAAGAAAGTCTTACAGGTGAGTTAACAAGATTTTTCAAAGTTTTAGAGTTTAAAGTTATATAATTTAAATAAAAATGTAAAAGAGAAACACACACTAAGTACACCAACGCCGCTCGTTGGCCTGCTTTTATCGTCATTATAATTTGTACCAGGTCAGAAGCATTGCGGTACTTCTGTGTTAAAGCGCCTGTACAAACCAGAGGATAGGGTCGGTAATCTTTTTCTCACAGATCCACTTAGCATGTGTAACTCTTTTATTCTGTAATGATAAATGAAACTAAATTACTTATTATAGCTATTTATTAACTTATCAGCCTTGGTTTTACTTGAACAGTTCTCTACATAATAACCCTTATAATGCATACAAGTAACACCTTCATAATTAACAAATACTTTGTCATGCTGTGCTTCATACTGTACAGGATGAAGTTTTACAACTCTACTTGTTTTCATAATGGTTATATTTTGTACTTATCTTTTTTAGTTTTGGTTAGAAACCTTACAGTTAAAGCTGCGGTTGCTATTGCTGTCCAATAGACAAGCAATACAATCAGAAACTCAGTCATTGGATATTAAGTTTTGAAGGTTAATGTGAAAGTTATAGGCTTTACTATCATCATATACAAAGTTCATTATTAAGTTAGGTAATAACAAAATAGGTAGAGAGTGAATGCAAAACATTACTATGTGTACAATACCGTAATAGAGAAAAATTAAGATGTATTTCATGGTTGTAGCTATATATATTTTATTGGTTTGTGATGAAAAGAAGAAGGGTTTTATTAGAGATTACTTGGGGTTGGTTATACCCCTTGTTAATCAAGCACTTACGTTAAATTAATAGTATAAAGAAAAAAAGTAAGAGTTTATGATATTTCTACCAACCGCCACTCTAAAGGACTGATTCTAATGTTTTAAGTCTAATAATCAGTTAAATTTGGACTATCCCTCTGCACTCAGTTGTAATAGGTTTAAACTAGTAATTACTAACACATAGGAATGCCCGCTAGGACATTAAGAAGATTTATTTGCTAACTTCTCAACTCTATATGTTTCATTACTCTATTACAACTGCTCACCCTTGGGA